CTGCACAGATACCTGATCCCACAGCAATAAAAGTTGAAGTAAGACCACTGGACAGGAAATCATGGCATGGCAAGAAAGGGAAAGAGTCCTTTGCACAGCCAAAAGCAGTTGAAGCTCTTTATGAACATACAACTGGTAAATATGCCACAGGCTTAACTGAAGACGAGGCCATCAAATATGGAAAATTAATAGGAGCAGATTTATCTGATACCTTTAATCCAAGTGAACCTCATCCTTACTACAGCACTAAGCCGGGAACAGTGATGTTGCAGAATCACACAATGATCTTTGACATAAGCAAACCTGCTGAGTATGTGAAGGTGAAGCTGATGAAGGCTAACAAGCTGGTGGCAAACTCCATGAAGGAGTATGAAGAAGGTAAATGGCCTGATGCTACCCATGTGATCTTTGATGAGGAAGAAGAAGTATCATCCAAGGCTAATAAAGTCCAGCTTCGCAGAAAAGCAAGTGCCATGCTCCTTGAAATGAGTGATGATTCCAAGGCTAATATCATCCAGATACTATCCAAGAAATCAGTAAAGGGCAGAAGTGGTAATTTCATTGATGTGGAAATTGATGCCATCATCCAGAACAATGAACCTAACCAGCCCGGAATACTTGAATTTACAGAACTGGTGAGCATGGGCAGGGAAGAAGTGGCAGTAAGGGCATCAGTACTTAACCTGCTTCAAAGAGATATATTGACCAAGGAGGCAGGAAGTATCTATTACATGGGAGAACTGATAGGAATTGATTATGAGGCAGCAGTGGAATGGTTCAAGAGTCCCAGTAATGCAAAATTGAAAGTGGCTATCCTTGAAAGAGGAAATAAATAAGCTGGCATGACATCAAAGGAAATGCATTATGATCTCAAGCAGAAACTCAATAAGATTGATAGTCAGAAATACAGGAACTTATATGTACCTGAAATAGACTGGAAATTGAATGAGGCACAGGAGGTATTTGTAAAGATCATAGCACAACCCAGATATGGAAAACAGATAGGCTTTGAACTGAACCAGAGAACTATTAATGACATAAGAACAATAGTAGTAGACCAGATACCTGCTACTGGAATAGTTCCAACAGTCTTTGACAGCACTTCTTACATGGCAACATTGCCAGCAGATTTTTGGTTCTTGGCAAAGGCTTATGCACTGGGGACTAAAGGAACATGTGTGGATAAAGTCCTCAAGCTTAGAGAGGTTCAGCATGATGATGAACATGAACTCTCTCCATTTGACAGAAGTTCTTTTATATGGCGGGTCTCAAATATGAGGTTCAATGACCAAGGTATCAGGGTCTTTACTGATGGTACTTACAGCATCACTAAGGTCATACTTGAATACCTCAAAGAACCAAGAAGGATACACAATGCTGCTGATTGGCCAGGAGGTACTTATACTACATTAGATGGTGTAGTCCTCACAGGTACACAGGATTGTATATTACCAAAGCCAGTACACAGGGAAATAGTTGACTTAGCTGTACTGATCATATCCGGAAACCTGAATATGCCTGACAGACAGGCTAAGAAAGAAGGAGTAGAATTGACACAGTAATAATAATTTATATCTTAAATATTCAAAAAAATGGCAACAACAAACCCTGTTTCACAAGTATTAGTTACTTCTGGTAATGCTGCACTATTAGCTGCTGGTGCAAGACCTAATACACTAGCAGTAGGTCAGCTTGGAGTATTTAATTTTCATACAGGATTATCAGTTGATGGTTCTGTGGCCACTGATTGCAGAGACATATACCTTGCTGTAGGTGTTGATCCCGGTGCTGTAGGTTCTATACAGGACATCAAGACATCAGCAGGTCAGGTAATCCAGAACCGCAATGTGAAAGCCCTCACCTACAGGGGTACTGTAGCTGACATTGCCAAAGTGGTGGATATCATGGGTATCACTGCAAGATGTGAGGAGGACTATGTGGTAAAAATTGAAATCCGCAATGGTCAGGTATATGTTGAAAGTGGCTTCAACCAGTTCACCAAGTCTTACAATGCAAGAACAGGTTGTTGTGCAGATGCCTGTGAGGATTGTGGTACTGGTGATCCTAATGAGATTGCAGAACAAATTGTCAACCAGATCAATGCTGATCCTGATGGTATGCTTACTGCCAGTTATGTTGTCAACAAGATAACTGCTACAGTAGCAGCAGGCCCTACTGCCACAGCAGATGCAGTGATTACCATAGGTACTACTGCCTACACAGTGCCAGTGACCACTGGTGATACTGTGACAATAGCTGCTGGCAAGATTGTCACCAAGATCAACACACAGACTGGTTCTCCTTACAGGGCTACCAATGCAGCAGGTGTGATCAGCATCTATCCTGTGACCTCTGTTTCAGGTTCAACTGAAACCTTGGTTTACACCACTCCTGTAACTGGTATGACCATTACTCCCATTGTTGCAGCTACCAAGACCTCTATTGCTGCTGGTGCTGCCTTTGATACCTTCCAGTCCACTTATGTGGGAGCAGGTGCCGGCATCAGGATTACAGGTGTGCCAATGGCTATCAATGGCTATAATGGCTCTATCAACCTGAAATATGTAAAGAATCGCAATATTGACTTTATTGTTTCCCTGCCTGTTGGTTTTGAATGCAGTGGTACAGTTACAGTAGTAACTGAAGCTGCAAACAGTGAAGGCAGTGGCTATGATATCCGCCAATTGGAATACATGTCAGGAGGCACAAATGGTCAACCTGGCCCTTACAGGACTTCTGCAGTGCATGGTCTTGAAAGAAATGGTGGTACAATTTATTATGCTACTCCGGGTGCCAATTACAACACTGTGATCCTTGCCTATGATCAGGCAAGTGTGGGAGGATGGCTTGAATACCTGAATAATCTTGAAACTATCATAGCTGTGCCTTGTGCTGATACAGTCACAACAACTTCAATAGGAGCATTCTTTGCCCTGATCTTCACACAATTTGGGACATTTGCTGATGACATTGCTGCTAATGATGGTTGTACAAATGTGGCTACTACAACACTGGTTGCTGCTACAGATGGAATAGAAAGTTTGTCTTAATAATGTGTATATCTTAATTGATCTGAGAGGGGCAGTTTCCACTGCCCTTACTTTTATCTGACATTTTTAAACTTCTATTCTCATGGTCATATTAAAGTATCATAACTATATTAAACTGACTGACTTTGCAGATGAACTAGAAGACTTCACCATAGAGAGCTTTATCCTGACTGGCAACATCAATTGCTGTAAGGAAAATTGTACTGATCAGGTCAGTACTTTTTCATTTGATCTCACTGCGGAAGCTACTTGGTCAGCAGATTTATCTGAAGCTGTAAATAAGCAGGAAACATTATCTGAGATAGGTATCCAGTCCATCTTTAGTGTTAATCGCCAAGCTATTATTGTTGATGTTGACCTGTCTCCTGTCTTGGGCACATGTGGCACCAATAACTGTACTTTGGAGAGTGTTGGCTTTGATCCTTCTTCCATGAAGACTGCTATTGATCAGTGGTTCTTAACTAACCTGTCCATTGTCACTGATGTTATCATTACTTTCACTGGTGGCAATATCATGAATGTGGAGGGCATTCCTGACAACTATGTTATTACTGATGCCATGTATGGTACAGTTTTTCCCTACACCCCCATTCCCTTTGGCCAGACTCTCCCTGCCAGCAATATTTACTACTTCAATACAGAGGAAGAGGCCATCTATGTCAAGCCTGAGTTCTTTAATGGAGCTACTGAGTTTGTTGATGGTATATATAAGTTTTCTATCAAATGGATAAAAGAGGGAGGAGAAGGTTATATTTATGAGGAAAACTGTGCCTTCATTGATATGACTACCAAGTGCAGGGTAGCTGGACTACTTGACAGTGCCTTGAAGGAGACTGAGGATGTGAATCTTGAGAAGATGGGCAGCACTGCTATTATGCTTCATTATGGTCTTGTCAATGGCTCAAACTGTGCCTGTAATTGTGATGGACTCTGTGAAGCTTTCAAAGGTTTAATTAACATATTGGATACTGCTGACCCTAACTTAATTAATGACTGTGGTTGCTAAATGTAATATAGTAGATGTGGTATTGAAAGACTTGGCAGAGCTGCAATATGGCTTTACCTGTCCCAGTGACAACACTAAGATTTTCATTGAAAACTATCTTGAATACCTGAACTGTGCTGACATTTATCATCATATTTGTTATCCTGCCCCACCTTGTGAAAAAGATCAGGCAGTTAATTTCACTTGTAACTTTAATCTGCTCAGTATATCAGCTACTTTAAATCCACCTGCTAACCCTGAAGCTGATATTATCTTTGATATTAAAGTCCTGAACTATGTGGGAGGAACATTGCCCTTCAAGTCTTATCTCTGGACTTTTGAGAGTGATGATTTTGAACTGGTAGGTGCTAATGGTCTCCCTGAAGTAAAATTGAAACTGAAAGAGGGTCAGGTATTGGAAACCATGACATCACTGATAGGAGTGACTATAGTGGATGCCAATGATTGTGAGGATGATATAAGCTGTTATCTTACTCCTGATGGTATGCAGTGTGGATTTGCTTACCAGCCTTGTTTTGGGCCTGAAGGCTTAGTAGTGACAGCTCTTCTTCCTGTTGTATGCTCAAGACCTATGGGAATGATAGTGGCCTCTTATTTTGAACCATAATAAACTATTCAACAATGGCATGTTTTTCACTTGCATGGGATAACACAGAGGTTCTGGCCAACCCCAATAATACTACACAGACAGCTTATTGGAGGTATAAAGGTGATGTTCCTTGGCTTAACACAGGTTTTGATGATGCCAATCCTATGCCTACATCTCAAAATGTAATTGATATATGTAGCCTTGATGCCAACAGGATAGTAGAGTTTAAAGTGGAGAGTGAATGTACAGAGAATGGCCCTGTTTCCAATAATAATGGCACAAGGGAGCAGATAGCCTTTGTCTGCATTGAGCCAGTTCTCTCCAATACTGATGTTACTGCACAGGCTGTGGTCAGCTTGGTTGGCACTGCTATCACTAAAGTAAGGTTTACTCTGCGCAAGGCCAGTGATAATACCATTGTCTTTGGCCCTACTATCATAACCAGTGTGGCAAATCAGGCTATAGCTACAGCCACAGGACTAACAGGCAGCACTGCTTATTACTGGCAAACTGTCCTCTATACTACCATCAATGGAGTAGAGGTCAACTCTTCACAGTCCTCCTATCTCAATACAGTATGCGGGCCTTATAATCTCACCACTGATGCACCAGTAATAGTGGAAGACCTTATCTGGATTCCTCTTGCTGTACAGTGTGAGAAAGAAGGTGGATTTGGTGTGGTGAAGACTATATCTGGTCTCTCCTCTCCTTATACTGCATGGTATGATGTTGCTTCCAATCTTGTCTATATTGCTGATCAGGATGATGCAGCAGGTAATGTATACTGGTTCAATCCTGATACAGCTACCCTTCCTGCACACATGACTCACTCCACACAGATCATTGATCCTGCATTATACAATACTTACATAGATGGCCCAAACAAGAAGATCTATTTTGTAGGTGCAAATACAGGAGGAATGCTGGTCTATAATATCATCACTGATACAGTCACTACTCCTGCTGCTTTTGGTACTAATGGAGCTTTTAATAGAACATTACTGACAGTTACCAGTAACAGGATATACTGTAATGATGCTGCTATCAGTATTATCATCATCAACAGGGAGACACAAACCATACTCAGCACAGTGCCTATTGCAGGGATACCTCTCAATGGAAACTTCTTAGGTGGAGTAATCCAGTTAATTGAAGCTACAGCTACAAATGAACTATATGCAATAACCAGTAATGGTACAACAGGTACAGTAGGAGTATATAATACAGCTTTGGATACATCAATTGCTGTGATAACACTTCCGGGAGCTGCTACATGGACTGGTGGTGGAAGCAAGTACTGGCAGGGTGGCTTCTATGATCCTGTTTCACAGAGGATGTTTATCACAGATATAGGCTCAAGCAAGCTGTTCATCATAGATGTAGTCACTCATACTGTGGTACAAACAATAGATGCAGTGAACAGGCAGGGTAAGGCTAATGCAGGCTACAATGGCATGATTAACCCTGTCAATGGTGACTTGTATATAGGCTATACAGGGATAAATAATAGTGTTGATGCAAGCCCCATTAAGAGAATGTACCTGATGAACAGGACTGGTTTTGTCTTCAGCAATATGTTTGAGAACCAATATTACATCAATGGTGCTGGTATTCCGGGAACTACTAATGTGGTTGGCACATCTCCTGGCTTGGGTGCATGGAGTGGTATGCCTGCATCTGCAACTGATGGTGTTATTACTCTTGTCAGCACTACTACTGGTAGTCAGAATACAGGAAAGAAGATTGTAGTGACATTACAGGAAGTGGATGCTAATGATGGCAATGCTCCAACAGGAGAAACTGCAAATAATACTGTGCTTGACGGTGATGGCAATCCTAACCCTAACTATATACCTGATTCCACTGATCTTGTTACCTGTCCACTGACACTGAATACAGCTTGTCCCACTGATGTGGTAACTACATTCTCAGGAGCAACTCTCAACTATGAAGTTGCTGTGGCAGCTTCAGTTATTAATAATCCTGCTGTATTGAAGATGCAGATATATGCCTATAACATTGGCACTGCATCAGTGGAAGGTAGTCCAGTGACAATAAATGATCCAACATTATTTTATTATGCAGGCAGCTTTGGTGGTCTTGGTGGAGTGAATTACACCATTCAGGTAAGGTTCTTGGGGGCTGCTGATGCTATTCTCAATACTTGTACCTTGTAATTATAATCAATGAGTAAGACACATCAAATACTATCTTCAAACTTCAGTGACATCAAGAGCCTTGATTGTTATATCAAATCTCTTATAGATATTGCTATGGCTGAAGCTCTTACTGATGCTGAAATCAAAGTAGAGGATACAGCAAGTATAGACCTTCAGGGAACTGGCAAGTCAGCCACTCCCCTGAAAGCTGTTGCACTTATATCCCCTCAACCTGATAATGATATTGCAGTGCTTCCAGATGGCTTATACACTTCAGGCTTGGTGAAATATGGAGTTGTCAGTGGAGGTGAGGTTACATGGACTGGTGGTTATGGTTATCATGTCTCTCCTGCTATCTATTATATCAATAAGGTCAAATTTGATCAGACCATCACTAATCCTGCTGGCTTTGACTTTGTACTTACTGCACCCAGTCCACTCTATAACAGGCTTGACAGCTTTGTACTTAATAACTTAGGCTTGACAGTAGTGCTTGCAGGTGCACCTTCCAATAATCCTGCATTGGCTCCACTTAACACTGCCACACAGCTATTTCTCTCCTGTGCTTTGGTTGAAGTCAGCAATATAGGAACTGCTGCTAACAGGGTAGCTATTGCTACTCCTGTTCCCGGAATGGAGTTTATACAGACTGATGATGTCAGGGATGCACCTGCTGGCAAGTATTACTATGCTAATGGCAGGTGGAATTATCTTCTCCTCAATCCAGAGCAATTAGTCTATGCATTTGAGGACTTTCTCTTAGTAGGTGGCAATGGTGTCAGCACTAACAGGTTCTTTTATGCCATAACAGGTTCAGCCACTCCTACTGGCTTATATGCAAACAGGCCAGGAGCAGTGGTATTCAGTACTGCTGCTATCAATACAGGCAGGGTAACATTATATGCAGGTTCTCTTAACAACTCTTCAGGAGGTTTATACTTCACAGGTGGTGCATGTTACTTTAAGTGCAGTACTATAGACTTTCCTATCCTTTCAACAGTAGGAGAAGAATTTACTATCAGGGTGGGTCTTGGCTTTTTTGGTGCAGGAGGTTTAAGTGCTGATCTGGATGGAGGAGTTTATTTTGAATATAACAGGCTCACCTCTGCTAACTGGTTATTAAGAACAGCAAAGAATGCAGTCAGGACAACTCTTGACAGTCTTGTACCTGTTGCTACAGGTACTATCTTATTTGAGATATTTGTGAATGCAGCAGCTACACAAGCTGATTACTATATTAATGATGTATTAGTTGGTAGTGTTACACCTTTAGCTTTTCCTTTTGTTGTATTTGGCTCTCCAATATTCCAGTTAATGAAATCAGCAGGAACTACTCCCAGAACTATAACTTTGGATTATATAAAAGCATGGCAGAGATTAACAGTAATAAGACCTTAATCATTAAATTATTATCCTTATGAGCAATATAGGTAACTTAATATCACGACTTAATAATCTTGAGAGAAGGATTACAGAGATAGAGAATCCTCCACCTTCCAACATAGGCCCTGAAAGTCTTATGGTAATGTCAAATATGAAACTATCTGCTGTACCTATGGCAAAGGCTCTGGAAGTACTTAACAGTGGTGGCAGACCTGATACTATTCCCGGTAATCCTAATGCTGGTCTTTCTTATAATGCTTATGCAGCCTTACTTTCCCAGACAGGAACTACTGCTCCTGTAGCTGTGCTATTGGACAACTCATTAAAGAAAAATCCAACATGGGTCTATGAAGCTGTTGGCAGGTATATCCTGACTGCTGTTAGTGTATTTCCAGTAGGAAGAACTGCTATCATTCCTATAGATAACATGACCAGCACTAAGGTTACAGGAGTTTGGCTTGATACCAGTACCATAGAGATAGTTACTACTGATCTTGTCACAGGTCTTCCAGCTAATGATCACTTAAGTAATACCTTTGTTGAAGTGAGAGTGTATTCTCAGTCATTAGTGGAGTTATTAAAAACACTTAAAGATGAAATAATTCAGGGTCAGGGTGGTCAGGTTCAGATACAAAAACCTAAAGTAAATAAGCCAAGCTTATGATATTACCTCAAGAACTTTCTAAACTTAATCAGCTTGACAGGAGGGTGGATGCTATTGAAAATCCTCCACCAGCTAAAGCTATCCCTGAAGGCTATATGGTAATAGAGAATAAGCTGATAAGAACTGTTAATGCAGAGCAGTTATCAAGACAGTTATCAGGAGGTGTTACAGGAACTTATGCTGATAAGGTGAATGCTACTCCTGTTAATGGAGATGAGTTCTTTCAGACTGATGATGCAAGAGATGCACCTGCTGCTAAGTACTATTACTTAAATGGCAGGTGGAATATGATCCCACCAGACAGGGAGCAGTTTATCATGGTCTTTGATGATTTTCATAGGATAGGTGCTGCTGGTTTTGTATGGGAATTCTACTATGGTGTAACAGGTGGAGTTGCTACACCATCATATGTTGCTCCAATATCAGGTACAGTACTACATGCAAATACAGGAGTCAGTGCAACAGGTAGAGTTATCCTGTATCAGGGTTCATTAAATAATGCAGGATCAGGATTTATTTTTCAAACAGGAGCAGTATATTTTAAGATGTTTGCACCAAGATTTGATAATATCTCAACAGCATTGGAAGAATTTACTCTTAGGTTTGGACTAATGGGTGCATCTGCCCCTGTTGATACAGACAATGGAGTTTATTTTGAGTATGACAGGTTAATTTCACCTAATTGGCAATTAAAGACAGCAAAGAATGGTGTGAGGACTTCATTTGTTACTACTATTCCAGTAGCACCGGGTTCTCATCTATTTGAGATATTTGTAAATGAATTAGCAACACAGGCAGATTATTATATCAATAATGTACTGGCAGGCTCAGTAGCATTGGTAGTATTTAATAATGTTGCTCAACCATGCTTCCAGATAATAAAATCAGTGGGAACAACTTTAAGAGGCATGTATATAGATTACATAAAATCATGGCAAAGACTTACAACTTCAAGACCTTAGTAATTATAAACCAGTAAAACAAATATTTATGGCAACATCATCTCTTAAACCACTATTATTCTCTACTGCTATAATCAGACCTGAATCTGGCCCTGAACAATGGCATAACAGTACTGAGAGAATTGGCTACCCCAATGAAGCACAACCAGTCAACCAGGAAAATTCCCTTGATGTCTATTACAGGTTTGCATGGACACAAATAGATGATGGAGCAAATGAACCCAATTATGACTGGGGTTACTTTGATGGCCTTGTCAGGAGTGCTATTGACAATGGCCAAAGGCTTTCATTTGGTATCATGACCTATAATGCTGACAGGGGAGAGAATGAGTATCCTGATGGAAGCTCTGCCAATTACCCACTGTGGCTGCACAGGCAGATGCAGAATGAAAGTGATAACAACAAGGACTGGCAGAAAAATGGTATCTGGATGCCAAACTGGAATAGTGAGAACTACATTGAAGGTCTGAGGGCATTGCATCAGGAAATGAGAGATCACCTTTTAGAGACAAGCTATACTCCTAATGATGGGCCAAATGCAGGCAAGGAAGTACTGTTTGCAGATGCCATACAGTTCATTGACATCAGGGGTTTTGGTAGCTGGGGTGAGTGGCATGTGTCAGGTGTATGTACATGGAGTACTTTCCCTGCTGGCAGACAGCCTACTATCAATGCTCTGAAAGCCATCATTGATACTCACACTGAAGTGTTTGATAAATGGCCTCTGGTCATCATGGTGGCAGCTTATGACAGTGGAGCTTCATTCATTGATGCCTTCCATCCTTATCCTGAAGTGGGACACTATGCCCACTATGCAAGGAATGCATGGGGTCAGGTAGGCTTCAGGAAAGATCAGTGGAGTGCTGATGATCAGTATCTCTCTTCAGTGCTTGAAAACAATCCTTATACCTTTGATGGTTCTCCCACCTTTGGGGAACTAGCAAGAAATAAATACAAGACAGGGCCTATCACTGGTGAGCCTCCGGGCTGGAATACTGGTAATTTCTATGACTTAGTAAGACAGGTGGAGCTATATCATGGAACAAGTATTGGTAATGGTAACTATGGTGGTTATCCTTCAGCTCTTGAATCAAGGGAGAACATCAGGGCAGGATTTGCCCTGCTTGGAAGCAAGATACAGATATCTGGTGGTAGCTTCAGCTTCACCAATACCTCTGCCTCTGTTACCCTGAACTGGAAAAATGGTGGTGTATGCCCTGTGTATATGAACTGGGATGTAGAATTAAGACTATACTCTGAAAGTGGTCAGGTTGAATATGCCAAGAAATCCAGCCATGAAGTAAAGTTCTTCCTTCCTACTACCACTCCTGTTGCTGTTACTGACAGCTTAGCCTTCAGCCTGCCACAGGGAGCATATAAACTGGCTGTTGTTATCACTGATCCTACAGGATACAGGCAACCAATGCCACTGTACAATGAGGACAGGCAATCTGATGGCAGCTATATCATAGGTACTATCAATATCACAGATACAGTTCCTAATCAGCCTCCAACTGCCAATGCAGGGCCTAATCAGGATACTGAGGAAGATACTGTGACACTGACAGGTGCAGGTACAGATGGAGATGGAACTATCACATCATATCAATGGACTAAGATAACTACACTGGCTGCTACTATCACTTCTCCTGATACAGCAATTACTACTGTTACAGGGTTAGTTCCGGGACTACATACCTTTCAACTTAAGGTCACAGATAATCGTGGAGCTACTGCATTGGATACAGTGAATATTACAGTGGCAGAAGAGGCAGAGGGTGAACCCCCTGTTGCTAATGCAGGTTCAGACAGGGAAATCACATTACCTATTAGCAGAGTTATCATAGCTGGTGCAGCCACAGGTTCAGATGGTATTATTACCCCACTATGGAGCATAGTTTCTGGTAGTGGTAGCATCACTAATCCTAACTCATATCTTACAATGGTTCAAGACCTGACAGAAGGTACTACAGTAGTAAGGCTAACTGTAACTGATAATAGTGGAGCATCTGCAAGTGATGAGATGTACATAGTAGTTAAAGCACCAACTTCAGATGTAACTGTGACATCAGTTACAGCATTGGTTAGACTTAGCAATGGTGTTACAATAACCAAACCTGTACACCCTTAAATATTTTCATTATTCGTGCCCTATGCTTAACTTTAGGTAATCACTTAAAATACACACATTTATGAAAAGTATTACCATTAAGACAACTGATGAGCTATACATTGATGAGACTGGAAGAGAGATGCCCTTCAGACTCACCACTGCTCTGCTCATTAAGACTGCCATCAAGAATACACCTGCTGGTGGATTTGAGGTGACAGACATGATGAACAGGCTGAAGATAAGTAAGGTGCTTGAAGACTATGAGGCAGTTAAGAGAAAGGAAAAGAGAAACAGGTTAATTAAGGCACAGCAAGAGGCAAAAGCTTTAGCTGAAGCTGAACCTGATATGATCTATGATGATTCTGAGATACCTGAAGAAAAAGATATCTCATTAAAGGTATCAGACTATGATGGAGTAATAAAGCTTGAAGATGCGATGTTTGATAAATTGGGTGAATATGTGAAGCCTACCAAGTGGCTTTTTATGAGCCAGAACATAGTTGATTTCTGTGAGTTGTTCAATACCAATGGTAATCACAATGATAAACCTAAATCATGACAGCAGTACAAACTCACAACTATATAACCAAGCAGTTCTCCTCTCTCACTTTTGAGGAGAAAAGGCATATTTACTGTTGGGAGGGAGCCAGAGTTCCGAGGTCAGTAAGTGCCTTGGTGGAAGAACATGTCCCTCCTTTTGATAAAACCAAATGGTTACCTATATGTGCAAAGAAGGAGAATATATCTGAACATGAACTGGAGCATAGATGGCAGACCATTAATCAATTAGCCTGTGATCTGGGACATGAGACCCATGCTTTCATGGAAAGATACTCTGGACTTCAGACTCCCATGACCCCACAGGAGCAGGCTGGCATTAAGTTCCTGACCTTTATCCTGAAGGAGTATGAGATAGTGGCAAGGGAAATAAGAATGTATTCAAGGGAGTTTGGCTATGCTGGCACAGCAGATTTACTGCTCAGGCATAGAAAGACAGGGGAGCTGGCACTGGCTGATTACAAGACCAATGCTGACCTGTTTAAGAGATGGGCCATGCTGCTCTTCCCTTTCAATTACTTGGAGAATCATCCTTATAATCACTATCAGCTACAGTTCTCTTACTATCAAATTATGCTGGAAGAAATTGGATTATCCATCACCAAAAGATTATTAGCGTATCTGAAAGCAGATGCTACATATAAAATATATGAATGTTATTCTTTTGTTGATCAGCTTAAAGCACATCTTATTGAAAGAAGTAAATTAATACCTGATTATGTTGCTTGGTGATATTTTACAGCGTGTTCAATCATTATACTCCAAGGGAGTACAGTCTGATGATACAAGGCTTGTCAACAGGCATATCTACTCTGCTGTGACTACAGCAAGGAATGTACTGCTAAGACAGAAGGCTGATAAGGGCCAGATCATCAGTGATTGGAGTTACCAGACATTACCCTGTGCAGAGTTGGAGAAAGCTCCCTTGCATGAATGTCCCTGTGTACCTGTTCCTGGCTGTATAATATTAAGAACCAAGCATAAGATACCCAAGCCTATCACTAATCTTGATTCACACATGATAAAGACAGTGATGACCATTGATGGTTCAATCACATTTGATGAGACCACTTATGAGGATGAGAAGTACAGCAAAGGCAATAAGTTCACTTCCAAGATTCCTAAATGGTTTCCTCACAATGAGAGGGTGTATATCACTATAGTAAAACAGTTAAAGGCTGTAGCTATTAAGGGATTATATGATGACTTTGTAGCAGCTAAGCTATTTCCCTCTATCTGTGTCAATGAATGCCCTGATTGCTGTGAAGATATACTGGATATGGAGTTTCCCCTTGAAGGTGATTCTATAAGACCTCTTATCCAGCTTGCCAATGAGGAACTGATCATTATCATGAAACAATTAACTGAAGACAGACTATCCAATTCACAGGATGATGATATGCCTACAGGCATGGTTCATCAGCCTAATCCTGCAAGGAGATAATTATGATTGAAGTAAAGAACTTAAGGCAAGGCTATAAATATTATAAGACGGAGATTGCTCCCAAAACCACTATTGATATCAATCTCTACCTGAAGATCACACAAGGTTTTATGAAGTTTCAGGTAAACAAACTGCTTCAGGGTTATGATGTAGAGCTGGGAGTTGGTGAGAGTCTGGGAACTTTAAGAGTCAGGGGGTATAAGTCAAAGGCTTATATTAATGAGCATGGAGAGATAAAAGGAGTACCCCCATCATGGTCAAAGACCAAGAAGCTATGGGATAGTGATCCTGTAGCTAAAGCCAACAGGCAGTTGGTTTATTGCTTTAATGAACACAGTGATGGTAATATTTATTCAGTTAAATGGTACACTGGTAAGTCAAGATTATATAACAAACAGTATTATCATTTCAAACTAAGCAGAGCTAATAAGAGAGCCTTGAACAGGCTTATCAATCAGGGTAAGGAGTATGCTATATCAGTTAAAAGAGATAAATCACAGTATAAATAAATTCTACTATCATGGCAACATCAAAACTCAAAGAGGCATCCAAGCTAAGAAGCACTTCTACCACTGTGACTGATAAGGTAAAAGAGAAGAGAGAGCCTCCTGCTGGTGCCAAGATCATAAGCAAGACTGTGAGAACTGAGACAGAAGAGATAGAGAATGGATGGCTGATAAGTAAGAACTTTGATATCAGCTATGAGTATAAGGGTGAGAAGGAATGGGCTTACTATAGCAAGAAGTGGTATTCAAAAACAGATCCCCTCACCATCAAGTTAAATGATGAGGCTCTGGCAGATGAGTTTGAAGGTGAGGACTAATAAACAATTACTACTATGGACTTTAGTTATGTTTCCGTAGACAGGATATTCAGCAAGCTGGTCAGGGATGTCACTGGTGACTTCAATGAGGGTGATGTGATAGAATGGTGTGGTGAAGCTCTTGAAGCTGTGGGAGCTATTAAAGCCTCTGAAGAAGCTGTAGCCTTTATTGAGGTGAAGAATCACCAGTGTGCTGTTCCCAATGGCTTGCATAATATCATTCAAATAGCAAGGAACAGGGATTGGGGTGGGCCTGCTGATGATAAGTTCTGTCCTGCTGCTGTAGCCAAAGAACTCTGTACTGTTGATAGTGACAGTACCAGTCCCTCTGATTGTGCTGATTGCCCCTCAGATCAAAAGCTGGACTATATTATCCTTGACTGTAATGGCATGCCCCTCAATGATTATGATGTGGCTTATTACAGACCTTACTTTGATTTGCAGTCAGAGTATTTCAACTGGAGAAATTCCAAGATGTACAGGAACAGCTACAGCACAGTGAGCCTTGCTACCCATAGCTTCTTTAATTCCCTTGTGTGCAAAACTCCTGAGACAGGTTCTCCTCTGTATCAATCAAACACAGATGAATACTCAGTTATCCTGAAAAAGATTTTAAGGTTCAGCTTTGAAACAGGTTCTATTGCTATTGCTTATAACCGTCAAATAGTTGACCTTGATACAGGATATCCTATGATACCTGAAGACATCAGCTATACTGAAGCTATTACCAGATACATCAAGATGAAGATACTGGATAAGCAGTGCTTCAGTGGCAGGGAAGGAGCTTGTGGCAAGGCTGATAAAGCTGCCATTGACTGGCATTGGTATTGTAAGCAGGCTGGCAATAAGGCCCTGATGCTTAATGGTGTGGATGAGCATGAGAACTACCTGAGACAACGCAGGTATATGCTGCCTCTCAATCATTACTATAGCTTCTTTGGCAATATGAACAAGGCTGAATTAAGAGCTTTCAATGATCCTGATTCAAGAAATAATAAAGCAAGATACTTTGTTGGAAATTAAGACCTATGCCTACAAGAGAACCTGATTATAAAGTTATCCCACAGGATATATCTGATGGTATTCATACTGATAATGATCCATTGAATCAACCAAGGGGGACTTCAAGATATACCTTCTGTGGAGTGGATGAATCTATTACAGGTAAGCAAGGCAGTATCTCCAATGAAAGGTCTAATTATCTTGTAGGCAATATTACCAGTGGCTACAAGCCAATAGGAGACAGGTACATAGAAGATGATCTGAGTGTTATCCTCTCAGTCAATCCTGTTACTGGCTATGATGAGATTGGTATTATCACCAAAGACCACAGGTACACTACCTTAGTCTCCACCCAAGTCATAGGCTTTGATATCAGGCATCAATGTGAAATTGAATACAGGTTAAGAAGAGGCAGGGAGAGGGTCATCTACTGGGTGGATGCTCATAATGTAGCCAAGACCTATAATCTTGACAGGCCACATAACTTCTATACTGTTGCCTTTCAGGAGTATTTAAAGTCAGGTGGTAATCCTGCCACTTACCCATTGGATAAATATGATGGTTCTTCCTTTGATCTTATCAAAGTCCCTGATTCCATTCCCTTCTTCAGCAATGTGGAAATATCTGAGACAGGTGCTATACTTCCCGGCTCTTATAATTTTGCCATACAGTTAGTGGATGAAGACCTTAATCCTACAGAGTGGATAACTACTTCCAATATTGTCAGGATATTCAATGACCAGCTCACCTCTCCATTCCATACTATAAGAGGTAGCAGGAATGTGAATACCAGCTCTCAATCATTTCCAAGAGCTAATAAGTCAATCATCTTAACCCTCACCAATCTTGATACCTCATTCCCTTATTACAGGATAGCTATCATTAGGGCTGCTGGTAATATTGGCACACCTGATAAGGTGCTGATATCAGATATCAACACTACTACTGACAGCAGGTTTATTTATTCAGGTAATGACTCTGCTTTGGCTGAAGGTACTCTGGCAGATATTCTTGTAGACAATGAAGTGATCTTTGCTCCACAGCATATCACACAACTTGAGAACAGGCTTCAGCTATATAATACTAAGGGTTCAGAATACAACTGGTGTGAATTCCAGAAGTTTGCCTCCAAGATTGGTAGCAAAGTAGCACTGAAAGAGGTAGTCCTTAACAATGTTATCTCTGAGCCTAACATTAAGAATGCCAAGTCAACATTCATGTATGGAGGATATATGCCCGGAGAAGTGTATTCATTTAGTGTTCACTATGTTTTTCCGGGAAACCTGATCTCCCCTGGTTTTCATATTCCGGGAAAGAGCAGCACTAACATAGTTTCTGACATGAAGTTGCATGAGTTAAATACACGTTACATTGATACACATAATTGCAGTACATCTAACTATTGGGGTCTTGATGTAGATGGAAACAGCTTAGTTGGTAAGCGTGTAAGACATCACAGATTCCCTTTCAGAACTGAATTGGGCATACCCCTCTATGAGAAATCTGATGATGTAACCACCATTAATAAGTTCAGGTTGAAGATCAACATTACCCTGAATCCAGCATGGACAGGCCCCACTCCTCCTGATGAGTATCCTGAAGTGGGAGGAGAGCCAGCAGTAATATCATTCACATTTAACTATCAGATTACTGGTTCTCCTAATCTGGATTCTATCAGTGGCAACTTAGTTGATACAGAGATAGGCTCTGATATTATTCTCTATGATTCCTTTGAACCTTTAGATGAAATAAATCCCGGAGAACATGCAGAGCTAGACCCTGCCTGTGAACTGGCAACACTATATCAACTTCCCGGCAATGAAAGATTTTTGATTGCATATACCTATGAGACTTATCCGGCTTCAAGTTCTATCAATAATTATACATCTGACATACTGGGAATTGAATTCTCTAATATTGAGAAGCCTCACCCTGATTGTATTGGCATCTACATTATGAGAAATGAAAGAACTGAAGATGACAGGCTCATTATTGACAATGCCATCTTTGGGCCAATGACACAGTTTGAGCAATACAGGTCATTTGGTTTAATCACTCCCAAGCAGTACTATGCTGTAGATAACTGTGGAAGACCTGCTGCTGTCTCCAAGACATTACAATATACTAACAGAAGTATGTGGTTCTGGAATCCTGAGTTCCAGTTCTTCAATAAGAAAACAGAGTTCTCCTCTGTACATATTGAGGCCAGCTATGATCAGACTTCTGTTGATATGCCTACTATCTCCAATACAGATGGGAGTACTTGTAATGGTGGCCCTCCGGGAAGCAAACCCGGAGATCAGGGAAGCAGGGGAGTTTATGTTCAGGATGTACAAGCTGGTACAAGCTATAACCCTGAAGTGCATAAAGGAAAGGATAAAGATGATGATGGATTTGATTTAGTCATAGGATACAGGAATACCAATGTTGGTTATAATCCTCCTGATATAGACTTTCCTGCAAAGGACAGGGTGATATACCTGAGTGCAGCCTCTTACCAGAACTATGGTGAGAATACTTATTATAATGTATCAGTGGATAATAAGATAGGTATGTATGTCATGGGTGCTGACTTTGATATAAGTGTATTCATTGATGGATTCAATAACAGTCTGAAGTATGGTTCTTTAATAAGAGAGAATGATACCTCTTATAGTAACTTCATGACAAGGCCATATTACAAAGAGCATAACAACCCTATTTACTTTGGAACTCATACAGTCCTTAATGGTGTAAGGATATTCAATGGAGATGCCAGTATCTCAGGCTTTAACTTTGTCAGTACTGTCTTCTATGATATGGTAGTAGGTGAAAGAGCCAAGAAGTCACAACTATGGAAGATCATAGTAGGAGCTGTTCTGATAGTAGCTGCTGTGGTAGTAACAGTTGCTACAGTAGGGACTGGTACTCCTGCTGCTATAGCCTTAGTCACTACTGCACTTGCTACCCTTGCTATCTCCTATGGAGTATCACTGGCGGTATCAGGTATTAAGTTTGAGCAGATGAAATCCATGATTGATGTGGATTATGAGAAGGGTCTTAAAGAAACAGTAGTGGATGGTGGAGTATGGGAAACCATAAGAGACACTATCCAAAGAGAAGATGATACTATCAGGTGGTTTGCTGACAGGGTATCTAACCTGTTCATTGAATCTGCTGTACCAGTGGGATTAAGGTCAGGACTAACTTGTGGAGTTCCTGACTTCATAGATGCTCCTGTGGCCTATGATGAAGCTGGCTACAGGACTTACCTCATTGAAAAACTAACTACCATAGATAGAGATCAGGGGTCTGGCAGAATGTATAAAGGGTATGCCACAGCAGAGCTTTATGATATGAACCTTGACTACATGAGGTTCAATAAGGAAAAGCTCTTTATACATCTCCCCCTTGAATATGATTGCTGCTCTGATAACATTGAGACATTCCCTATGCGAGTCTGGTATTCTCAACAATCCTTTCAGGAAGAGAGGGTGGATAACTACAGGGTCTTCCTCCCTAACAACTACAGGGACATTGAAGGGGAACATGGTGAGATCACTGAAGCATACAGGTTGGGTAACAATCTCTTCATTCACACCAAGGAAGCCCTGTGGCATCTGCCTCAAAACAATCAGGAGAGAGTGACAGGGGAGATCATCTCCTTTGTAGGCACTGGTGAATTCTTTAGTGTGCCTCCAAGAAAAGTAGTGGATGATGATAATGGTTCAGGTGGTACTCAGCATAAGTGGGGAACAGTGAAGACTAAGTATGGAGTATTCTTCATTGACGAGATTGAGGGTAAGATTTACCTGCATAGTGATAAACTCAATGACCTTACCAAAGGCAATAAGAACTGGTTCAAGAATAACCTGAAGTCCTTTCTCTCCAATCAACTCTATGTGAAACTGGGTGTTGATTTTGCTAACAGGAACAATCCTGCTAACAGGGATGGCACTGGATATCTTTCAGCCTTTGATTCAAGGTATGAAAGAATACTGCTGACCAAGAAGGATTACCTTGTTGTCCCAGACAAACTGGCTACCCTGGTTTTGCTTGAAGCCATACCCTCCACTAATGTATTCGCCTATAACTCCACTGATGGATTATTCTATCAGGGCAGTACTGTTATTCACTTGGATAATCAGGACTACTTTGAGAACAGATCATGGACAATGAGTTATTCATTCCACAGGAATAAATGGAGAGGCTGGCATCCTTACCTGCCTAACTACTATGTGCATGGCAAGAGTAACCTGTATTCCTTTATTTTTTCATCTGATGGTATCTGGAAGCATAACAGGGAGAATCATTTCCAGACCTTCTACACTTATTACTTCCCCTTTATTGTTGAGTATGTCAATAATAATAATCCCTTAAGCACTTCCATTACTGAAGACCTTACTCTTCAGACAAGAGCTTACACATGGGATGCAGCTAAGAATGAATTTGTAGAGCAGGACTATATTACCTTCAATAAGATACTGGCATGGAATGGAAGGCAGAGTTCAGGAGAGCAGGTCATGGTTGTCAAAGACACACAGCCTGATAATTATAACTGGCTACAGCAACAGATCATTAATAATCCGGGAACTGTTCTCATCACTAAAAAAGAGAAGAACTGGAATATTAATGACCTGAGAGACTATGTGATAGACTATGATAAACCACTGTTTGATTCCTCATGGAATGCTATTAAATCTACCTATCCTATTGACAAAGTAGTAAACCCTGCTTCTATCAGTCTGGCAAAACCTTGGCAGGACTTACAAAACTTTAGGGACAAATATGTTGTAATCAGATTAAAATTTGATAGCTTCGATTATGTTAATTTGATTATGAATTATTCACTTGAAACTGAACAGAATTCATCCAGATAATTAACTCAACTTATTCCCACATGAAAAAAGCACCCAGAAAGAAATATGCCTTTGGTGGTAAAGAGCCAATTACAGGTGGTGGAGGTGGTACATATAAGACTCAGGCTGAAGTAGAAGCAGCTAATGCAGAGGCAAGAAGGATAGCCAAGAAGCAGGGACTTCTTACTGGTGATGATACAATAGCAGCCAGAAGGGTAGGTGACCCAAGAGTTCAGTATGTAAATCCTGATGGTACTCCTTATGTGCCATTGCCCACTAAGACCCTGACTACCAAAGTGCCAAAGGGAGTTGAACTTGAAAGTGATCAGGGACTCTTCTGGTACACTGACCCAACTACAGGTGATCCTGTGGATGTTGATCCTTCTGTTCTGAGGACACCAAGGTTCAGGACTAATCCTAATGCCACTGCTGCTGTAAATCCCATTGGAGTACCCAGAGCTTTTGCACTTGGTGGTGAGCTAAGTGCAGGTCAACAAACAACACTGGGTTTAGCTCAACAAGCTCCCGGAATACTGGATGCTCTCATTGGTGCATTTGAAGGTGGTGGAACTAAATATGGCAAAGAGCCTTTAGTCAATGCAGCAGCTATGAGAGGCATGGTAAGCCCTTATGCTATGGGTGGTGAAGTGGGGGGCATGGATATGTCAGGCATGGATGAAGAGCAAATGGCACAGCTTCAGGCTATGGCAGATGAGAATGGTATCAGTGTGGAAGAGCTTGTCCAGATGCTACAGGAACAAGGAGAGTCAGAAGACATGGGAGATATGGGTACAGATGAAGCAGCTATGCAGGATCAATATGCAGAAGATGAAATGAGTGATGAGCAGGCTGCACAGCAAATGGACATGGAAGAGGAACCTGAAGAAGAAGGGCCAGTAGCAAGTTTATTTAAATATGGAGGCATACATATCAAGAAGGAGAACAGGGGTAAGTTCACTGCTGCTGCTAAAAGAGCAGGCATGGGTGTGCAAGCCTATGCAAGGAAGGTATTGGCTGATCCCAATGCTTCAGGCACTCTTAAGAAGAGAGCCAACTTTGCAAGGAATGCTTCTAAGTGGAAACATGCTTATGGTGGTGAGACTGAAGTTGAGCCACCTGTAAAGAAAACAAATGGTAGGACTTTCATGGGTACAGCTTCTCAGTTCCTCCCTATATATGAACAATACTTGGATGCTAAGGATATGGCACAGGGAGCTTATAGGGGAAATAAAGAACAACTAAGTAGGGGAGCAGTAGGTATGCTACAACCCTTTGCTGGTAAAGCTGTCAGTAATTCAGTGGACTATCTTACAGAGAAGATAGCAGGTAAGAAAGTTGCTGATGCCAATGAAGCCAAGAGAACAGGTATTATCAACATGACAAATAATGAAAGGATAAAGCTCTTTGAAAAATATGGACGTGGTGGATATGATAAATGGATAGCAGCAGGTAGTCCTAAGTTAGCTTATGGAGGCAGGGCAACTTCAGGAATTGAAGTGGAAGGTGAAGAAGTGGTACAGCCTCCGGGAGGAAATGCAAGAGAGGTATCAGGCCCATCTCATGCTCAGGGTGGTGTTGACCTTGATGTACCAGATGGAACAAAGATTTATTCTGACAGGATAAAGATTGATAATAAGACAATGGCTCAGAGGAAGCTGTCAAGAGAAAGACAGATGAATAAACTGGGTAAGCTGGCCAAGGCTAATCCTTTTGATAAATTACTACAGGGAACAATACAGAGGACAACTGAGGTAGCCAAGATGGAAGAGGAAAAGGATATGGCTATCCAGAAAATTGCTTCTGCAAATGTTGCTCCTCCTGCTGAAGAGGTAGAAGCAGAAGATATGGGACAGGGCTTTGCTTATGGTGGAAGAGTAAGACCACAATATCAGACTGGAGGGTATGTTGATCCCAATGATCCTTATGCTGCATACATGAGTAATAGGTTAGGCTTGCCATCAACTACCAATGCTCCATATAATTTTGGTGTTCCTAATATGACTGGCTCACCAACAATAGCTCCTGTTGTTACTCCTCCTGTCAATAGTGACTATGCAGGTTATGCAAGTAACTGGCTTAACAGGACTGGAATTCCAAGAAGATTGGATAAGATAGCAACACAAGGTGTACCTACAAGAGTACCAGCATCAACAAAAGATTTCACTGTTGGCACTCCTACTATAAGTGGGAGAGCCGGGACTCCATCTATAAGATATACAGCTCCCGCTAAAGAACCTTCAAGACCCGGAGACCTTACTCTTGGAGATTATGTAGGCATGGGCAGTAGTGCCTTTGGTGCTATATCAGGAATTATGAACACCAGAGCTAATGCAAGAGGTAACAGGCCAAATGTTAATAGATGGCAGGGCTTTGGAAGAGAAGCTATTGAAGCCAATGAGAAGGCGCAGGATGTGGCTTCAGGGTTAAGGACATCAGCCTTAACTGATATTGATACTGCTGCACAGGCTTCAAGGAATAGGGCAAGGAACTCTGCACAGTCAGTAAATACTATCAGGGCTATGGATACTCTCACAGAGTCAGGGGCAGGCAAAGCAAGGGGAGCAGCTACTAATGCTTTCACTACACAGATGATGAACCTGCTTGGACAAAAGGCCCAGTTGGAGAATGTTCAGGATACAAGAGTGATGATGGGTGAAGATAAAAGAGACTTGGAAGATAAAGGTGACAGGGATAATTACTATAGCAACATGGCAAGAAACCTTGCTGATATCAGCACTACTGGACAGGCAATGGGAAGGAACCTGAATATCTCAAGAAGCAATATGGTTGATGCAACTCTACTGGGACAATTATCTGAATACTTTGAATATGACAATGAAGGCAGGGTGATCAACAAGAGAAACAGAACATAAATCCCTTTAACATATTATGGCTAGATTTTACAAGACAGCTAGTGCAACTCCCCTGGATTATATGTACAAGCTGAATGTCCCTCTTATGGAAAGAGTGATCAAGGCTAATGATACATTTGTTAATCAAAGGCTTGCTACTACTGAACAGCAAAGGGTACTGGGAACTACATTTGCTCATGATATAGATGATGAGCAGGATGCCAAAAGAATAGCTGATCAGTATTCCACGAAGGCTGATGATATTGTTAAGGCCATGTTAGTTGATCCTGCCAACTGGAGAAAGCAGCAAGAACCTATCAGGGCATTATCAAGGGATATACAAACTGATTACAAGACAGGTGAGATTTCAAAGATAATACAGACTCATGGTGAATTCAAGGCAGTGAATGATGCCATTGATGAACAGGTAAAGGAATATGCAAAGACAGGTAAAGGTCTTGACCCCAATGAGGCAAGAGCTTATAAAGGATATATGAGGGACAAGTACAGGGAGAAGGCAGCAGCAAGAGGCAGGGTAGGTACTGGTTATGATCCTGCCACAGGAGAATACACTGGTACTGCTGGTGCTTTATTTACTCCTATGGCCAAGATTGATATCAGGGGGGAGATAAGTAAGGAACTGGAAAAGATCAAGGCTGATAGTAAGAAGTATAAAAGGAGTGCAGTAACAGGTGAGGAGTTTTATTTTGATGATAAAACAGAGAAATGGAAGGGAGTCACTCCTGAGAGGTTACTGGCTATAGCTGCTGGAAGACTAACTGATCCACTGTATCAAAACTACATGAGGGAAAGACAAACTGTAGGTCTTATGCAGGGAGTATTTGATGAACAGGGTAATTATATTGCTCCTTATAGTTATGGGGCTGTGGATGTATCACCAACAGAGAAGAAGAATATTGATAATCTGAAGGGAATGATAGCCAAAGAAAAGAAGCCGGCTATCAAAGCAGAGCTTCAAACTAAACTAGACCAGTATGAGGCTGACCTGAAGGAAAGGACTAAGGTAAACTGGAATGAGAAGAGTTCTCTTGCACCTATGGTACAGAGTCTTCTTGGACAGTATAGCTGGAGTGAAACTGAAGACCTTCAGGAATTAAGGAACAATGCTGCTGGCTCAACTAAGTATTTGGAGTATGGCAGGAATAAGAGATTTGGTGCTGGCTTGCAGAATGCTATGGATATTGCCAAACTTAATATAGCAGCAAGGGAGAAGATACACAATGATAATCTTGAACTGAACTGGTCAAGAGAAGTAAGATTAGGTGGAACAAGACCCGAAGTTGCATTACCTGATCAATCATCTGTAAGCAGGCTGGCTACAGGTTCTTTTGCAGAAAAGAAAACTACAGATAGAAAGACAGGTCTACAGGTTGATGCATTCTCTAATGCTGGTCTGTCTTCTGATATCATGAATAAGAAAGACCAGATAGCTGGTATCAATAAAGAGTTGAAGGATATTCAGGCACAGGAAGCTATGCTATTGGGTAACAGGAGAGAAGCTGATCTTAATGTAAATGAAAGGAACACTTATAATAACCTGAAACTCAGGAAGCAGGATCTGCAACAACAGTTACCCACTATACAATCTGATCTTGACAGGACAAGGCAATGGTATGGTAGAACTACTGAAGCTGTATTGGCAAATAATGAGAAGACAATGGTAACTGGTGATAAGCCTTTAACACAGAGAGAGATAGATATTTATAAGAAGTATGAGAATGACAGGGATGCCATAGCTCTTTCTGAAAGTCTTGCAGGTACAGCACAGGATTCTCCATTTGCCAGTGGTGGTGCTTATGCTAATAAGATGACCAAATGGTTTGCTGACTGGCAGAAAATAGGTACACCTGAACACAGAAAGAAGAAAGATGAGCTTACAGAGTATATGGCAGTGAAGAACAAGGTGGATAAAAGAAGAGATAATGTAATGAATGATATGAAATATCAGGTCATAGATACTCCGTCTATTCTACTTAGTAAGGAGGACAGCAAGGCCATAGGTTCTATTGTATTTGCTAATACTCAGGGAATGAAACTGTTTACCAACAGGGGAATAAATCCTGGGGGAGCAGAGCTTAAGGGTAAGAATGGTACTTACAATGTAACACTGGATAATGTAGGTGGTAAGAACCTGCAACAATATATAGTAGATGAAAATGTTGAAACAAAGTTTGAAATGGTGGGTAATACTACTAACATTGGTACTGGTGGTGCAATGGTGAAGGTTACCTTCAAAGACCCTAATGGAAAATTAAATACCAGTCCTTATTATATTGAGCTTACTCCTGAAGTTCAAAAGATAGTGGGACAAAGGATGATGATGGATAAATCTCCTGATGTAAGAGAGATAGCTGGTTCATTAATGGATGATGAAAGTAATGACATAAGAAGACAGTTGATGATACCAAGTATGCAGAAGACATTGGAAACTACAGGAACCAAGGACTCTAACACGTATGGTATATCTATTAAGAATGGGGATAGGAATATACCACTTACCATAACAAGTTACAGGGGTGAAGATGGACAGGAACATATCATTGCAAGAAGAACATTGGGAGGAGAGTTAATTGCATTGGGTGATCCTGCTAAAGGACAGCTTAGAGACAGAGATGCAATGCCTAAGTCAGGTATTCCGGGAGTGTTCAATGGTAAGGAAGACCTTATTGAGTATTTAAAACAACAAAGAGCCAGAATGAGATGACAACAAAAACCTATGGCAAGGAGCCTTTACAGGCAAAAGATTTTTTAGGTGGTGCTGACAGTGTTCCTAATACTTTTGGAAATGTCACTGCAAAGGAGACTTCAAGAAATCTGGGCAGGTTTGATCCTGAAGACTATCCCAATCTTGTTAATCCTTCTGTGTATGATGATCCAAAGACACTAAGGACAATGGATGCCCAGCAACAGGGTAAGATGGAACAGTTAGGCAGGGGTCTTACACAACTTGGAGCAAACTTTGCTTCAGGTTTTGGTCAGGGTGTAGCTAACATGGTTGATGTAGCTTCATGGGGTAATGATAACTACCAGAGTAAACTGTTTGGAATATCCACTGAGGATATGCATGAATGGGCTATGGGTGTAGCCCGCAATAATGAAATCAAGAGAGTTAATCCCGGAGAATTTGAACCCGGTTCCTTTGCTTGGCTTATGGAGCAGACAGCTTCAGCAGGTACAGGCTTGGGTATGGGTGCATTTGCTTTACTTCAGACAGCAGCTATAGAAGGAGCTACAATGGGACTGGGAACAGGAGCAGCTTTAGGAAAGCTGGCAAGCCTGTTTAAAAGGGTCAGGGATACTGAAGGTGTAGCAGCAGCAGCAAAGATGGCAAGCAGGGTCAAGGATTTAAGGAGTGCTGCCACTACTTATGGTGTTCTCAGCAGAACCAATGAATCAAGGATGGAAGCTATGATGTCTCACAAGGAGATCACTGATGAGATGACAGCTATGAAGAATCCTGATGGTAGTGCCAAGTACACTGCACAGGAGGTAGAAGAATATGCCAATGCTGGTGCTGACAGGACTTACATGGGTAACATGGCTCTTCTTCCCTTGGATATCCTTGGCTACAGGACAATGGTATTTAATCCTATCAGTGGTTCAAGTACAGGGTTGATTGAAAGAGGACTGGCTAAGATTGGTAATAAATATTTAAGAGGAGCAACCCAGTTTGGTGTAACAGGTTTAACAGAAGGTACTGAAGAGGGACTGCAATATATAGCCTCCAGTGAAGGTAAGCACTATGCAAGAGTACTGGGGGGTATGGATGATGCTACCACTTTCCTTGGCAGAGTGGGAGGAGCAGTAGGAGAGGATGAATTCTGGAACAACTTTGCTGGTGGTGTAATTGGTTCTCCTATCATTGGAGGATTTATGAAGCTGACTAACAAGGCCATTGATGGAGGCAGAACAAGGATGCTTAATGAACTTCATAATGACTATGTAAAGAATGTAGGCAAGATGGATAGTGCAATAGGAATGGAGATAATGCTATTGCAGCAACAAGGCAAGCATAAGGAAGCTGATATAGTTCGCAGGCAATTCAGGAATAAGAAAGCACTGGGAGGTATTCACTATGATGCTATGACAGATAAGGATACTGCCTTTAATGCTCACATAGCATACCTGCAGGGAACTCTGGATGATGTGACCAATGGAAAAGCTGAAGCCTTGCAGGATGTAGGTTTTGAAAGTCCTACACCAGAGCAGATTGAATATGTGAAGAAGAACTTTCAGGATAGTATTGATGATGCTCATGAACTAAAAGCCATCTATGATTCAGTTAAAGATAAATACAATAAGAACTTTGTTCCTGAAGTCACTTCAGATCACTTCCAGCTTAATAAATTATTACAGGAGAAATCACAGCATGACCTTAAACTGGCAGGAGCAAAAACCAAACTCACACAATATGACCTGTTATCAAGTTATGGAAGGGAGCAATATGAAGCTGAGTATGATTTACTCAGTCTTCATCTTGAAAGAGCAAGACTCACAGAACAGCACAGGGCTACAGAGAACCAGATGGAGAGAGATAATATAAATGCCCTGATCAAGAGTAATGAACTTAAACTTACTAAAATCAATGACAGGCTACAGGAAATTGCAACCGATGATACTTATGCTGCTGAAGAAAAAGAGAAAGACAGTGACATTATCAGGTCAGCACTTACAAGTCCTGCTTACCAGAGATTAAATAAGGATAACGTTCATCTTGAGAATGCCATAGCACTTCAGAGGAAAAATATTGCTTTGTGGAATAATCCCAAATACCTTGATCAAAGAAATAAAGAATCAATTAATAAGGCTAGGACAAGAGCACAGGTACAGAATACCAAGGATGCGGCAGCTAATAAACCTGGGGGTGCTACAGCAGAGGAGACGGAAGCTGCTAATAAGAAGGAGAGTGAGATAGCTGCTGCTGAAGCTGCTCAGGCTGTTGTAGCACAACAGAATGCTTCTTCTGTATCAAGTAACTTTGATATGTTCAGTGCAGACAATGACTACATCAATGGCATGAAGGGTAAGAAGACTACTGGTGATCCTGAAGATACAGGAGGGACTAAACTGGATTTAGGTTCCATGTCTCCTGAAGCTTCTACCAGCTTTGCCCCTGAGCCTCTTGATATTGAAGGTTCACCACAGGAGACAAAGGATAAAGTAGTTACCAGTGTTGCAGGACTGATAGCAAGACTTGGTGGTGAGCCTAACTTTGAAGATTTGATAAGACACATTGCAAAGGTTCAGGGGATTGGTGTGGCTGATGAACTTTTTAATGCTGCTGTCTATGGTTGGGAGAAGAACAATATGCCCCCACAGGATTATGCTTCTATCTATACCAAGATATTTGGTGATCCTATGAATGACTTTGTGGAGAGTGGAAGGGGAATGATTAATACCAACAAGAAATTAAGTGATGCTACTGATGTCACTATTGCACCAGTGGAGGCTAAAGCTAATGGGCAAACTCAATTTGATCCTAATAGTCAACCCAAGTATTTCTATAAAGATAAAGTGGGTAAGAGAGTTTATGTTACTAATGAGTCTTCACCCAAGTTTGCTTTCCTTACAAAGTTTGCCACTGTTGTCAGGACACAGACTGATGAGGGAATAGAGATTTCCTTTGAATATACTGCTGATGAATTGAATGTAGGAGAGTATGTTGACAGCCTGCAATTGCTAGACCCTGACAGGTATGTGGCAGGTACTGCAATGGAGATCATGATTCCTGCTAATCACCTTGAGATTAAAGTTCCTATGTTTAATCCAGATGGCACTAAAGGAACTGCTATCACCTTTGGGCAGTACTTGGCACAGAATCCTCACATTACTCCTGATTCACCTGAGTACCTTGACAAGATTCCTATGATCATTTATGATAAGGGTAAAAGTCTCTCAGGCCAGAAGGGTCTTGCCTTTGTACATGATGTTGGCTGGTATCATCCTGAAAGGTTTGATCAGGATTCTTCTCAGGCTATGGCTAATGCCATTGCTCATACAAGACAGATCAGGGAAGCTGTGCTGGCTGACAGGAGAGCAGCAACTCCTATTGAGATCACTGAAAAACGTCAAACCACCTTTGAAGGACTAAAGACCAACAAGGGTACTGAATATAATAATATCACTCTTCGTGAAGCTAATCCTGACACTGAGCTGACCATAGCTATGACAGCAACCAGTCTTAATACTGCAAGAGGAGAATTAGGTGTCAGGTTCCCTAATGATACTGATGTACTTATGAACATTGAGCACTTCAGGAAGGGGGCAATTATAGATGTAAGAAGATATGGAACCAACAGTGATGGCAAGAAGACCTATATGGGATTCCCAACCTTCAGGGATAAACTGGATAAGGATGCAAGAGCTTCTGTACTGAGGGCTATTTATATATATGCCCATAGAAGTAATCCTAAGAAGTCTGACAAGCATCAGGCTGTAGTAGATACTATCAGGACAGAGATGGGTATTGATATCTATAGCCCAGCAGGTATTGAAGCTTATCTCAATCACTTCATGCTGATATTCAATTCAAAGACAAAGGCTGGAGTTAATCAGACCTATGGAGAGGTAGTTGAAGGAGCAGCAAGAGCTAATCTTGCTCCGGGAACTCCCTTTGTTGCTTTGCAGGGTGGACATATTATATTTGGGAGAACAGGACAGAATTCCTTTACCAATGCTAAAGGTAAGGGAGTGGGTTCCCAGTATATCAATCCTAATGTCACTGATCCTAAAATCATTGACAAGGTAGTGGAAGATTTTGCAAAGTCAGGTATCCTTGATTACTTTGAACAGAATGTTGATCTTCCCAATCTTAATGCTAATAAGCCCATCATCACTATAGGTGCTGAATATACCACTAATAAAACTTCTCCCAGCTATAAGGATTACCTGCTTGACAGGATCAAGACTAATGTGAGGTCTCATAATATTGGTACTGCTGCTGAGCCAAATTATGTAACCAATATACAGCCTGTGATCACTTTTGATCTGGTATCAAATCTGGATAAGCAAAGACATGCTCCTACTAATGATGAGATGGCTAAGAAGATGGAGGAGGAAAGAGAAGTGGAGACACCTAAAAAAGGGACAGTGGTAGAAGAAGAAGAGGAAGTAACTCCTCCCGGTGAACCTAAACTTGAAGGGCCAAGTGCTGAAGAGATGGCTGAGAAGGCTATGGCAGAATGGTTAGCCAGAGCTGAGAAAGGATTGGGTAAGGAATTTAATGAGGGAGAGAAGTTACCTGATCTTGCTCCACAAGCCAGTTATGCACCTACTCCAATGACAGAGGCACAGATAGAATATGTAAAAGAGTCACTATTAAGAATAGCAGGTCTTACTCCTGACCAGCAATTTGATATAGTGGACTTCATATATAACCAGATTGTTGCAATGGTGGACTTGGATAGTGTGGCAGTAAGCAGGACTATGGTGGATGGAGAGGTGAAGGCAGCTTTTGATAAGACTATAGCTCCTATTGAAACACATCACAAAGAAGAAGTTAGAATTGCCAAAGAACTGATAGCCAAGTTTCCCCAGTTTGCTAATTCAAAGATGACATCAAACATAGCTACTTATGAGAAGAGACTTGCCCAGATAGAAGCTGTCAGGGAGAGCTTTGATGTATTACAGGAAGAGGCTTATAACAGGGTAGCCAAGTACACTGGAATAACAGAGGACAAGGTTACCAATGAGAAAGAGAATGATCAGCAATCCAGTGAAGAGAACCCTGAAACCAATTCAACAGAAGAAGAGGTTTTATTTGGTGGTGATTTCTCCACTAATGTACTGACAGAATCTCCTGAACAGAAGCTGACATACTCTATGAGAAGATTCTTTGGGCAGATAAATGAGTATGACAAGGATGGTAAGATAATGAAAGGGTTCCTGGGATTGGATACTTATGTTGGTTCAGATGAAGTAGTGAGAAGATTAATGACAGCTTTGGCTGATACACCTGCTGACTTTGATACCATGATAGCCAAGTTGAAGACTCATGTTAAGACTGTACCTTGGATGGCTGAAGTTATCAGGAGACTTGAAAGCACAACAAACCAGAAGAAGAGCCAGTTTGTAACAGCAATGGATAACTCCAGTCTCAGGATGAAGTTTGTCATGATCACTGAGAATAAGATGACTGGAACATGGACTACTAAAGTATATGATACTAACTTAAGTGGAGTAGCTGATGCAATAGAGAAAGAATGGAGGGGTAATCTAACTGAAAATGGAAAGGATATAGTAATGGTTGATGATGTTACTGGTCACTATGTTTTCAATAAGGAGAGGGCAAAGTACCTGATAAAGCAATATGAATCATGGTTGGGTATTGGCCTTACCAAGATTCCACTTGATATGTCAGGCTACAGGCCAACTGTGGATCAGGTTAAGCCTGCTGTAGCTGCTACAGATAAAGCTGCTGGAAGACCTGCCAAGACCATGAACATAAAGCCTATAGGTGAGTTGTTAGCATGGCTTAATCAAAACCTGACTGGTCAAACCACAAGGGTGCAGTTCTCTATGAAGGGGCAGGATTTTCAGGTGACAAGAGTAAGTGACAATGAATTTAAGATAGCCAGTATTGACAAGCAGGATATAAAGAGCAATGAGAGTGTAGATAAGTGGTTGAGAGAATTGGGGATAGAACTTCATCCTGATACACTATCAGAGATATTGACCAGTGGTATGTATCATAACTATGGAAAGAGGAGTACAGCAGACCTGTTCACCAGTGGCAATGGACTATTCCATATACTGCATCTAAAGTTAAAATTACTGGTAGAGAAGGAAGGAGTTCATGATTTTACAGAGGAAGGTGATAACCTGCTGGATGATTCTGTAATAGGATCACTGGCTGTTGTTGATGCCAAGTATAACACTTCTATCTCTCCCTTTGCCTTCAGGGATGCTGGTAAATCTATCTTTGCCCTTACAGCCCGTAAATCTATCACTGATACAGTAATGGAGCTGAAAGACCCTGATAACCATGCCCTGCTTAAGAACCTGATGAGCACATCTTATTCAAGTCCCTCCCTGTGGCTGCAATGCCTGAAGAGCAGCCCTAAGTTCAGGACACTGTTCAAAGTCTCTCATATAGGTCTCACTGCCTTTAAACAGCAGGGGAAGAAGCTGTATAAGGATACTGGGATCACCAAGCTGGCTGACACTGACCATGAGCTTGACAAACTGGGATTCTTCTGTGATATGACACAGGGAGAAGTAGAGCTTCAGGCTGATGATAGTAAAGCAGTCCTGAATAAATATCCCGGCACTGATATAGCCATGAGGATGGCTACCATGTTCTCTCCCACCATGTCAGATAAGGAAGTGATGACACTGATAACCACTGCTGTTCTTCATTTTCAGAATGCTGATCTCAATAACGGGGATGGTGGTATAACAGATGAAGTTGTTAAGGTTATCTATGAACAGGTGGTCAAGCCAGAGCTTAAAAGAATGATAAAACATGCTGAATTAAATCATAAAACTAATGTCAAGTCCTATGATGCAGGAGCTAAGATGTTTCTGAATATGCCAGCACTCAATGATAAAATCAGGTTGAATGGAGATAGGTTAGTTGACCTGATATACAATCAGCCTGCTGACTTTAACCTCCAATTCTTAGAGCAGAATGAAGAAGTTAAGAAAGGTTTTAATAATGAGATCAGGAGCTATGTAGAGAGTTTGGTAAAAGAGAAGCTTAAAGTATGGGAAACAGATGGTATAACCAAGACTGATGCTGATGGTAAAGTGTCCTTGCAATTCTTTGATAAGAAGTACATGGATAAATTCAGGGGAGATAATAGGCAAAGAGCTACTATGGCAGCTATGGACTATGTTATCAATAGTTTGGTAGCTAATTCCAATTCTTTCATGGCAATCATTGGAGACCCTGCACAGATGTATAAAGTGGATGATACTACTACAAGAGCTAAGTTTAAGACTGATCTTGAATATGATGTACAGGTAGCCAAAGATGTCTTCACCAATGTAGGTAAGAGGCTGGCTAACCAGATAGCTCCCGGAACTGGACTGGCTAACTCAGCAAAGGAACAATACCTGCAGCTTATGCTTGCTGACAGGAAAGGTGTGGTAGCTGAGAACATTGAATATCTTGAGAAGATATTAGGTAAAGAAGGAGCAGCAGCTTACAGGGACATTGAGGCTGCTGATGGTCAGGAATATACTACATGGAAGGAGCATCTTGATATCTTATCCCGCTTGGGTAAAAATGGTGATGGCTTAATGGATATTACCCAAGAGCAACTGAATGAGGCTGCTGAGATATTTGAGAAGGGTGAACCTATTACTCCCACACAACAACAGCTTATCACCAAGATCATGCAGCCTATGAAGCCTGTTTATACAGGAAGGATGCATGATGAGAAGCAGGACATGATGAGAGTGGTATATATTAAGTGTTCATCTTTCCCTCTTATTCCTCAGCTCACCAAGGGAATGGAGATTGATAAGTTGAGAATTAAAATGGAGCAGATACAAAAATCTAACAAGATGAATGTCAGAGCTTCATATCAATCAGCTAATAAGGTTGGTGCTTTAACTACTCCACTTGCTTTATGGAATGAAGATGGTACTATCACTGAACATTTAAATGATCATGCAGATATACCTGCTGGTATGGAAAGTTCTCCTGTATTAATTCTTGACAGAAAGAACTTCAGGATACAGCAGGATGTACCTTTCAAGAGTGGTAAGCAGGGAGAAGATACTATCTCACTGGGAACTCAATTAATGAAGCTGCTCTTTGGGGATGAGATCATGAACTTCAATGGTTTCAGCTACAATGGAGAACCCAGAACAGGAACTTCATTACATAAGGAGTACAATGACCTGTTTCTTAATCTGGTCAAGGAAAAGAAAGCTCAGCTATTTGATGAGCTTGGCCTTGATGAGTTTGGCATTCCCAAGAATGCAAACAGGTCAATGGCTAAACTTCAGGACTTGTTAAAGAATGAGGCTATCAAGAGAGGCTATCCCTTGCAGGATATTGAAGGCTTAACTCTTATTGATGGAGAGTTCAATCTTCCCCTGTGGGCATCCTCTAATTCCAACAGGTATGAAAGCATGCTCAATGCTATCATTACTAACAGGATAATCAAGATGAAATTCCCAGGAGTGTCTTCTGTAGTAGGTAGTGAAGAAGGATTTATCAGAAAGAAACTGGAGATGACTGGTAATTACACTTGGGCAAGATATCAGGATAATAGTTATGAAGTATCTTCTGCTGGTGATAAAAGATTTAGTGCTTTATATGCAAAATTAAATGATGGCAGAACTATTGAAGAAGCTTATCAACTTGATGTAAAAGGTTATAGAACTCAGGGTGATAACTGGAGATTAGGTAAAGGTAAAAAACCTCTAAGAGATATAACTGAACAGCAGCAATGGGAAGAATACAAACAACTATGGAAAACTTATCTTAATGAAAATCCTGAATTATTAAAAGACCTTGCTCAGAAAGCAAAAGACAAAACTCTTACTGATAAGTTTGCTTCCAGTAAAGTCTCTCAAGCAAGAGCTTTAGCAGAAATTTTAAATGAAGAATACCCCAGTAACATACAGGGAGTTGACACATCACAGATTATCTATACCTCTGCATGGAATGGTACTCATCTGACCTCTACTGTAGATGAAGGTGGCACCATGAAGAAGGCACAGGTATTCATGGCCTCTAAATTCAAAGGAGCTGATGGTAATCTGATAGACCTGTTCAAGAAGGTAGATGGTAAGTATATTTACATTGAACAAAAGGCAGGAGGGGGTTTTACCTTGAAGCAGGATATGTTTGATAAGGAACTCTTATCTATGCTGTCCTTCAGAATTCCAACATCAGGTCACCAATCAGCTTCACAGATTGAGATAGCTGGTTTCCTGCCTGCTCAGAGTGCTGACCTCATGATAGTCCCCAAGAACTTTACTAAGCAAAAAGGTTTGGACTTTGATGTGGATAAGGAGAACTCCTACCAGTTCTGGACACATACTACTAAAGAAGGCAAGCTGGAAATGCTTCAGGAAAAGCACAGAAGGGAATTACTCTTTGATGCTGACAGGGAAATGAAGAAGGCTGACCTGGCTGAATTAAGAAAGGAGTATGAGGAAGCTGAAGGCCCAAATGCCAAGAAGCATGTAATGGATAAAGTCAGGACTAAGATACGGGAAACTCATCTTCTTAATACCCTGTTTGAAGCAGCAGCTTATGATGAACAGGACTTTGAAGAGAATAAGTATCTCCGCAGGCTTAACTCCAAGATCAATGAGAAGCTGATGCAGAATGAGCTTATTAAGATCAACCATGCTGTATTCAATAATCCTGATCCTAAATTACAGGCTAAGATTGCAAGGGTACTGAATACTAAGTTTGCTGAGAAGCAAGCCATGAAGATTGAGGAGCTTACTAACCTTGACAGGGATAGTACTTACTGGACTCCTTTAAGTGATGAATACCAGAAGGCCAAACTGATATCAGGAGCTTCAGGTAAAATAGCTACTGGTGCTTTCTCTTTGGATGTGGTATTCCATTCTATGGCTCAACAGGCAAGAATATCTGGTAAGCCTATCACATTAATAGAAGTGATAGATGACCCTACATCAGAAAAAGAAGGAGCAAAGAAAAAAATCCCCAAGACATGGAGGTTTGGTACAGTTACTTCTGACCCTGAACTGGGTGGCTTTGCTACAAGAGATAAGGGCAGGGATATAGCAGAGGTAGTAACTGAAGCCCAGCAGATAGCAGTGGACAATGAAAAGCTGCAAGTAATGGGCAGGGTTGGCCTTAATGATATGACCCTTGATGTATTCAAGATGTTCATGCTTACAGGTATTGATAAAGGAGCAGATGGTGACTCCATTCCATTTCTATTCTTATCTCAACCTATTATACGAGACTTTGTACTGGAAATGAAGAACATTAATTCTATCATGGCAGAGTTTTCAGAAGATAAGGAACAGGCTGTAATAGATAAACTGATTGCTAAGTATGATCCTGAGAAGACATGGGAGAATGTTGATCCTCTTAAATATGAAGAGGTGACCTCTGACCTGATGAATAATGATAACTTCAGGACAGGTATCAGAGCATTGAAGCCTGATGCTCTTATACAGAGAGCTGTGCTTAACAGGTTCTTGGATATGAGAAAGTATGGTATAGCTGTCAGGGGAATACAGACCAGTATCAATACAGACTCCAAGGGATTGGGCAAGTCCTTCTTTGATGTCATTGATAAGAGGGAGAAGCTGAATAAACTTGGAGTGGATACTGACACTATTCAGGGAGCTTCAGCCCTGATAGGGGACTATATCCGCAAAGCAGGCTTACCTGCCAGCAGGCTACAGGAGTTACAAAAACTGGGTTACATGGATATAGGTCAGTATATGGTACTACCTGAAACATTATCAGGAGGCTTCAGCATCAATGGAGTCACACTGGCTTATAACCTGTGGAGCAGGTTCTTTCCTTATGATACCAAGAATATGGAAGAGGTCTTCAAGGAAATATTAGGTGTCACTACTACAGAAAAAGGATTGGAATTAAGCAATGTGGAAAAGAAACAGCACATCTTCCAGAATGTCAAGAAGTTTTTAGCTGCTGAACAAGGCAATGGCCTGACTAATGATGAGGTCAATGCAGAGAGGGCAAGATTATATATTGATACTGATACAAACAGGTCACTGGCTACTTATATCAAGGGACTAAAGAATACAATAGGTGACAAGACCATAGATGAATATATCAAGACCAACAAGTTACTTAACAGGTTTGAGTTTGATGGTATCCAAAAGAATGGTATGCCTTCACTTGTTAAGTATAACAATGCAGATGGAGAGGAGTTTGATGAGCAGTACCTTTATGATTCTATGTCAATGATGCTGACAGAGAGAAATCCTGATGGAAGCAAGATACAGTTACCTTCCTTTAACGGCAAGGAGTATACTCTTGATGAACTGGCACAGGACATGATACTGGCAGCTTATCTTGGTAATGCAGTACAGGAAGCCATACAATATACCAAGTATGTCCCTGTAGCTTACCTCAATGCAATGGGCTATTCCCTTGCCATGAGGAAAAATAATGACAGGTTTCATTATGACTCCACCCTGTTGGGTCTTAAAATGAAGAAGGATGATGGTACTGATAAGCATTTTGTAAGCAGGTTCACCATGCAGTATATCCAGCACTACCCTGAGAGAGTACAAGCCAAGTATGATGCTAAGAAACTGGCTGCTGCTGCTCTTATGCATCCTGATGGAACTTTTACTTTCATAGATGGCAGGAAGCCAACCTTTGTATCAGTCTATGACACTACTGTAATGAAGGGGGATAAGAAGTTCAAGTTATACTGGCTTGATGGAACAACTGGAAGGTATGTCAGGATTCCTATACTGGGAGCTTTTGGTATGGATGAATACCAACCTGCTGTAGATATGGGAGTATCTTCTATCAATACAAGGATGGCCTTCAGACCTAAACCAGCACCAATAATAGAAGAGGAGAATCCTGATACAGTGACCAATAACTTTGATATCAAGACTGGTGGTGATGTTACAAAGATGGTCACTAATATCAGTAAGAGTACAACTCCTTTTGCTTTACTGGCTAAAGAATTAATTCCTTTTGTTGATGGTATCAAGGTGGTCACTATGGATAGTATCATGATAGGGGAAGAGTCACATGCTACAGCCCTTGGTGTTTATGAAGCCACTGGTAATACCATTTATATAAAAGAGTCAATACTCAGCAATGCTGATAAGCTGGCAGATACCTTTATGCATGAAGTAGTGCATGGTGTTACTGTCAGGCAGCTTATGCCTTATATTGATGGTCTGGATACTGCTAATCCACAGGTGAAGACCAGTGATGCTCCTGCTTATGTCTCTAATCTTATCATGTTGTATAACAGGGTAAAGAATAGCATGCCAAAAGGTGAGGTGGAGAGGATAGCTGCTGCTATGGCTAATAAGCAGAAAATAACTCAGGCAGAAATAGATCAGTTCTATGGCATGATCAACCTGAAGGAGTTTATTACTATGGCTATGACCAATAAGAAGTTTCAGGCTCATCTTTCTAATATTCCTATGGGAGGAGAAAACCAAAGTGCATTAAGCAAGTTCAAACAGATCATTAATGCAATACTGACTGCTATGGGTGTGGATATAAAACCTGGGAGTGTAGCAGAGGCAGCTTTTAATAATATATTTGAATTGATTGAGGCTGAGAATATCAGGGATGGCTTTGATCCTTATCAGGCACAGTATGGTGATATGAATGATACCACTGAAGGTGGGTATTTTAATGAAAATGACCTGTGGCCTACAGGTGATAATCTCAGTCCCAGTGCCAGTGAATCAGTCAGTGCTTACATAGCTTCATTAAGTAACCAAGAAAAAATTTGTTAAATGGCTGCATGTTCATATAACTACAAGGGAAGACAATATACAGAAGAGGAACTCCTGAAGCATCCTGATTTCACCAGACCCTTTGCTGCCAACAGGATAGAGCAGGAGCATATCATGAACAATACAGGAACACTGCATAATAGTAATCTCAGCTTCTTTCCTGTCTCTAATAGTGTTCCTCCTGAACAGGGAGCATTTGCCAATTTTGTGGAATTCAAGAGGACTCAATTACTGGAATACCGCAGAAGGCTTGATGTGGTTAAGCGTGATAAGAAAAAGCAAGACCTTACCAAGGAACAGATAACTGCATTGAATAAACAGGAGAGAGTACTTGAGCTTCAGATAAAGGGTAGCTATGAACTGGACAAGAAAGGAATAATGGATGAGATTGAAGACCTTGAGGAACTAAGGGATATTGATGCTATAGGATTTTATGTAGAAAGAGATTTGGAGAGACTGACAGCATTGGCCTATTCATCCAATATTGATGATATACATGAGGCACAGAGATTAATTGACTTCTATACAAAGGCTGGTACATTTGAACTGGGTAAGGATAATCCTTTCTTCACTGAAGAAGAGATGTTTGTGAAAGATGCAGATGGTAAACTTACTACTGTCTATGTACAGTCTGCTGAGTTAATGAATAAATTCAAAGCATGGAGACTGGAAGCTGAAGACCTTCAGAGTGTTGTTAATAAAAGAGAACAGGAGATAACGGAGAATGCTGTTAATAATGATTACTCTGTAAAGAGGACTTATGGTAATAAGAAGTTCAGCTTTGAAGAACTGGTCTATAATCAATCAGGCTTGAAGGATACACACTTCATTGATATGTGGACTATGGATATCACTCAGGGTATCTTCTCCACTAATGGTTTACTCCCACAGGCCATGTTCACTTATCTTGCCAATTCATTTGAAGAGAAGCTGTCATGGTCAAGAGGTGTAGCTACTACTATTGATGATATGAGTCCAAGAGTACAGAAGGCTCTTATTAAGAAAGGACACTCTCTGCGGGGATCTGGAATCATAGGTCTTAAAGGAGCATCTTTTCAGTTATACAAAGAGATCACTAAGGATGGTAATGAAACAGGAGGCTTGGTCAGAAGATTTGTCAAAGAGTTCTTTGATGCCAGTGATACAGTAGCTAATAAATTTGATGATAAGTTCAAGGATGCCCTGACCTATCTTGATTATAAACAGAAAACAAGAGCTGTTAATAAAGCCTTTGAGGATCATAAGAGATGGAGGAGGCAGAATACCATCATGATGAATCCTGCTCTTATTCCTGAAATATCAGGAGCTGCCAGTGCTGAAGCTATAGCACACAGGAAAGAGTTAGTGGATGTGCTGGGGGAAAAAGGTTATGATCAGCATGTCACCAAGCAAAAGAATGCATTAGCCCGCTTTGAGTCACAAAGAGATTATTTTATTGAGACAGTAATGGAAATTGAAGGAGTATCTGACAAGGCTGATATTTCTGCTGAAGGTAAACTTCGCATTGTCAGGTGGGATAATAGCAATAATCCTACTTTAGGAGTTGAAGACTATCATAGTGTTACTGGTGTCTTCTTTGGTGAGGGTGAGAATTCAGAGAAGGCCAATAACTTCATGAATTATAATATACTTGTTCCCCGTAAGAATACTGTTAATATTGGGATAGACAAGGCTACCAATAAATATACATTTACTGATACCACTACCTCTACAGGATATTATAGTAAAGCCTATGCAGAGATAGAAGGTGACACTGACTTAGCTGAGTTCTACGATGTGGTAGCTGAAGTATGTGAGACCATCAGGGAAAATATGCCTTACAGTGTACAACAGGGTATGGCTGCTAATACACTACCAGCTATGATGAAGAACTCTGCTGAGATACTGGCAGATAAGAATATAGGCTGGATGAGTGCCCTGTGGCTTCCCTTCAAACACATGATAGAGAAGGCAAGGATGAGTTTTGGAGTAATGAAGGAGGGTGATGTATCCTATGCTGTCCTTGATCCTATTACTAAAAGACCTAACTACAAAGTCAATGACCAGTTTCTTCAGGGTAACAAAGGAGCTATTGATGCCAGAATGACTATTGAGAAAGGTAAGTTCCTGAAGCAATATAACAAGGGTTTACCCAAGAGCCAGCAAATAAGCAGCATCAATAGATTTACCAGTATTCCTTTATCCTCCATGAGTACTTCCTCCCTGCTATCACTGGCTGAATACCTGCATGTCAATATTTCACTGGCTGAGATCAATGCCGGCAAACTTGATAAGATAAAGGAGAGGACAGGTGATTCAGTGCAGATAGGTAGATTTATTGGTGACTATTCCAGACACTCTGTAGTGCAGTCACAGAGCTTTGACCTGGGGAAAATATGTAAGTATTATTCCAATATGACTATGGCCTATGCTGCAAGACAGGAAGCTCTTCCTATTCTTCAGATCATGAAGAAGCACTACCAGAGTATCTTAGAGCCTACCACTACCAATATAGGAGTGGATAAGAAGACTCCTGATCAGAAGATCATGCAGTATGGACTCAGGACTAATGCTATTAAACAAATGGATGATTGGTTTGAAAGAGTAGTACTGGATAACTATGGTCTGAAGCATGGTGGTGTACATGGACAGGAAGCAGTCACCAGTGAGAGAATACAGAAAATTGATAAGAGACTAAAAGAAATTGAGGAAAAGTTAGCTGCCAATCCTAATACCAGTGACTTAAAAAGTCTCATAGCGGAGAGAGAGAAATTGACACTTAAAAGGGCCATTCCATCCTTTGGTTCTGATATATACTCCTCAGAAGAGAAGAAGCAGTTAAAGGATATTGAAGACCTTCTTAAGGATGAAACTGATCCTGAAAAGATAGCTGAACTCATTAAGATAAAGAGCAGGATGGGAAGGGCAAGGACTGCCACAGCCTTGTTTGATAATCTCATAGCATGGATAAGAACACTGGGGCTTGGTTATAATGTAAGCTCAGCCTCTACCAACCTTATTGAAGGTGTATCCTCCAATATGATACTGGCTTCAATGGGAGAACACTTTGACCCCAAAGAGATATTCCCGGCTTATAATATAGTCAAGGTTTCCATCCTGAAGAATGTCAGCTTTGGCCTCATAGAGGCAGGGGCTTCAAGGAAAAACAGGAAGCTGATGGACAGGTACAGTGTGATAATGGATTCCAGAAATGAATTACAGAAGTCTTCTCATAAGTCTTTTGCCTCTAAGCTCTCTTGGGCTGGGCCTCATGAAATTAACCAGAGAGTAGAGTTCCTTAACCAGAGTCCCCTTATGATTGCTATGCTAAGAACTATCAAGATAGAAGATGAGAATGGAAATAAGAGTAGTGTATGGGATGCTATGGATGATAAGACTGGTCTTCTTACAGGTAAGTTCAGAACAGAGAAGAATATTAACAATTGGGAGAAACTTAAAGGAGAAGATTATCTTGTCTTTAAGCAGAGTTTAAACAAGGCAATTGTAAAGGCACATGGTAACTATGATGAGCTAAGAGGTATGATGATGAAATCCAAGACTGCTGGCAAGGCACTTGCTATGTTTAAAACATGGCTACCTATGCAGCTTTATTCCCGCTTTGCTATTGAGCAAGATGATATTCAAACTGGTAGTATAGGATATAAAGGAAAATATTGGAGTTATGGAGCAGGAGGTGCATTCACACATATTGGTGTAGTAGCTACTATAGCTTCTGGCCCTATAGCAGGTGTAATATGGGGCTTAGGTGGTGCTATTGCAGGAGGACTTTTTGGTGTTAATAAAGGACAGTCTTTTAGCATAGTTGATGTCATCAAGGAAGTCATATATACTAACATACAGCTATTTAAGAAGGCAGTTGGTATGCCAATTAATCTATTAGCTGGTAAGCAACTTATTGGTTCAGATAAGTCCTTTGAAAAATGGGTAGGTAAGAAGAACTTTGACAAGCAGGATGCAGCTAACATGAGAGCTAACATGGCTGATCTATCTCTTCAGTTAGCATGGATGGCAGGATTGTTAATAGTTAAGGCTCTATGGTGGGATGATGATAAAGAGAAGCAAAAAGAGCTGATGAAGAAAATGACTGAGCAGCAGAAGAAGGATTTTAAGAAGGAGCTGGCTGATGAAAGAGCCAAGCATAATATAGCTGCCAATAAGCTAATGCAGTTATCTCAAGGTGCTGGACAGTATATAAATGCACCTGATCTTTACAACTCCATCATTGGTTCCAATGGAGTCATCAGGTATCTTGAAGAGACTAAGAAATGGATAGAGACTATAGGTAATGATGAAGCTAAATTCAGGAAGGAGAGTAAGAAGATGTTCCTGCCTGGGATTTTTAAAGACCCCACTTCACTTGGACTTGAGACACTATCTGAAAGACAGTTTAAGAAATCTCCATTTGATGAATGGTTTCAATCAGCTTCTAAGAAGGCCACTGAGCAATCAAAGGCAGAGAGGTCAGAGAGAAGAGCTGAACTTCAGGAAGAAGGTTTGGGAGAAGCAGAAATCAGGAAGATTCTGGATAAGGAACTACCAACACCTTCACAGCTTAGAAAGAAAAACAGACCAAAGGAGAAATAACTGGTAATCAAAAAAAGAAAATGGGCCAGAAGTATTGCTACTCGCTGACCCTTATTTGCCACACATCCAGTGCCTATAAAGATACCCATTTTCACTCATATAGATTATTCCTTGCCTCATTGAGTGACCTGAAATGCTGACCAGTTACCACATTGAATACATGCCGGCATTTAGGACATTGTACCATGTTGGTCTTTTGAAGATGCTTTTCAAACTCCACCCCTATCACATTGGAGAATCTTTTCTTCTCCCACTCTGTCCATCCATATTTCTCAGCCATCTTCTTAGCCTCTTTAGGTATCATGAAAAAGATGTCAAGTTTTGATAGCTCCTCAAAGATATCCCCTCCATCCCAGTTCTCATTGCAGCAGGGACATCTCCCACTCCTGTTCACAGGAGCAGCAACAAAGACCTTTTCCTTTACAGGTGTTTCACCCATCATTGCTGCAAATTCCTTTACCTCTGCTTCCATCTCTTCTTCATCTCCGGGTATGTCAGGTATATCCTCATAGATATCATCATTCTTACTGAGGTTAAACATCCTGTCAAATTCTTCGCTGTCAAATCTACTCATTGCTTTAGTTTTTTGAAGTGAGCAATTAAAACAATTTCATGTGAGTACTGGTAGTAGAGTGTAGTATCCTCAGAGTTAATATTAGTGTAGAGAAAAATTGGCCCTCTTACTGTAGGTCTGCATCTAAGAGCTTTGGATTCCAGCACTACTACTACCCCCTTCTTAGTTACTACCAGGGGTTTTGGTGTCATGTCTCTTCTTTTTTGTTGGGCAATATACAATTCCTCCGGATACCATAGCCCAATTGCAGTGATTAATGGTGCAGTAAATGACCTCCTCAATGTTATTACTTATCCTTGCAATCTGCTCCATGATGTCACAGACATACACTGTCTGCTTTCTGCTGGTAAGCTCTGCCATGATAACATCAAGCTGATCAGATAACTCATCAGCCCTCTGTTCAGAGATACCTACAGATTCATTATAGCTTCCTGCTGTCCTGTTAATGATGTTCAGTTTCATGATCTTGAAATTTTTGTTGATGGTTTCCATATAGGTAATCCCAATCCTACCTGTGTAATGTAGCCTACTACATACCACTCCTTGCCTCCTTTGTATTCAGCTATGAGCAAGCAGTGATCAGAGGAGATCAGGTTAATGGAAAGTTGGTGAAAGTTTTTGACTTTTGTGAATTTCTTTACCCATTCAATCCTCAGTAAACTGGCAAGATCACTGAAGTGAGCCACCTTCCTTGTATCCTCATCACCCTCCACAAAGTCAGGTGTATGCTGTGTGATGATGCTTAGTGCTGAAGAAGGATCATCTCTTTTTGGGTAAGGGTAAGGTCTGATAGGGCCTGCATTGCTCATTTTTCTCAGGCTTTCTTTTAATTTGTCCATTGGTGTCATTGTTATTCTTTTTCTTGTGATGAAGGAATGTTTATATCTCCGTTTTCATGTAGCCTGTAGAGTATAAACTGGCACATGGCTACCATATCTGCCAGTTTAATAGGATCTAGGTGTCCATCATTGAATATTAGTGCCATATCAAGCAGTTGCTTGTCTACTGGCATTTTAAATCTTTGAATTCCTTCTTGTTGCTGGGGCACATAAGTTGTTATAGCCTCCTGAAGTATTTCACTTGCCCAGATAGTTGAAGGAACAGATTTATCCTGATAGGCATGATTCCATGTGGTGTCAATCAGGTGGAATATGAATTCCTTGTTGATGTCATTGAGATCAGTCATATAGGTGTTTTAAGTTTTATTTCACGAATTTTCTCAATTGCTTTTACGAGGTCATTCAGAAAGTTTTGCAATATTATAGCTTGTTCTTCACGGGTCATTTTATTCCATCTTTGTCTCCCGTAATCTTCAATCATATATTTTTCAATCCACCGCATAACGGTACTATTTAAATTATTAATTGTTGTTTCATCTCCCTTGTATGGGGTGGATTCGGATTCAATTAATTGCATTATTTTTTCAGCACCAATAGGCTCACCATCTGGTACATACATTTTCATATACTCCACTATCTGCTTTTTAATCTCATCTCTGGTCATTGTTATTATTTTTAAGTGATGGGGGTTAGCTTTGCTTCTAATTCTGCAATTTTATTTCTTGCCGCTTGACCCTCTTTGGCTAATTTACTTCTCCAACCATGTGCATGAGCTATCCCGAAAACATCATCCAATTCATCTGATAGGATTTTTATGTATTCATTTTTAGCTTCAACCAGTGCCATCCAATCCCCTCCCTTGTATGCAGGGGCGGCAGCAAAAAGGCCAGCTAATTTTTTAGACAACTCCAAAAACTCACCCCTATGAATAGTCATTTTATCCTTTTCATTCGCCCATTCAAAAAGGGCATCACAAATATCAAGTGCCGGATAGTCATCCATCTGTTGTTTAACTGAGTCTTTATTCATGGTTATTGTTTTTCAAAGATGGCAATAATTGTTTCAGTCAGTGTATTATTATGAATAGTGGTGCTTAGCTTCCATTCCTTCAAGCTATACCCTCTCTCATCATTCACATTGATGACCTTCTCAAACTTCTGGCTTAGTAAGTCACTGATAGGTGTTCCCGGTATCCAGGTTTTGCTGACCTCTGCTACAATGAATTTTGGTATTGTGTCACTCATGGTTAGTTTTTTTTATTAGTTGTGTAATGTGTATTGCAGCTTTCATCATTACTTGATAGGCTCCGGCATCAGTGGATTTTATATCCTCTAACTCCTGTGGTGTCAGGGGAATTAAATTCAAGTCCTCATCAAACTTGGATAATGTAGCACAGTAAAGACAAATAGATAGGTCTCCGGGTCTGGGTACAGCATCAGTATCAAGGGATTTATGCGCATCCTGTAACTTTTTACAGGTAGTGCAATATTTTGGTTCAGTTCTGGTAATCATAATTGATCTTTTTTATTATAATAGCCCCAACCATACAGGTTGAGGCTATAAAATTTATTGATTAAGGGTTTGGTATAAAAAGGGAGAAATGACCATCAGTTAATACTCTGTCATTAAAGCCATTTGCTCCAAATATGATTCTGAAAGTTCCGGTAATCACTTCACCATCTTTTCTTTTCTTCACTTTCCTGATTATGAAAATGCCTTCTCTGGAAGGTGGGTGAATAACAAATGTAAAATTATATGATGCAGTAGTAGTAGAGACCACTGGATTACCCCACCCATCAGGAGAGCCAATTAGGAAAATACCTTTCTTACCTCTATAACCATCAATGCGCAAAGTTAAACTTTCTACATATTGTACAGCAGAGTTAATCACCCTTGATCCACGAATGGTTAATAAATCTCCAATGCGTTCAATGGTAAAAGTTTCTGCATTGACAAGCTGTCCATTAATTATAAAGGACAAACTATTGTCATGAGCTTTAACTTTGTTTGACGTTAATTGTTCTGACTCTGATTTGGTAGGTTTTGGTTCTTCAAGGACATCCTTTTTACAACTTACAAGTAATGTAAGGGCAATGAGAGGCAATAAAACTTTACGCATATATATCTGAGTATATTTAGCGTGTTCTCCAGCACGTTTTTGGTTACAACTTTTTATTCAGTTTACTCATAGCTCCACATCTGGAGCAATACATTCTGGCATAATCCAGAAATCCTTCAAGAGACTGTAGTTGTTCAGGGGTAGGTTTGATGCCTTTCATTGCATGGCAAGTCCACTGGTGTCCTTTGAGCCAGCAGATTATTTTTTTTATCATTGTCTTATTCTTTTCAGTTTACGCTTATTTCTTATTATCATTACTTCAGTAGTCTTCACAATGGTCATGTTCTTCTTCAGCCTGTCATAGTAGATAGTATCTTTCTTATTCTTGACTATTATTATCTGTGCATCCTTGTACTGTATAACAGTATCAGCATGGTCATATTGCTTTTGCTGGCTATAGACACTGACTGCTATCAGTAACAGGACAATCATCATGAAGGTACTCATGGTTTTGTAAGTGTTTCTATGGGAGTGATAAACATGGATTTGTCTTTCCTGCTGAAAATTCTGCACCTGAACCTGACTACTTCTCCCTTTGGAACACCAGTTAAGTATTCTGTAAGGTTGTAAATCAACAGGTAGGTGCTGTCATTAATAAGCCTATGCTGTTCATTGCTGTAGCTAATACCATAGAAGCCACTCCATCCTCTTGGAGTCTCTATTTGAACTTCAAAGTGACCAAAATCCTCCATCTTACCAATGCTGATATTCTGGACTGACCATATTTCACATTGAGTCCCTCTCACATTGTCTACAACTTTATTGCATGACATCATGAGTAGGGGTAGTAACAGGAGGTGTTTCAATACAGCCTTTTTTATTTACTTTAACTAATCTTGTTTTGACAGTGGTTCTCAACTGGGAGGCACTATTCCCCTGTGCATTAGCCAAGATAGCAAAGTAAAGCAGGATGAGTGCCACTCCTACTATGATTGCTATGATGTAGTAAGTTTTCTGATTCATAACCATCTGTTTAAAGGTTAAAGATACCCTATTTTATTCCTTGAGCTTCTTTGACAGGAACTCCTCTGCATCATTGGCAATGTCCTTCTTGGGTGACTGGTGATACTGCAATGCAAAGTCAGCTAACCAGACATATAAATCATCCCTGTTTATTGTAGGGGCATCATCACTATCACCCAATGGGATGTTATCCCTGATAAGCTGCCATTTCACATGAGCCTCAGTCTGTGCATCAGTGATATCAGGATCACAGGGAGACTTCTCAATGAAGTCTTCAGCAGCCAAACATCTTTGTTTCCAGTATTTGTTCATGGTAAATGGCTGGGAGTTTAAATATATTATATAACCAATATTGGTAAAGGTCTTTTGGAGAGTAAAGAGTAGCTGTAAATCCTGTTGTAGGATAATACTCTCTTTCCTTAGTTATCTCTGTCTCCAATCTATATACTAACTCACCTTTAGTGTTCCAGAGATACCTTGTATTAAGAGTAGTCCATATACCAAACTTAACAGGTAAACCTACTGCTTCCTTTGGATTATTTTTAATCCATTCTTCTAACTTGTTCATAACTTTAAAATTTTATTTCTTAACTTATTGTTTTCATGTCTCAGGTCATTAAACTTTCCCCGCCAAAAGGTAACTTCATTCTTAAGAGCCTTGATCCTTTCAATAGAAGATTTCCATATCTTATAATAAGAGCCATCACCTTTAGTCAACCACAGGTTATAGTAAGAATGGAGTAATGACTTTGCAGTTTCCAAATCTATCAATGAGCATTTTGGACTATGACCTTTTAAGGCACTGCATTCTGGACACCTGACTTCTGTACTCATAGCTGTGGGGTTTCAGGGTGAATAAAATCCTTTGGGTTAAGCTTTCCATGAAGTAATTCAAGAACCTTCCTTTCAGCTTCCAGATCCCTGTTCAGAGCCTTGTCAGCATCAAACTTATCAGGGTATCTTACTTTCAGCTTATTGATATTAGCAGCAAGGATTTCTCCCAGATCAAGACCATAGCTACAAGCAATAGTGTAGACAACATTCAGCAGGTAATACTCCTTCTTTGAATCTGTCAGGGTCATGTAAGTCCTAAAGCAAAATAAGATGTCCATCACCTTGATTTTACCTTCACAGACCAGTCTTGGAACAAGGGGAGCTGACATACTTCCCAATGACAGCTTATTGACTGTGTACCAGCAGATATCAGCAAGCTCCTCTCCCAGGTTTACAGTGTCAACAGGCTTGTTATAGGCCAGTTCTTTTTTAAAGATGTCCATGAGTTCACCTATCTCTGTCATGATACCCATATCCATGTGCATAATGTTCTTGTAGTTGTCACCAAGATCAGGTCTGGTTCTGCTGGCTAAAATTTGATATTCAATTAATTTCATGTCTTGTGATTTTAAAGTGTACACTGTTAAATTTTCCTTTGAATCCTGCAAGGGTAATCTTAGTATGCCAGCTATGGACTTCTACTTCCCTGACCTTGTATTTGCTACCCATAGAGAGTATAGCTCTTGGATCATCACAGTTGCCAAAGTTTACCTGATCATCAGTAGCTCCTATGAATTCTACTATGTCACCTGCATGTAAATCATCATGATCTTCATTCATGGCTTAAATTTTTGAAGGTGAAAGGTCAATAGCTATAATGGAGTTCTCATGGACAAGAACAAGGCTGGTCATGCCATTATCAGTCTTCTCAATAACCTTGAGTCCCATGAATTGCACATGCTCTTCAAAGACAGGGAAATCTCCTATATCTATTCCCTCCCTTTCACACTTTTGACCTTTAGCCACCACTTCAAAAGAGTAGTCAAACTGTTGCTTCTGGTCTCTGGCTGCATCCATGATGATGGCAGATTTCTTCTTCACCATCTTTTGCTTAACAAGGACATACTGATCCAGTACTCTTATGTTGCTGATTTCTTTTTCTAACTGTTCAGCAGACAGTAGTTCATCATTAAATTTGCTCATTCTAATAGATTTTTAATTGTTTGATTATTATTGTACCAAGGAGAGTTGATGTAAAACTGGTAGACCATCTCTTTGGGGAGGTCATCAAATGTATGCACTTTTATATGACTCTCAATAGTTAAGAGCATATCAGGAGTCCTGATGTGTTCATACTCTACACCTTCAGCCCTCCTGTTAGTAGCCATGACCAAAGTATGAAAGAGTTGGGTGTTCTCCACCCACTCTCTGAACTTATACCATTCTGTAGGATCATCACACTCTATCCCCTGATGGTTGATTATTATTATCTGGCTCATGCTGATTATTTTTTAAAAAGGTTAAGAAATTATTCCATATCTCTTTGTTTGCAGGAACAGTTCTGAAGGACTTGGTGAATTCCCTTCTTCTTGTGGTAATGATATAAGGTTCTTCCACTCCTGTGTATTTTGCCAGTTCAGGGCCTTTGAATCCATGTTCTAATCCATACTTGTAAAAGACATTCCTTGCCAGTGTCCTGCTACTCCTGACCTCATGGTTTATCCTGTTACCAGTATTGAGTTTGGCATCCATGAATTCCTCCACTAAGTGTGCCAAGTCCTGAAGTTCCTTTAGCCTGTCCTCTTTTATCCTTGAGATCAACTGTCTCAGATTCCTTATCTTATTCTTAGCATTAGCCATTCTTGCTTTATGGTTCTTTAACAGTATCTCCCTGCGCTTTAGCTGTTGCTTTAGTCTTGACTCTAACTGTGACCTGTCCAATATGGTATATGCTTTCTCTTTCATAGTGATTAAGTTTTAGTTAGACTTCACCTTCCATGATAGCTCTTAACTGGATAAAGCCTTTAAAGTTCCTGCACCAGCCTTCATCTATACTCTGTCCAATTACTTTGCCATTTAAGCGGATAGGAATAGTATGAGTGAAGGCTTGGTATTCATCTTTGGTCATGCACTTGGCACAGTGTTCAAAGGGTGACCAATGCTCCTGTTTGGACAAGTTATCAAACAATTTCAGATCTGCTGCATAGTCATCTTTACCTTCATAATTGATGTATGAAGTCCTTGCACATCTGGCAGTGGCAATCTTGACTTTGTAATGAGTGATACCCAAAGGATCAAACCATGTTTCTTTAGGCTCTGAACCATAAACCAGATTAGCTAATCTATTCTCATCAATATCATCTCCAAAGGGAATATGCCATTCTCCTGGTTTTAGTTCTTTGGGCTTGCTCTCATTCATAGCATCCCAGATAGCTTCACAGGCAAGTGATAAATGTATCTCAGCACCTCCACTGTTTTGCTGTAACCATTGATGTATAGGAGCAGCTTCTATGTGACTGGTATTAACTCCTGCTTCTTTCATAGCAGCCAGCACATCTTTCTTACTGCGGTAAGTATTAAGATCAATCATATCCTTGCTCCACCTATATATAGGAGACCTGAGAGTAAAGAAGTTCCTCCATTCTGTAGCTGTGATTAAAGCCTGATGCCACATGAAGGGTTCAAGCAGCCTGTTACACAGCTGCTTGGTTACACCATCTGCATTTAACTCCTGAGCTATACCTACCATATAGTCTCTGGCTTCTAACCAATCTGCGGGAGGATATATAGCATCATTACCATCAATATCAATGTATTCAGTTCCCTGCATGCCATTGTGATCCTTCTGCCATGCTATAGGGGTAAAAGGGTCTTCCAGTACTCTGTTGGTCATAATCTTAAATGGCACTGCCCTTGATGAAGCTGAGTTGCGGGAGAATACCCTGTGAGTGTTAATCTCTGAGAGGATAAACCTTGGCATTACACAGAGCAGGGAACTGATCCTGTTACCATGAGGACTAAGAGAGTCTGCTACTATTTTGGCTGATATTTTTTGTATCATTTTCGTAGTTTTAAGATGATTTTTGTATGTGTATCGCTTCTGATATTGGTAATACCAAAGTCCTGCTCCCATTTATATTCAAGATAAGGCAGCTTATAGTTCTCTTGGTAGATTACCCTGTATTCTGATGGTATGATCTCCAGCAGGTCAATGTAATTGAACTTCAGATAGTCTTCTTTCAGTTCCCTGTTCCAGTTAGGAGAGGACATATACAGGTACTTGAGCAGGAAATGCACAAGGGACTTGACCATTGATAGTGAACCATACATGGATTCATATCTGTGAAGCTCACCCAGTGAAGAATTCTCCTCACACCACCTGATGATATTACTCTGTGCCTTCACCATAGTGTTGGGATATTCATCCTTGGCTCTCCAGATCATATCCCTTATGACAATGTACCTGAATCCACTGCGGAATACATAATCCCAGAAATCCTGCACTGGTGGCTTCTTATAGTTGTACACTTCATGAATGACAGAAGATAATAGCAGCACATCAGTCTTAACAGGGACACCTGTAAAGTAGGCATTGGCAGGATTTGAGCCTGTGGACATCATGGCTGACATATTGGTATTATCATCAAAGCCATAGATGGTCTTGTCAGGAAATGTCTCTGCTATTATCTTGGTCAAAAATCCATCAGCACAACCATAATCCAGCATGGTTTTCCAGCCTCCAAAGAGCTTATCTGCAAAGAAGAGCTTGTCATAAAATCCATTCCTCATCAGTGTAGTGTACCTGTGGTAATCCTTTATCTCTTCTGTCATAGCAAAATTTTAAAGTGTTTGAGAGTTTCTTTTAAAGCAAATATCAAATCTGCAATAGAGCCATCATTGACAATGTAGGCATCCCATTCCTTCTGATTATCAAGAGCAGTCTCACTTTCATGGGTGTCACTCCCCTCATCAGGTCTGTATATCCTTATAGTCCTTCCACTTGCCCTGTTCTTGATAGCTTCCAGTTCATTAGGAAACCTGACATCAGTGATAAGCCAGTTAGGAAATGTTTCAACCTCACTAACCTGATTATAGGAGTAAGTAGGCTCATTGGTGAATACATCCACCTTAAGCCCCGGAATCCTCCCTGCTGCTATCTTGTACCTGTGAGTAGAATGAATGATGGGAGTGGCATCAGCAGTGATCATTGTCTCCTTCTCAATCTTGGATACCAGTCTGTAATCACTGAACAGAGCATTGATCCAAAAATCCCTGTGGACTGTATTTCTCAGTGCCTCAGTGCCAATTTTCTGAAGAAATGTTCTCATGGTCATGTGATTGTCTCCCACATCATTCCATTCAGTAGGAAAAATGTGGTTATACTCCTTCATGAATTCTATCTCTTTTATAGGAAGGCCAAGAACAAGAGATGCTATTCTCTTGATCTTATGACCAAATGCAACTTGCTCCCATCCTGAATTAGTTGCTATGAGGTCTCTGTCAAGATTAGCATCTGTACAACAGTCTTCTACAAATCTGTTATCATAACCTTTCTTTGCAGCGTAGATGAGTAGCTGGATGATGGTAGCTGCAAGGTTTTTACCATGTCTTTTTTTGCCTGATAGTCCAATTATCATAGTATATGTTTTTAATGATAAGGTAAAAAACTTTCTTTGTCTTTAGCTTCAAGCAGATCATTGGCCTGCTTAAGAGTGATCTGTTTTCCATCCTTCCAATACTCAGTCTTATAGTATGGTTTCTCAGGCTGGATAAACCTGTCAACTCCTAAAGGCCCATTGGTAATCCTATAATTCCATCCCTGCACAAAACAGAAGAAGTCAAGCCTCTCCATGTCTTGTGTAGGATTATAGAACACCATAGTGCCTTTGTCTTCAGGTGCAACTTTAGTGTGGTCAATCTCCTTAGTGGCATACTGAGTATAAGCTAAGTAAGGACAGACTTGCAAGGCATACCTGCCACACTCATAGTGAACAGGAGGATCATTGAAAGCTCCCTGTGGATGAAAGGCTGATAACTGTCCTCCTATGAACCACATGTTCCCCCTCACCAGTTTCACACCACAGATAGTACATAGCCTGTGCTCTATACAGAAATCAGTTTTCCTGCTGTCATTGATCTTGAAGTGGGTGACCTTCTTTGCATCCACCAGTACTGTGAAGGGGATAGGAAATCCCCTCTCATCTTTGAGTAATCCCTGCATGTGTTGTGGCAGGGGAACATCTTTGAAGTTCATTTTTTATCGCTTAAAATGTGAAGTAATACATCTTTTGCAAACTTGTTATACTGACCTTGGGCATGAGGATTCCAGAAAGAGAGGCTGACTGGCTCATCACCAGTCTTAACCTTGTTCTCATCCTTATACTCAACTCCTACTACAAATTGGTTAGGCTGGAGTTTAAGCTCTACCTGTTTTACCTTGAAGTACATGTCATACAGGTCATAAGCTATCTCATCATGAAGGGCTTTCTCTATCAGTATATACAGGGTAGGTATGTTCATCTTCAGCCACTCCTGTGCTTCTTTGATTTGCTCTGCGGAAAACTTTTGTATTTGGGGCATAAAATATTTGTTTAATCGTGAAGGTTTAGAAGGCATTACTTTAATCCTAAAGTCAGGAGATTCAAAGAACATACTGGCATAGTCATCATCAGGAGCTATGTCATCATTACCAGTACCACAGACAAAATATTTTCCTTTTTCCATGACTATTCTTTTTGGGGTTCAATAAAATCTTTTTCATCTCCGGGGTTAAAAGGCTCAATTTGTGCAAACATGACTCCATCATTGGTGACTGTTGCCAGTTTCTTAAGAGCAGAGGTAGCAGCAGTCTCTATCTCCTTGAGAGCTTTCAGGGCTGCGGTATTAAACTTAACTCCTTTAACTTCAGCTTGGGTATCCTCCAGAACTATCTGGAGGCCCATAACTATAACCATTAATTCAGACTTGCTGATGTCTAATTTACTTACTGTTAGTGCCATTGTCTTTCTTTTTTAAATGGTGATTGAATATTTCTTTATCATCTGGTTTTAACTCAACCTCACCATCCCAGTCTTCAGCATCCTGATGAGTAAGATTGGTGCCAAATTTCCTGTTGAGAGTTTTAGTGACAAAATTGATTTTATAGTTATGCTCCTTAATGAAAACTTTTATGACATCTGGATACTCCCTGAAGAATTTCTGAATGGTCTCAGCACTATACATCCTGCTATAGCTGCCATCTTTGAAATCATCCAAAGACCCCCAGAACTTCTCAGGAAATCTTATGACTACCATATGATAAGTTGACTTTTGAATATTGCCAAAGACATAATCATCCTCATACATCTCCTGCTCTTTTATCCAGTCAAGGAAACCAATGAAAAAAGAGCTGGCAACTTTACTATCCAGCAGCATGAAGATATGTTTCTCATGGGTAAAACCACAATTGTCAGTAACAATATCAGCCACTCCTGCTGCTATTTTGAAGACATTATTTATCCTGAACATGAATTCATCACCATATTCCTTAAGACATGGCAGCAGGTATTTACGGGTTTTGTTTGGATACAGGGAAGGCACTCTTATTTCAATATCATCCTGAATGATCTTTCCCATGTAGACTTCTCCTATTTGTATTTTCATTGACTTAGATATTTACAGTGTACTCAAAAAATTGATCCATGAACACTACTCCATTGGTTTCAGCAAACCTGTTCTCCAAAGAGAATTCATGTCTCCTCCACAGGTTGTATCTTGCCATAGCCTGATTCCATCCCATGAGCTTCTTACCATCACCACTGACTCCCTGTGTCATCATGTCATCAGTCATGACAAATACCATAGGAGTTCCCGGATACTTGGTGGACTCACACAGAAAAGCAAAACTTGCCATCCTGTAGCCCTCAATGTCCTTACCAATGAGATTGGAGATAGTGGCAAGGTTCTTCCATATTCCATAATTATAGAAGCTACCCTGAATATCATATCTTCTTGCCCTGAGAGCTAAGATGAATGACAGGATATCCCCTCCATGAGTTTTGAAATCAAATGGATATACCTTTCTTGCATTATGATCTATCCTCATCATGTCAGGTAGTATCTTACAGGCTACTCCTTCATAGTCAAAAAATAATGGCATCTGGTAAACAATATCTACTCCTGCCTCTTCAAGGAAAAACCTGGAGGTGTGAGGATGGTTCCTGAGACTCCCTGCTGTTCTTGTGACTACATCCCCTTCTTCCTCTGACAATATTATCTTGCCATAATTCTCTACTAACTCTTCAAAATAATCTGAACCTCCATTCTTAGCCACTGTCAACCACCTGTTATCCTCTTCCCAGATAGGGGCTGCTCTCTTCATGTAATAACCTATCTCCACTTTTCCATCCCTCATGATCTCCACTGTATTACAGGCTTCATAGATCAAATCCCTGTACTGGTCAAAGCCATCCATCTTATTTACCTCCCCATCTTTTCTTATCAATGCCCATTCAAATACTTTCCTTGTAATACTCAACACTGCTCCACTTGGAGTAGTAGCTGAACTGGAGAAGTGATAGCAATGCTGGAATTCATCATCTCCATGTGATAACATGAAATCAACTGCCTTACCTATCTTGAAATACTCCTTCTCTGTGTACCACTCCTCCTCTCTTAGTGCTTCTTCTTTCTTACGGAGAAAGGCTTGAATTCCTTCCTGTGCAATGATCTTTAACCCTGATTGATTCATTCTTGGGTCAGCATGATAGCTGGCCACCTGAGCTTCTGTGTGTCTGAATGTTGACATAATGAATTGGTTTTGTCTTTAAAATTTTGATTTTGACTCCGGGAAAGTGCTTATCCAGCACATAGTCTCCGTAATAGGGTTTGAGATTGTCAGCATCATCATCTTGTAACCATCCATGTTCTACCATTGTATCAGTGACAATTTGTGAGGCATTAGTATAATCAAATCTTCTCCTGCTATCCCTGTAGAAAGTGAACTCAATATAATAAGGAGCAGGTAAACCATACAACTGAGATATGAATCTCAACCTTTGATCTACCCACTCCTGTTTTGTAACCCTGATCCACCTTGCTGCTACTTTGGAATAGACAAGGAATTTGCCAGTCCACACCTTGCTGTTCTTACTGGAAGGTGTATTACTGCTTATCCAAAACTCATCTTCTCCTAGTATTAGCTCCATAGATTTCTTTTTTAAAGTGTTCACTTAAAATACTGTTCATCTTATTGGCATAATCCAGTGATTGCTGAATAGTCAGGAACTTGGGTGGCTTGAAGGACTTATCATTGAAGAGAACTGACATGATATTATTGGTATAGACCATATCAATCTTATCAGCTATCTTCTCAATGAAGAGCTTGTTCACATTCCTGTACACCTTGAAATGCTCTGCATCATTAATGAAATCATTATTAATAACAAGAGCAAACTTACTCAGGTCTCTCTCCTTTGGAGCAATGTCAAACAGGTACTTATGCTTCACAGCCATCATCATCATGGGCACTGTGGGATTACTCCTGAAGATGATTGTGCCTTTATTAGCTACATAATCAGAACCAGCACTGCTATGCCTGTACCTGCACCAATAATGCTCCCTTGGCCTCATATCAAGGCGCAGGGCTTCACAGAATTCATTGTACTTGTGACTCTGAAGCTGTGAACCCGGCACATGAAACTTATAGATCAGGACTTTGTGATCCCCCCTCCTCACTAACTCACCCTCTGAGAGAGAATGAATTGGAATATACTCATTGTCTGAAGACAGGGAGGTACAAATCCTGTTAGTCCCACCAGATTGCTCAGTGCTTACTACCTGATCTGATGTAGGAATCCTCATCTCTGTGAACACTATGACAGGCTCTATGACTGCTGTGGGAGTTGCTTGTGTTGCTGTAATTGGTTGTACTGTGTCCATAGTGTTTCATTTTAGCTGACAATTAATAAATCCATTGGAGTAAAATATGTCCACTCAAAAGGAACTGTCCTCTCACTTGTATTATTTGCTACATTGGTCATGTGATTGGTGAGAAATCCTATGATATGAGAGGCAATCATGGCTGCTGAATGAGAGGTTTGCTTTGCAGTACATGGCTCATCTATCAACTCTGAATCATCAAAGAGCAGCCCTTTATATGCATCCTGCTTACCCTTACTCTTTCTTCCTCCGGGGACACAATAAATCCACATCTGTTCAGCATTAAGTCTTCCATCAATGAACAGGGCTGTGGCATCATTGCTGTATATCTTCATCCAGTTCTCAAACATGGCCTTTCTTGCCTTCATGTTATCAAAGGCAGAAATACAGATGGCATTAGTAGGACTATCCTCATCCATCATCTCACAATAATTCATGAGAGTAATACTTGCAAACTCTTCTACTACTTCATAGAGGGCATCTGTCTTATGCTTCTTTACCTGCCTTCTCTTATATAACTGCCCTCCCAGGTTATGCTCTTCTATCTCATCTGCATCATAAACCATTAGCTTGAATCCAGCCCTTGCTGCTAACAGGGCTGTCCATGAACCTATGCCTCCTGCTCCTCCTATAAGCACATAGGTTGTACTTGCAAGGTTATACCAAGGCAAATCCTTGAACCTGCTGTGTTGAGGTGGTACATTAACTATCTGTTCCATAATTAAGATATTAATTCTTTGTTTTGTAATGTGTATTCAAATCTGTTTCCTAATAGTGTGAGCTTGTGAATTAAGTCTGTAATGAATGGATAGTTTCTTTCATCCACTTCTTCATAGAGCCTTATCACCTCTCCTAATGTATCCAAGAACATTTCATCTCCATGATACTTTGGTAACTTAGCAAAGAAGTTGGCATGATAGACTCCATAGTTGCTGACAATGACATCTACCACAGCATCATTGTTGATATTGGCATAATCCAGATCACCCAATGCTTCTTCAATAGTATCCTGTTCCACTTCATTGCCCAGTCTTATTAAACATGCAGCAAATTCTTCTTCAATAGTTGGGATATCTGAGAGGTCTTTTGTCTCATCCACATCCATCTTCTCCTCCACAGGCTTCTTGCCCCATTTATCCATGATAAACTGGTTATCCAAATAGTTTTCCTTGGATGATTTTTTTGAGGGATCGTAATCTGGAAATGGATCTTTTTTTTTCCCATCCCAATACTTTGCTGGCTTACCTGTTGGAGGATATTGTGCTGGCAGTGGATAACCACCAGTACCAGTGCTGATACCAGCAGGATGATTCTTTTTCCACTGTTCTGCTGCTTTCTCAGCCTTGTGAGTACTGGCTTCCATGACCAGCTTCATTCTTGTATCAAACTCCTCTGCTACAGTTACAGTATGCACACTGGTGAACACCTCACAATCATAGACCAGCATCTTAACTTCAGGATGCTCAGACTTCACCCTTATCACATAGTCCTTGCCATTCTCATCCTTACAGGTATAGTTCTCAGCCTGAATACCAGTGAAGGCTATCTTAGCCTTGATGTCCATGAAATTATTGACAATGACTGACAGATAATAATTGTGCAGGGGGCAGTTATCATTCAGCTCCTCCCAATCTGTACCAGAGAAGAACACCTGCATGGTATTATGAGAATGGATATGACCAATCTTATAGTCAATGGTCTCCATGTGGTTCATCCTGTACTCCACTATAGTCTCATCCCAATCAAATGCAGTAGCTCCTCCAGTCCCCTTATCCATGAGATAGAGGTCTTTGACTATGATCTTTATCTTTTCTGTCTTTTGGATACTACCCTCTACTGCATAGAATAATACCCCACTCCACTCCTCCTTTGGCATGTTCTTGCATAAATACTTTATCTTGTCCATGACATCATCAGGTATATGCAAGGGAATTGAGTTTGTCAATTCCAACTTGTCTAGTTTTAATGATGTTGGCTTTGGCTTCCAGTTCTGTTCTGACATAATCTTTTATTGATTGGTTAATAAATTGTTTCCTTACAATGCTTTCATCCTCCTGTTCTGGTAGGGGGATTACTTTGAAGACTATCCTTTCTCCCCTGAATGGCATCCATGTAGTAGTGGGAGCTAATAATTGTGGAGATACTCTTGCCTTCTTGTACCATGAGCCATCTGTGTCCCTGAAAAAATAAATGCTTGGGTCAGTTTCTTCCAGCACCCTTAACATATCATCAAATTTCTCATCATTGACAATGGAATACACTCCTCTTGACAGCTTCCAGTTGATATCTATGTCCCTGCCTCTGGCAATATGCTCTCCTATTATCCTGTTGAAATAAGACCTTAACAAAGCAGGACTGGTGATAGCATCATATCTGGTATCCTTCAGGGCTATCTCTTCCAGCCTCTTATAAGGAGTGCCTTCAATGCTCTCCCATTCAGCAAAGGTCTTGAACTGCATCAGCATCAGCCTGAACATATTGGCATCATATCCTGTATTGAGTACCATCCTGTTGATATCAATATCCTGTCCTGAACCTGTGCAGAAATTACCATAATCACATTGATCATCAGGGCCAAGGAAAGAATAACTACCCAAGTGACTATGCCTGTAGCCTGATACAGCTTCAGCAGTGGTGACAGTGGCTCTTGAACCTTGGATAGTATCAAAGGTCAGCCTTGCAGGATGAACCATTAAATCCACTGGCATCCTGATGAATAAATCCCTGATGATGTGCTTGTAGTTCTTTGAATTAGTTATGGGGATTAACGGGAAACGAACTACAATATACATCTTATGGATTTCAAATTTCTTAAATAGAAAAAAGTCCCTTGCATGATTGCTGCCATAGCTATTGGTGTGATGCCTGAAAGTGGGCTGTAATTCAAAGTGAATATCTCCATTGCCGGGATACAGCTCTTCCAGTATAGCCCATGCCTCCTTGTAAAACCTTATCTGGAAGGGCTTCAACCTGAATTTGAGTATCATGTCATCAATCTTGGCAGGGTTAGCCTTCAGGGAAAATAACTTGGACATTGCCACTGCCCTCCTTATGACATAGGCTCTGTACTCTGATGAATCTTGTGGTATCATGGCTTAACAAATTAAAATTTTAAAAATAGGAGCTACCATATCATTACTAATAGGTAGCCCCTGTCATTATCCGAAAATCCCAGGTCATAGTCCTACATCATACCAGCAAACAGGTCTTTAGCTTCTTTAGCTAACCTGTCTTTCTCCTCTCTTTCAGCCTTGTCCCTGTCCTCCTTCTCCTGTTTCAGCCTCTTTGTCTCAGCTACTTCAGCATCCACTCTTGCTTTAGCTGATGCTTCTTCAGGAGATGGCCCTTTGATAGTTGCTACTACTTCCTCCTGACCATGCTTCAAGCCTAACAGCAACTCCACCATCAAATCAATCTTCTCATCTGTGGTCAAACCCTGTAACAGAGCCAAGGTCTCTACCTTATCTCCATTCTTTACAGATTTGCCCACTGATTTTACCACATCACTGATGGCTTCAGCTTTGCTGACACTGGCCTTTGCTTTTGTTCCCGGAGAATACTTCTCCAATAATGCTTCAAGGTCAGCAGAGGACACCCTTGTGTAATTCTGACCATTGACAGTAAAGAAGTCCCTTGCCCTTTCTCCATCCTTTTCAATCAGGGTTTTGATCCTTTCATAAATCTCCCCCCTACTGAGTCCTCCTGACTTACTCTTCACTGGCATCATGAATAAAAAGAAGTTTTCCCTTGGCACCACAGCATCCTTATGCTCAAAGCTGTGCCTGTTGGTACTCTCCACACATTTCATGTGGTCAGTGTCAAATCCCTTCTGATCAAGGATTTTCTTCAGTTCACTCCAAGTTGAACCTGAAAAGGAGATTTCTGTCTTTTCCCCTCTGGTACTAACAGTAGTGATGATCCTGCTGTTAGAAGAACCTGCTGTCTGTGTGGCTGTGCCACCTGATTGTTGTTCACTCATTTTTGTTTGGATTTTTACCAGTTAATAATTGTGTTACCTTTAATTTTCAATAAACTATTACATAATTTAAAATGATTGCATCCTGAAAACTTATACTTGCTGTCAGGATATGCTTCTGCTGCTGGATGATTCCCTTCAAGGATAAAATTAAGTTCATGAGCTGTACTGGTGACAGTAGATGTATCTGTACCAATATTAACCTTGTTGGGAATATAGTCTTTAAATGCCTTGGCCTTTGATCCCCATAACACCCACACAGGTTTTACCTGAAGCCCTATTATCTTTATTACCTCTCTGGTAAACCACTGCCAGATACCCATGTGAGAACCACTGTCCCTGAAGGCTACTGTCAATGCTGCATTCAATAAGAATACTCCCTGTGCCTCCCAATGAAGAAGAGACTGCCAGCTCTCCTGAAATTTTGTATCAGGATATGACCTGCTTACTTCTCCCTTAATGATCTGTAGTGAAGGAGTGATCTTATATCCACCCTTAACAGCAAAGGCCAGCCCTGTAGCTTCTCCATTGATATAGGGGTCTTGTCCCAGTATGACTACTTTGATCTCCTGCATTGGCATTCTGAAGACCTTGAATACATCCTCGCTATTAGGACAGAATGGAGTTCTTGGAATAATATCCCTGTTCATGATCTCCATCTTCTTGTCTTCAAATAAGGGTTGCAGATATTCATGCCATGATTCATGGATGATGGAAGGCAGTTCTGCCTTTTTTGACTCTGGGTTTTGGTTGCTCATCTTCAGATTGTTTTATCAAGTAATAAAATAGCTCCTTTGCAGATGGAGCATACTTTCCAATCTTTCTTTGTTCTTCTACAAATCTTTCATACACTGGCATCAATGTGTTAATAGGATATAATGGTTTCTTCGCAAATAAATCTTCATTTCCCATTTCCACTTTCATAAATTCCAATTTGTTTTAATACGGTGAATAAATCTTGTTTACCTTCCTTGTTAATGAATTCCCCTGGGTCTTTCCATGTTAATTTTCTTGAAATAAATACTGGTAAATGAACCATCCTACAGCACCCTTGTCTGATAGAATTAAAAATATCACATAGCTTCATGGCTGCTATTATCCCATCCACATCATTGTCATAGAAGATGGTGATGAGCTTAAATCTCTGTGTGAGGTTCACTAATATCTCCCTCTCTGGCACACAGCCTTCACTCTGAAACCATATCACATTCAATCCCCACTCCAAATTCCTTAAGACCCTATGATCCTTGTAGCTCTTCTGGATGATCAACTCCTCACCACTGGGAGGCAGGTTATCAAAGTTGCCAATATTATTCTCATCACAATTAGTAATGAACCTGTACTTGATACTGTAGGGCTGATAGAACTTCTTCCTGTCAACAAAATCAAATACATAACAATACTGGTATATGTTAATCTGCTTGAGCTTTCCATCCTTTAAAACAGTAAACCTCCTGACAGCATAGGAATTATCTGAAAGGAGGTGTTCAGGCTTGATAAGGAACTGTGACCAGTGAATAATGTCAGCTCTTGAAAATGGCTTTGATTCATACTCCATTGGCATAAAGGACTTCTCCATCCTATCATACTTTACTATTCCCTCTTCACTATAGTCACTTTTACAAATGGACAAATTAAATTCCTTGCATAGTAGTCTTATTGCCCCATGCATGGTGACATTGAACTTATCCATGACCATCCTGAATGCACTTCTGTGAGTTTTATTGGGGTGGAGGAACTTCTCTCCAAAGTCTACAAATACTATAGTCCCATCAGGTCTCTGTTCAAACCTGCAATCTGGCCTCTTATCTTCTCTGAATGGAGATAGGTATCTATCATTGAAATCAAACTGCTTCTTTAGCACAAATTCAAATATCTGCTGCTGTGTTATCTTCTGTAGTATCTGATCAGGGGTTAATTCAATAAGACCTTCATAGCCATACATAGTTTAGAGATTTAAAAGAACAATAGGTGAGTCCTTTCTTGAGTTTCTCAACCAAGAGCCACGTAGCTTCTCTTTGTTAGCTACCCTCCCTCACCTATTGAACTAATTTTACCACGCAGATTTCTGAGCTGAACCTGCAGCTTGAGTAGCTGCTGCTGCATTTGCTGATGCTGCATCAGTACCATTAACTGCACCACCAACTCTCTGTTGACGAGCAAAGTTACTTGTCATGAACCAGCCATTTTTAACAAATGGATGTTCTTCACCTTTCTCATTAACATACCACAGAGCTTTCTTTGTCTGTTCTGTGATTACACCTTCTGCTCTTTTCTCTACCCATGTCCCTGGCTGTGCAGGTCTCAACCATGCACCATACTTCATCTTTCTTGGAATCTCCAGATAAGTTCTTTCCTGTCCTTCACTCATCTGCCATTGAAACTGCAGGAAGATGTCAAGGTTAATCTCCTTGTAGTTCTTGGGCAGCATTGACATTACTATCTGGCAGAATTCCTTGAAGCTGGAAATGGGCCTTGCCAAACCTGCTTGGATAGCTTCACTCTCCATAAAGGCATGAAGGATATGGGTCACCCTTGCATTGAAATCCTGCATGGCATCCTTAAATTCTGCTGAATTAGGGTCAATGGTCTCCCCTTTATTATCAGGCAGGAATGCCTTGGTCACAGGAAACATCCTGTAGTTCTTCTCCACTTTGTTGATGACAAAAGTCACATCCAGAGCTTCCTGTTCAGCTCCACTTGCCCCACCATTGGGAATCCATTCAAACTTTATGAGATTGGTTACACCAAAGTTTCCTCCAAAATTAAATGGACTGATTTTCACTTCATCTGTCTGGTAACCATACCCCGCTGGGGCAGTGGTTCCTGTTGGTAATTGCTGATCACTCATCATTAATACGTATTAAAAATTAAAAATTACGATGTTTGTTTTACTGTCTTGATCTTACCATAATCCCTTCTTCACTTCCACAGGGTCTTGACTGGCAGCAGCAGGAGCAGCTTCAGCAGCTTTAGGCTTCTGTTCTTCAGCTTCAGCTACAGCTTCAGCCTGTAGTTGCAATGTTGGAGCTTCACTTGCACCATTGGAAGCAGAGACAATAGCACCTTCATCTTTAGGCTTGCGTGGAATCTTTGGTTTCTTCTCAATGGGTGGTGGAGCATCATCAATGATGGTAAAGGTCATAGGCTTGCGGGTTTTCTTTCCCAGAAGAGCAGGATGCTGGAATAACTGTTTAGCTTCAGCCAGTGTAATACCATACTTTGCTGCAATAGCTGGCCTGTCAAGACCATCTGTTAAATCCTGCAATACTCCCTTAATAGAGATTGGTTTTTTTTCTGTTGCCATGTTATACAATTTTTGTTTGTTTACAATGTGGTTATCAAATCATGAATTAGTAAGTAGCCAATTTTTCAAGGATCATATTGAAGTCATTTTCAATTTTGCCTTCAAACAATCCCATAGTGCTTCTTGCTGTATTAAAGCCATTATTCTGAGTTTCAAGGATGAAACTTGGCTTTCCTCCATCCATCTCCACTCTTGAATATAATACAGTTTCCATCTTGCCCTCCAACTGCATCTTGGTGCCCAGCTTTCCTAAAATCTTTAGCCTCTCCTTGGTATCATTACCAACTTTATAGGTCTCAGTATGACCCAGTATAAATGCATACCTGTCCTTCTCAAATCCATCATTGTCAAGACCTATCTTGACATGGGTAATGATGTCTGTGTAAGTCTGTGGAATGACATGATACCTTGGTCTTGGCTCTGTCTTCTTGCCATACTCCTCCTTGCCTCCTATCCAGACAGGATTCTTGTTATCCGCATTATACCAGATATTGGAATCATGAGGAAGTGTCCTCTGGCCTGAACTCTTTCCAGTTCCCGGCTCTCCTAATATCAGTATATTCTCAAACCCAAAATCCTGTAAAGTAGCCATGAAGGTATAAATGGTCTGACCATAATCCTTCCATTGATCATGACCCGGCTTTCTTCTATCTGCCATAAACTCATCACTCTGTATAGCTGTCAGAGTGTCAATGCAAATGCTTCTGATTTTTGCCATAGTTTGTCTTAGATTGTTTTTTGGTTATTGAATAATGGTGTGAAGGTGCTGATACCTCCATACATGTTTGTCTGGATATGGGCAGGACACTTGGTATTTCTGGATTCTGTAATGTGAATGCTCCTGTAATGCGGATTCTCTTTCAACTCTACTCCCATGTGCTTCTTTAAATTATACTTTTCATCTCCGGGATTGAACAAGGTCATGAATATAGTGCACTCCTCTGCTGGATTTCCACTGTCCTTGCAATCATCAGCAGTGGGGAATACCTGCTCTCCTGCCATCCTTAGTCTATCTACATTGGCTAAATTCCTGTTACTGTGAATAACATGAATGAAAGTCCATGCACATAAATTCCTGATGATAGTAGAGTACTCCAAATACTTATCAATGTTCTCCTTCATGCTGAAGCCCCTCTCTCTTCTCAGCTTCCTGATGTGATCTGTAATGACAATGGTAAACTTATCAGGATCATTAGGCACATAGCCTGAAACTCTCTGTCTTTGCACCCTGTTACCCTGATCATCCACAGTCCAGTAAGTAGTATAGAGAAACTTCCCTTGTGTAGCAGCATGATGCAGCAGAAACTTGTTAATCCCTGTAGGATTCTCTGGTTCTTCAATGATGTGAATCTTACCAGCCTTCAACATTGTTCCATCAGCAGCATACTCTCCAAATAAAGGAATGATCCTTTCATCATAGACCTTCTTCAGTATCTCAAAGTGCTCATCACTTACCTGTACTACTTCCAGAGTGCCATCAGGATTCTCATGCAATTGCTGCCCCTTCAGGTAAACATCACTCATAGCATAGGTCTTTTCTTTGTACACATAATTGTAGATACCATGATCATGGGCCATGAAGAATGCTGCAAACTTAAACTCCTTGCTTACCCTGTCAATCTCATAAGAAAAATAGATCCACTCCACCTTATCCAGTATCCCTAATGCCAAACATTGTAAATAGGGATGAATGACAAAACTGAAATCACACAGTGTAGTCTTCCCGCATTTAGGTGCTGCTGCCAAGCCTATGCTTGTTTTTCTTTGAAGCCCGTTGATTGCTTTATCCAATCCCTTTATCCCAGTGGTCAATCCAAAACTCTTACCCTGTCTGCCCTTTTTGTAGGTTTCAATAAAGTTGCTCATGATAAGATTTCTCCTTTAACATTAGTGTCAGGGTCTCCGGGATGAGCCACCTTCTCACAATACTCCAACAGTGTGCTCTTCTTCATTGCCCCTGCTCCATCAAAAATGAACTTGTGAGACTTCATACAGAACTTAGGCTGTGTCACAGAGAAATATAAATCTCTTGCTGCATACACATCTTCTTTCCTGTACTCAGGATACTTGGCAAAGAAAGCCTTCATCCTGTCTACAGCATCCCTGTAGCTCCCTTTTCTTTCAGTGTTCATCCTGCCAAATCCAGCTATCCAATCTTCTACCCATGCAAAAGAAAATTCAATACCCTTGAACAAAGGCATATTCCACACTATCTGCCTGCTATCATACTCCTTCTCTACGATTTTAGTCAGATTAATGCCTCTTAGTGTTTCCTCTGGGACTAACCTATCCACATCCAGGTTGTGATAGATGCCCAATAAAAATAAAAGTCCCTCATCTCTGTTGATATGATGGACTCTTAATAGTTCAATGACTTCGGGGTTAAATTCCATTGCTTTGATTTTTGATGTGATGTGATTTTAAATCATGTTGCTATCATCAATCTCCTCCTCCTGCTGTTCTTTTTGGTTAAGCCTCTCCTTTAAAAGCTTTTTAGCATCCAGTGTATAATCAGTTGATTCCATAATGATACAGAGGTGAGCTGAAGTCACTTCATCTAACTCCAGCTTACCCCTGTAAAATTGTTTTGCTGCCAAACTGTTTCCAGCAGAGTCACTGTCAATGAATACTGAGTAGTAATCAAATTCAGTGGTGATGTCATTGTCTGTTCTTTTCCTTTCTGTCCAGAAGACTGCATACTTCGTGGTAATAACCATTTCCGTTGTCTTTGCCATAATTGGTATTTTAATTGTTGATTTACTTTAAAAGGATATTGTATCCAATCCCAACCTCAACCTTGACAATTCCACTGTAGTGATGTTAGCCACACTAAATCCTGCTGTAGCTGATTTCACCCACTCTTTATCCATACTATCTTCCACGCACAATATTATAATCTTGCCTCTATGCCCCGGCTTATACCTGATAGCCCTTCCTATTCTCTGAATGAGGTTCTTTGCATTTCTATTGAGCTGCACTACAAATGCCACATCAATATCATTCAGGTTATGTCCTTCATTCAGAGCATCAACACAAGCCATCCTGTCTATGATCCCACTCTTGAAATCATCAAAGGCTGCATCACCTTCATATACCTTCATCATCTGCTCATATTCTATAGTATCCTTCACAAATTTATCCAGCTTGGCTGCTGAAGGATTATTTGGTAGCTTCTTTGGCAGGGATGGCTTGGAGAAATAAGTCCTGTCACAGAGTTCTACTGCTTGCTTTTTACCACCACAGAATATCAATGTTCTCAGCTCTTTTGGTATGATATGTTCAAGGATTAGCTTTGCTGCTTTAGTCTTACTTCGTAGATCATAAATAAATCTCATTCTTTGAATAAATCCCATCTTGGTTGGTCTGGAGAATGCTGATCTGCTAAGGTATTCATATCTTGATTTCTCTGTCTGAAAAAATCTGTTAGTTGCTGATCCTCCCTCTATATATTTATCCACACTGTCAAGATACATGGTCACAATGGTGATATCATAGGGAGCAACTATTCCAAGCATCACTGCTTCATCCAGTGTCAGTTCATAAACACAGGAGAACTTCAAGTCAGAAAATATCCTTTCTTTATCCACTCCCCTTGGCTTGGTGGCAGTCAGCACCATGCAATGATCCACTGTATTCTGTGCAAAGAACTTCACCACATTATTATCTGTAGCATTATGCCCTTCATCCAGTACCACATAAGTGAAATGCTGGCCCTCATACTTGTTCAATGAGGCATAGCATGTCCTTTCTACTGTATTCCATACCTCACCTGCCTCCCACTTCTCAAATTCCTCTTTCCAATTCTCATCTCTCAGCTTCTCAGTTGGAACCACTATCAGGACTTTGGATGGCCTAACTCCTTTACAGACATTGTAATCATAAACTGCTAAATCTACTCCTATCTTAGATTTTCCTGACCCTGTAGCCATATAGACAGAACCCCATCCACCATTGGCTACAAATGCCTCCTTTGCCTCCATCTGAACTCTATCCTTAATCTGATAGCTTATCTTGACCTTTTCCTCATCAGTCAGAACCTCATCTAAAGCTATCCTTATGTCAAGAATTTCCTGGGCATGCAATTTAATACTTTCTTTGGCATGAAGTATCTCCGATAACCTCATTAAATTTGAATGTGTCATGTTTTGTTGTTTTAGGGTACTTAAAGTGTATTTTTTGTTGTTTTCAAATGTGGATAACTAATTATCTTTTAGCAGATGATATAGCTCCCTGAAGGAAATAAGATATAAAGTCCTTGCTACTTTTGTCATTATTCCTTCCTTAGATATGATATACCATCCACCTTGTGATCTTACTAAGGCATTTCTTAGGCCATTAAAGGCACAGAATGAAGTGATAGCTCTTGTAGATAGTACTGGCTCATCAGGATCAATAGTCCTATACCTGCCACTAATCCAGATTCTTGTTTCCATGTTTAATGTATTTCAGAATAATTATTACCAAAATCAATACTAATACCCAACTTAACATTGAGCTTTAGCTGCTCATTTACCTCATCTATAGCTTCAAGCAGCTTAATTTTAGTGCACTCCTCTTCTCCTTTCTTAACTGGAAAGATGATCTCATCATGGAACTGGCCACAGATTCTAATGCCTTTTGCTCTTACTTTCTTTATCCAGCAGTCAAAGCAATAGACTCCAGTTCCCTGATTCAGAGTGCTGAACCTGTCCTTGAAGGCTCTTAGGCTATACCACAGTTGTGATACTGGATTGAATAGCCACATCTGCTCTCCTATGGTCTTGGTAATGCTATCTTCAGCCACTCTTTTCACTGACCAATTTCTCTTCCAGTATGTCACATGGAGCTTCTTGGCCTCAGACATTGAAAAGCCTCCTGTCAGGGCCAGTTTAGCCACCCCTGCACCATATATGCCACCAAAATTTACCTTCTTTGCTTTGGCTCTAATGGGCTTGTGACTGACACCCTCTTTTCCCTTTGTCCTTTCATATAACTTATGCTCTTCAGCCTGCTCTGGTGTCAGCATCCCTGCCAGCACTGCGATATCCAGATGTGGATCAAATCCATCCTCCATCATCTCCTTTACATACTCAGGATCATAGAAATACATGTAGTGTCTCTTGGTATTATCCTCCAATCCTTTCATATCAGAGCCACAGAGGACATAATCCTCACTGGGGGCTATTAAACAGCTTCTCACATATTCTCCATATAGTTTTTCTGAAGTTGGCAGATTAACCAAGACAGCATGTTGAAACCTTAAAGTATTGGTGAAGCCCTGTGTGCCTGCCACCAGATACCCATCCTTATCCACATCTCTTAGAAATCCCTGAAGTATTCCCATCCTGCTGCCAATGGAATAGAGACCATTTAGTTCTCCCAGTTCTGGCATGTTCTCCACCAGTTCCATAACACTCTCTGTGAGTTCAGCTTCAGGAGTGCTAATCTGTGGTATCCTTCTCATGGAACCATCCAGCTCCCTGATATACTTATATAAGTCAGGAACCCATCCAAGACTAAACAGCCATGCTTTTATCTGCTGATGTGATCTTGGATTCCCAGGTTTGCGGCTATGCTCTACCTGTATTGTTCCCATGTGATAAGATGGCAATCCCTTAAGCTCAAGCAGGTCTAACCATTTTTGTCCTGCTATTGATATGCTCTCATCTTTTCTGTACAATGTCTTTGGCCTTGCCACCAGCTTGTATTTGATATCAGGAGGCATGAGGGCTGACACTGCCTGTTTCTTCTTCTGATATTCATCCTCCAAATGAGCCAGATTATCCCTACAGGCTTGTTCATCCAGTTTCCATCTCATCTCTACCTGCTCTCTTGCACACTCCATCTTGAACATCAGGTAATTTATCAGCCTGTCAATATCATCCCTGTTATCATTGTAGATCAACCTGAGATGATAAATGAGATTATAGAACAGGGCCACATTGATCCTCACATCCTCACTGCACCTGAAGACATAATCCACAGTCTCCAGATTAGTCCAATCATCTATGGGAGGCTTTTCAATATGGAGATCATATCCCCACTCTCCCAGAGCATGTGAATCTCTTTCAGGATGGATATATCTTGATAGTCCTAAAGTATCAATAGCCCTGCCCCTGTATGTCACTCCCAGTATCTTCTTCACTGCTGGAATATCAAACTCAATAATGTTATGACCTACTATTACTTCCTCCTCCTCAAAGAACCTTCTCATGTCCTCATAGTTAAGCAGAACTAACTGTTCTTCTTTACCATCTCTGAATCTTGTGGCACAAACACAGTGTATCTTGGTAATAGTATCCAGTAAGCCATCACTTTCAAGGTCAACTACACTGTAATTCATAGTAAAAGTTTTTTAGTTACTTGAACATTGATCTGGGGCAGATAACAACATTACCTACTAACATGACTGGGATAGGTAAAGTCACTAATGCTGTAGCTTTAGGATTAGGAGCAGACTTCTTAAATCTTCCATCTTCATCTACAATCATGATCATCCCTTTCTCCTTTGTCTTCCACACTACTTCAATCATGTCACATTCCATGTGCTTATACAGCTCATCAAAGCTGAACCACTTGCTGTTAGCAGGCTTAATCTCCACCTCTGTGCCATCAGGCTTGATTAGTCTTGCATTCATTTTCTTGGCTTTTGTCTGGTGGGAGAAATAGATGTTGTGGTCACCCTGTAGATCACTGGCCCTGTAATAGAATTGCTATCATCCTGAAACAGGGCTGAGCTTGAGTTCAACACCCTGAGAGTGGCCTGTGCACTTGCATAAGCTGCCTGTCTTGTAGTAAAATTCTTAGTCCATAGCTCTTTGTTGTTGATACTCATAATAATCAGGTTGAATTTGTCTTTGATTCTTCTTAATCTGAACATAACTGTTGATTTAATGTGTTATTGATCTGGTTTTGTAAATCCACTTTCATAGAAACGTTTAATGATTTGATCTTCTTCCTGTGTGAGCATAGGAGTATCAGGAGCTTCTCTGAATTTTTCTCTTAATTTCTGAGCATACAGTTCTGATATCTTCTTCTCCTCTCCAAGTAATTCCTCCTGCATCTCCTCCTCCAAAGTTTTTCTTGCCAGCCTGACATAATCTATCTCAGCTCTTAAATGCAGGGTATTCTTCATCTTATCAATCATTCTTAATATGATAATAAAGGTGACCAAGCAGGCTAAGAACAGGGCAATGAGACATAGCCAGATGGCATTGATTTCTACAGTTGCATCCATAGTTTTAGTTTTAGGCTTTGAAATAATGAATTACAATCTTATCATCCAGTATCATCAGTGTCCCAAGATAGTCTTCAGGGAATACCTCTTCTGGTATCCCTGTACCAATGGCTCTGATAACTACTGGAATTGTTCCCACTCTCAGCTTCTCTTCAAATGCATACCAGAATACTCCTATGCCCTTCTGAAAGTCAATCTTGAGAATTTTATAATCCTCCGGTAATTTATACCCTTTTGTTTCTCCCAGCATGGGGAGGACTTCTTTGTGTACTGTCATTGCTTTGATTTTTGTGGTTAATTAATTTTTGAATCATGACATGGGCTTCCTCCCCAAACTTAATCCTGATATAGGCACTCATGGAGATATTATCAAGACCCTTATATCTTGCTATCTTGCCATTGTAATCAGGATCATACTCTGTCAGCATATCATCCAGCTTTATGAGATCAATCTCAATCTGGTGGGTGACCAGTGACAATGTCCCATCAATAGGCATTCTGAATCCAAAGAGTTTATTTAGCTGGTAGATCATTTTATATCTCCTGCTATTGCTTGCTACATCTACACTCATTTTACATTATTTAAGATGACTAAATCTGATGACCTTGTGACAGCAGTGTACAATAATCTTGTTCTCTCTTCTGTATTCTTATTCATCATCATGTCTCCTATGTTTAATACTGCTTGTCTGTAAGTTGAGCCTTGGGATTTATGCACTGTTATACTATGATTGTACTTAATATCTGCAAATTGCTCCTTGAAGAATGTCTTGCCCCTGTATCCCCATCCATGCTTTGCACAGTTATTGGACAAGATTTTGAATACATGATCAAACATGGCCTCTGACTCCTCATGGATCACATTGAAGGCATCATTGATCCTGTAATACTTCATCTTGATCCTGTCTGTGGTGGTAAGGGGCTGATTCATGCTATCATATTTTGTAGCCTGCTTGGGGACACAGATATAATCAGTGACAACAGCAACATCCACAATCTTCTCCTCTTTATTAGTGTAGAAGCTGCCATAAGGAGAATTAAATACTATGGTCTCATCCTTCTCTATCTTCTTTGGATTACCATATCTGCGCTGCCTCACTAACCTGTTCATTTCATCTACCACCCTGTTAGTCCATGCTAAGTATTTCATCTCATCAGTGCCATTGACTTCAGCCAAATCTTCTATCAGTCTCTCCCTGTTATCATCATAGACATATCCTTTGCCATCAATGAGAAATGGAGTCTTAAAAAATATCATGTCCAGATCCCTGCTTAATTCAATGATGGGATTACCTGCACCCTGCCTTACTATCTCTGTCAGCTCTATGACAGGATAATCTTTCAGGAATACAGGAGATGATACCTCGCCTACTGGATTAATTTGCTTATCATCTCCTATATAGATGATTGGAATTCCATAGTCATCCAAATAACCTTCAAGATATTCCTTTTCACCTTCCTCATTGATGATCTCTCCTCCCTCAATTTGTGAGTTAAGCATTGATACTTCGTCTATTACAGCAAATTTACATTTGGAGAATTCATCCTTTTTACTGAACATTTGCTTGTAACATTCCTGCCCTGTCTTATTGTCTACCCACCTAGCCAGTTTAAGAGCACTGTGAATAGTGCAGAAATTAACTGGACTGGATACCTTAGTCTTCAGCACTGCGAGGGCTTTATTAGTAGGGGCTGTAACATAAACCAAACCATTATTTTTTCTGTAGGGCCATATAGTCCTGTCCTTTAATAAGAACTTGACCAGTTCTCCTGCAAAGAAGGTCTTACCTACCCCTGCACTCCCCTTAATCAGTATCCTGTTATGCCTGCCCAGAGCTTCCAGAGCCTCTGTGAATTTTTCCTGTTGATGTTGTGTTAGCATGATTTAGTCCTCCTTGAATCTGTCTTTTTGTGGTTTAACCTTCATTCCCAGTTTAACTGAATTGTATTCCCAATTGTATAATAATAATTTCCTGGCTTCATCAATAGCCTTCAGGGTATTTCTCTCCTCTTCAGTGACACACTCTTTAGGAACAATAAATATCAGCCCTGTTATCCTTGACTTCAGCCAATTCCTCTGTCTTGCTATTTCAGCTTTAGTAGGTGCTGCCATGATTATTTATTTTTAGAATTAAACCAGATAATGAAATCATAAATGGCATTGCGCATATTAGCCATATCATAGGCAATGAGAGATGTTATAAATCTGCTTCTCATGTTTGATACATTGGAGAGCAGTACAATATCCTGCATAACAGAATTGGTAGTGTAGAACTTAGCCTTGGGAGCTTTTGCCAGACATATCCTGAAGGCTATGAGCAGGTCTGTCTCTTTTGTGGGATTAGAGACTGTGCCTCCACAGAACTTGATAATGACTGCATTCATTGCATGATTCCTGTCCTTTACTTCCTTAAGCATTCTTTTGACATCAGCTTTAGCTTTAGCCAGACTCTTATCAGCAGTAGTCTTCACTGTCTGTGATCTCCCCTTGAATGGGGGGATTGGTTTTTTCTTTTTTGTCTTTGCCATTTGATTGATTTTGTAATAAGTAATTTAAAAAAAAAGGTCAGGCTTAATCAGGCTATACTATGGTACACCATGACAGAAACCATAATTCACCTTTTGAACCTGACCAGTAATATTAGTCAGTGAATTCATTATCCGGAAACATAGTCTTCAGCTCCTTATATGTCATAATCAGGCTATCCTTGGGTAAATCTTTATTACCTTTACCATCATATAATATACTGGTATGAATTATAAAGGGTCTGCCTGTGGTCATATACTCTGCTGGTATATAATTGTAGGAGACCTTACCCTTAGTGTAATTGCTTCCAAATAAGACGTTATCATCTTTATCAAACACTTTCTTTAACAAGTTTTCCGGGAATGCTTTGATTTCTGCTTTCTCAGCATTGGGAGATAATTTTTTGACTTCTGTGCCCATAGATTTAAATTTTTACAATGACAGGTAGTAATAAAAATAAAGGGGGGAGCTAAGATAAATGATATATCTCAACTCCCACACCTTCATTCACTGATCAATAGAGGACTACACAATTAAATGGTCTGGTTTGCCATAACAGAAGCACCAGAAAGCTCCGCTTGCAATAATGCCGATACATAGGGTGTATCAATGTGTCTTGCATCCACATCAGCTTTAGGAGAACCCCAGAAAAATGTTCTGCGATATTGCACTCTGCCAGCTTTATCCAGCACCAGTTTGCCAGCAGTACCATCTGCAATGGTAGCAGGATTTTCCGGGAACCTTACAGCTTGTGTAGCTGCAAAATCATCCAGTGTTCTGAGCTTTGCATTAATGGCATATATCTGGTTCTCATCCAGAATTGGCCTGCAGCTCAAAGCCTTATAAATGCAGGCTCCATTTGCATTTGCCTTTTCAATCCTTGCCTGTACTTCTGCAACAGAAATACCTTCAGGGACTAAAATCCAGGCTACCCGATTTTCCACAGATTTAAAATCCTGTGTGCTGAAACCAAATTCTTCATTGATGAAGATATTGTCCTGCATGTTGGAAGCAGTCTTTTTAGAAGGGTACTGAGAAAGTGTTTCCACAGATTGCCTGATCTGTGCTGTGAGTGTTCCTTTCTTCTGGAACTCACCATTGTTAGAAACTTTGTCCAATGTGATTTGACTTGGGGTGATAGTAGTAACTACACCAGATGCGGAAGTTGTTTGCATAAAACTTAATTTTAGTTTTTGTTTTGAATTAGAAAAAATTGTCTTTTTGAAATGATTATATTGATCAGCTAATTGTGTACATGTTGTCCAGAAAGTGCTCCAGAAATTCTTGAAACTATGCATGTTTCAAGTAATTCGTTATAGTGCTGCTGGGATTAGTGGGGGTTGGTAGGGTATGGAGTGAAAAAATACAAAAAGAAAGGCCAGTGTAACAACTCACTGGCCTTTTACATGGTATCAAACATTCCTAAACACTTAGGCTCTTTAATTATTTGCTTTAAAAAAAAAGTCTTCAACTGTGCTATGACACTGGCCTTGAAGGTTGCTGTCAAAATTACACCAATACCTGAGAAGACTCTGTGTTTACCATCATCTTGAAAATGTCTAAAAGGTTGGTTGATGGCTTTACCTTTCCTTTTTCACCGATTAATGCTTATTGTGGGATGATATCACTAAGGATACATGTGCACTTACACATTAAGGGGATAACTTTGAAATATTTTCTGCTTCCAGCTTATCTTCAAGGTCTGCTACTTTGATGAGAGGCTCAAAGTTATGGTATTTGAATAATGTTGGCAGCTCCTCTATTGAATACAGTGACATGAAGACCAGATGGATTCCATACTTGGTATATAACTCTTCCATTGCTGTCATTTCATCTAATGTCTCAAAGGTTTCACCTTTTACTACATCAGGTTGTCTTTTATCCCTGAACAGGATATGATATTTGGGCATAATTGATGATTTTAATTGTTGGTGGGTTTAACAGGCACAATTTTTACATAGTCTTTCAGCTTGCGGGTTCTGTATTCAAGTGGGCATTGACCACACTCACATTGAATAACAACATACTCTCCATATATATCACCTGCTATACCATAATAGTTAGTTTTCAGGTTTAAAATGAAGTTACCTACTTCAGGCTTGTCTTTGGATACAAAAAATTGCTGGCCATCTATGTCTATAAAATATGGTGATTGACTTGACATGGTGTATTTTTTTAAACTTCTACTCTACATAGGCCCCAGGTTTACCCTGAAGGAGCATAGTTCCAACTGGAGTTCCAACAGGAGTCACAGTTGAGACTAATCCACTTCAAGGTGAACCAGGAGAGGATGTACAGTCATGAGTTGATATTATTGTTTAGTTCTTTTGTTTGAATCCTTGTAAAGGTTCTTTTCTCTTCTTTCTTCTCTCACTCCCATCAGGTAATGATATAAAAAATAAGCTCCAAGGATACAAGCTACATAGAATGCACCTATTAATGCATTATATAGTGATACTGGGCCATATTCAATGTCATAATCGTAATACATAGTTTTTTGTTTTTTTAAGTTGGTGAAATTGGTGAAATTGATTGTCCATCCTGAGCTGCTGAAATTCCCATCTGGCTTCTTATTGCATCCATTGCAATATCTTGTCTTAATTGGTGATACTGCATTTGTCTTAGTAATCCTTCATCAACCTGATTGCCATATTGCTCTATTACCTCACCAATTGATAAAACTTGTGTGGATGTTGAGGATTCCGGGTATTCATAAATCATACCATTGGCATCAGTGTTTATGACTTGAATGCCTGTTGTACTTAACTGTTGCTGCCATACAGCAAGATCAAAATCAGTGTATTGAGGAATGGCATCTACATTCATCCTGATATTTGATATCCTCTGTGTATCAGGCCCACCCCATTTCTCTGCTCCCCACTCTTGAAATACAGGCTCATTGCAATCAGGACATTTATTGAACTTGTAGCTGTCAAATTTGATACAGCAATTTTTGCAGATGTGCTTCATCATGGCTGGTTAATTTAGGCATAAAGATAGAAAATAATGAAAAAAGCAGGATATAGAGATATCCCGCTTATTTAAATCACCAATTTTAATCTTTACTATGCCAGTAAAGTAAGTTTAAGGCTTTTTGTTATTATCTTCTCTGTGTCTTGTGTTAATTGCATCAAGGACTACTACCATTGCTAATAATAATACACCAATTCCTCCCATAATAATATAGGAGTCAACAAAGCACAGACAGAGTATGGCCAATATGATGAGAATTGTTTTCATGATCATGATGTTAATTGATTTAGTAATGAATGACTGATTAAATATAGGAAGAGTATAGAAATACTCTTCCTTATTCTTCTAAACACTCTAATTGTTGGCACTCCAACTTTTTTATAGTATTCCTACTAAATCTTTTGGTTCATCTGCACAAATATCTGCCATCTCTGCATAATTGATAATGTCACTGAGTTCATTATGGGCATAAGTGATCATGTAGTCTTCATTGCCATGATAATCTCTCATAGTGGTCAGCAGGTCAAGGATTTGATAAAGGGTGTGTACTTCATTCTCATGAGAGTAGTCACTGTTGAATGATCCATCAAAGCTGGCATTCTGTAACAGGACAGAACTGGCAACAATATGAGGGAACACCTTGTATGGGCCATTCCAGTATCCTGAGAGTTTCTCATATACCCTGTGAAATTTACGAATTTGTTTCTTGATTGATGCTAATGTCTCTGGTGACATAACAGATGCTTTTGCTTGTGCAGGCTTTTTAACTGATTGCATAAAATTAAAATTGATTGATTATTGAATTGATTTAAAGAATACTTGTATTGCGGTTTAGATAGTCTCTGAGTTCATCAATGGTGATGTATCCAGAGGATATCAATTGGCCTATTTTATCTACAGGTGGAATTTCTTTGAAGGATAATCCTGCTTCAGACATTAGTGTTCTTATTTCTTCAAGTGATTTAAATCCCATGTGCCTATGCTGCATAACCTCCTTTTCAGTGAGTTTGGTAAGATCACCTAATATGTTGATCTTAAGATGGTGTCTTAGTATATTGTAACACCTGACACTGAGATCAAGGTCTTCTATTGATGTATCAAAATGTGATGACATGATTAATTATTGAATTGATTTAAAAAATACTTTTATTTGACACCATCAATTAGAAGCCTGTCATAACAGGTTGTACACTTGAAATCAAGATAGATGGTATTGTGGCCAAAATAACCCTTTCCTACCCACTGGTTTGGAGTTCCTGCTGAACCATTGTAATTCTTTCTTGCAAAGACCTCATTCAGGGTGAAGGTTAAATCTGGTGCCAGCTTTATCTTGGTAAAAATATATTCCGGGTTGCAGCAATCCTTAAATCTCATCCTGAGTGTACCATCTGCATTAGCTGTGACAGTAGTGATAAATGAATTAGAGCCAACTCTGTAAACAAATTGCTTGTAAGTTCCCACAACATCTTTTGATAAAACATTCTGGTCAGTGGAATTATTGCCTTTGTTGCAGCTCATAGTGATAGTGCCTAATACAAATAGGCAGATTAATAACTTTTTCATTAACTTAAAAATTGATTGATTAAAAAAAAATAGGTATAATCCAAGTCCACCATAGGATGAGACTTGCAATTCTCATCCTTGCAGGGGAAGACTCACATTGCAAGGGTTTAAGCCTTCTTGGATGCTATGGTAAGATTATACCTAATAAGTTGAATTATTTCGGGGCATGATGCTGGCATTTATCACCGGCAACTTTTACTGTCATTTTACAGGGGATCTTCTTTGAAGTCATTACACCACATCTGGGAGTTAGTGGTGAATGATGTTTGCAAAATCCATCTGCTAATGTCATGGTTGATTTACAGGGCTGACCTTTAGTTGTTGTGCCTTTGCATGGGTCTTTGGCAAAGCTGGCTATACTAATTAATAGTATAGCAAGTAAAAGCGGGAGTTTACGGATCATGAGTTTATTTTAATAAATTTTAGGTCTGGGTTTAGTCCTTACTGGAGGAAGATCATGTGTCATAAAGAAATGAAACATATCCACATAAGCAGTTAATCTTCCAATGACTGTCACTGTATAATGCTTATCATTAATCTCCTCTGTAATCAGGCTTCTGTAAAAGGAATGATGAGTCATTTTAAAATGAGCCAAATCCAGTAAATCAATCATGTCAGTGGTGTTACCACCTCTTGCTCTCAGGTCATGAATGATGGTATTGATTAGCTGCTTCAAATACTGATCCAGCTCACTCTTTTTTTGTAGAGTAAGCTGGGTATTTGGGACGGTGGGAAATAATTTAAATTCCATGTTTGCCAAAGATTTTTAAATAAGAGTATGTAATGTAAGAGTTCTTCCTGAACATTAACCAGCTCTGATCAATTTGCCTGAAGCCAAAGCCCTCAATGAGGTAAGTATCTCCATCACTGATGTCCACAATGATATCTCCAACAGAAGTTGATCTGTGTCCACCTAATGCATAGGTGGGATTTAAATCATTCTGGGTCATTCTGAATACATCATGGAGATCAGGGACATCAATTTCACAAATCTCTTCATACTCATAGAAATTGGGTTTGCACTGGTAGTTGAGGTGTCCACCTCTTGGGTGGAACACCTTGAATCTGTGTGTGGTCATGGTAGGTAGGGATTAATAATTATTTAATTTTTATTAGTAGTTAATCTTCCATTTCATAGCATACTGCGTAGTTATCATACTTGACAAAAATCCAAAAACTTTTATCAGTGTAATCAAGAACAAGCCTTACTTGGCAGGATTTTCCATCTTTATCCCTGCATACATACTCATTGACCTGTTCAGTCTTGCTTTTTGGCAGCTCAAGTTTTTTGATATACCTGAATGAGGACTGGGCTTCATTTAGAATATAAAGCCTTCCGGGTTCCATAATAATCTTCATCCTTTCTTCTTCGCGATTATCATATTCATATTGATTTGTCACCTCACTCCAGTAACCAATGGTTACATGTTTAGTGTAGATGACTTTGGGTTCCTGTGCCCTGCTGACTATTACAAACAGGATTAGGAATCCTGCAACCATACTTAACTTTTTCATTTGTACTTTGATTTGATTGATGATTTAAATAATAAAAGTAACCCCGGACATTATCCTTTTTCATACTTAGTTATAAGTATTACTGGAGATAATGCCGGAGCTATGTGAAGGTTTATCCCTACTACCTACAAGTTGCGCTAGTTTATATCAGCAAGGGAGTTCCTGAATTTGCTCAATAGTCCATAATTTCATGTAAGCCTTACCCAACAGCATTCCCAGCATTATTAATTGCTGTGATGTGTACTGGTCAGGTATGATCATGAAATAGCACACTTCTTCATTTACTAATCTTCTCTGAATATCAACATCAGGAAAATCATTGTTGAGTGTGTTGACTGTTGGAAATAGCATATCATAACTGATTTGATGCTCCATATATCTGGTGTTTTGGTGATTTAAAAATATAGCCTGCACTCTCCTGGCCTGTGGCCTGAATGCAGGGCTTTTGATATACAATAGTACTTGGATACTATAAGATTGTTATTAAATAATCCAATGGTTACACCAGTAGTGTCTGTCCAAGGACACTCACTGCCTGCCATTGAATAAGAGCCTATATTCCGGTACTGGGTATATCTTCCAGTTCCTTACATTCAGCCCTTTTGGTTTATTAATATATGAACCCTTATGGGTTATAATCAAATTAATGAAAATGAAAATGAAAACAAGGCTGCTGATCCATGTATTAGTGTTGCATTGCTGTCAACTCTGAACATATAGCACTTTATAGCACCTTGAAAAATCAATCCTGAATAAGAGTGGCTTGCTCAAGATTCATCTCCCACTCATCAGGGTCAGTGGCCTCAGGATGGCCTTTAAGCAGGTCTGCATAAGCACCTTCTTTGGTGGTATGCCAGCTTGTTAAGGGATGGATGACACATGAATGAGTCTCTTCCCAGTAATAACGGTAAATGGTCATAAACAAGGATGCCCTGTTTTGTCAGAGCAATAATTTAAAAAGAAAGACAGGCTACGGTGCTTTATTACACCAGAACTCCTGTCTTATTGCTGTATCCCATGAGGGCCACCCCACAGGTGAAAGTTGTATGTACACTCAGGCAGTATTGGCCCACTTACCTGAATGGAGGGTTTATTTTCCAGCAATCATACAACAAGACTGCTTTATTTTATCCCTCGGTTTTGTTCTTAAATGAAATGAAATTAAATATAGTGCTGGTTCTCCCACTTTTTCTCCTTTTGGAATTTATTTTAATTCTACTCAGGATTACAGTCCAGTTTTTGATACTCCATGATTACTTCTTATCATGTTTCTCTCACCACCTTCTTTTGGGATTTGGACACTATGTTTAAAGAAGTTTAAAATACTGCATGGCCCCTGCCTTTTTTAGGGTGTTTCTAATGCTGTCATCCAGTGACAGTAGGATTATTCACTACACCTTGTGCACTTAAGTGTGTGTACCACAGCAGTATTTTAATATTTTATTCCTCTGTAGAGACTAAGAAACCAAAGATATTGTGAAATTGCTCTGATGTCATGTGATCATAAGCATATTCTTCTCCATCTGTAGAAATGTATCTGCAAGAGATATAACCACCAGGAGTTACATTGATCTGCTTGATGACAATCTGTGGCATAGGGCTTGGACACTCCATTCCATCACATGTACATTCACCATCACATTTGATGTGATTTAGATCTTTGCAGATGTGGCCAGTTGGAGGTTGAGCAAATGCTGCAATCCTTAATTTGGCTTTAGGTTTCATGTGACCAGATTTAGAATCACAGGAAACTAAGGAGATGAGTACTGCTAAAGCTAAGCAGAACAAGATAGTATGAATTGTATAGCTTGCTTCTGGGTTTGATGATTTAGATGTCTTTTTCATGAGTAATGAGTTGGGTTTAGAGTATGATTAAAATGGTAATTCTTCAATAGTTTCATAGGTATCAAAAAATAGGACTTCCCACTGCCAGTCTTCCTCATTGAACTTCATTAGATAATGAGCTGGTTTGACAATCATCTCTTCATAGTCAATGTAATCAGAAAGAATGGGTTCCTGAGTCTCATCATGATGGGAATTTACCCAGTTTGTGATGTGATAGAGGACAGGATTGAGTGTGTTGCTGGAATAGAGCTGTTTTAGCTTTGTCATTTGATTAAAATTATAGGTGATTGAGAAACTATGAGATAAACTTGGCAACTGTCATCCAATAGCCAATCTTTCTGCGTAGTATAGGTGCACAATGGGTGATAATACCATTTTGGATAACAAATCCTGCACACAGATAGGTATTAGTTACCTGATAGAGTCCATCTTTCATAATTAAAGGCTATTAAAATTATAGTTAAGGCAAGATTTGCATGTTTTTTAGATGCACAAATAACTAATCACCAGGTACTGAGCAAGTTAGCTATGCTTTTAAGCCTCAAAGTGCTCCGAGTTTAACCTAATAGTTAGCATTAACATAGCATTCTGGTAATGGCATCGGAGATTAGTGGGGGTTGTTAGGGTATGGAATTATATACCCAATTTAACCTTATTCCTACCCAATATACTTTAACATTTCATTAACAATAACTCCAGTCTCTCTAATCTTCTTGACCTCCACTCTCTCTCCTACTTACTAACATTTGTAAGCCATCAAGTACAAATACTCACTTTTTACCGTATTTTTCCATGCCAAAATAGTAAAAATACGGTGCAACTTTTTTCATTAATCCTTTGATTATCAATCTATTAACTTTGCGGAAAACGATTTCCCCCCTGCACCCCCTTTTTTTATATAGAATAGGGGAAGATGATTAGGAAGATGATTTGTTGTGTGGTGGGGAGAGGGTATAAGTGGTGAGGGAGAGGGTGAATGACTGTAAGTTATGGTATTTTTCTGACATTTCCAAATATATTTATTCACAATAACCTATCTCCCTTTTCTATGAAGGCAATAAAAAAAGAAGGATACACCTCTTATAGGTGTACCATTCTTAACTCATTTCCCAAGGAATTCATCCCAAGGAGTAGGAGGAGTATTCCTATTCCTCTTACCAACTGCCTTGATGACCTGCTCAGTGAGATTCTTCAGCTTATCTGAAATCAGTTGGGTATGACCTGCTGCTGTGATAGGCATGAAGAATGTCACTACCCACTCTCCATTCCTGCAATCACACTCTTCCCATCTTACAATGAATGGATAATGTTCAAGAGTAGCAGGAATAACAGGAGTGCTAAATGCATCTAGAGTAGACAGGTAATCAGAGAAGGCATACATCTCAGGAGTCCAGCTTGACATAGGAAGAAATTGTAATTGCATAAAAGACTAATTTATAGAATTAAAGAATGGTGAAATTAAAAGTGAAAGTATCTTGATAGCCTACTCATCCCATAAGGACAGTAAACTGCATTGCCTCAAATCATTGCTGTCTGAGTTTTACCAAGATACTTGTTACTACAGTAAACTGTAGCCTGATAGGGACTGCACCAACTAAATGGTCTGGTTCTATCTATGACTAATTTAAAAAAATAGCTTGACAGGTACAGGTGTATCTGCTACATTGTTCATGTGCTTCAACCTTTCACCATCAAACTAATTTAAAAAAAAGGACTGCTGTTGCAGCCAAGAATTAGTGGGGGTTGCTCGGATATGAAACCAGAAGCAGAAAAGATTAAAAAACGAAGGGGAGAAATTCCCCCCTTCGTGAAGGGCCACTCTTAGAGTGTACCCAAAAGTTCCTTAGGCGTGATGATCACAATCCTGGTGTAAGGCAGCTTACTAGCATCTGTAGGAGTAACCGTAGATGTTTTGTAAGCCAGCTTATCGAAGGACTTGTCAGCCACAATGATGTTATACACATCATCATGCATGGTGACCCTGACCCTATTGGTATCGTCCCAATGAGACACCCAAGGTTGAGGCAGATTCTGCTCATCAACCTGACGTGAAATGTTAAGAACTGGGATACCAATAGCGAGTTTGATCTGAGAAATGTTCATAATAATGACATTTAAATTGTGAAGGAAATATGTAATACCAAGAATTAATGGGGGCTGATAGGGTATTGTGTGTATACAGTTAAGATGTACATACATTGTACAACTGTTCAGTCTGTACCACACAGTGATGAATGATTGATCTAAGATTAGTGGGTGCTGGTAGGATGTTCTGCACCCTACCTGTCATGAGCTATCACTACACTAGGTGTGTGTAGCCACAGGAACACTCATGATATATTAGCAGCCACGGAAAAGTGCCTCTGCCTATGATGGCGGGGGAGTCTTTGTCCAAGGATTAATGGGGGCTGCTCGTGTAGGGTGGATCACCTTCACACTCCTACTCTAAAATTTTTTTATACTCATCTTAATACCAAAAAAAATTTTAAGTGTCTCATTGACCTTACCTTTGTCTCTCTTATCATCTGGTTGGTGATAAAGTTTTCATTTTTCGTAGTATATGTTTTTTTTAAAATTGGTTCACCCTCTGTTTCTACAGGGGGTTTCCTTTTTGACTATCTTTAACCTTATTTCATCTACTATGCCTGATGATTTCAGAAATTGGAACACGATTAATACAATGGTCTACAGGATGTGGGATCAGTTCATCAAAAATCCTGACTCCAACCAGATCATAGGCTCTAACCTCACCCCTCCCTTGACCAATGATAACATTCAGGCAGCAGCCAGCCCTCTTTACTACATCTTAGGTGACGGAGTTAAGAAAATTACCATGTCTTCCTCTCCTCCCTCCAGCCCTGAACCCGGAGATATCTGGATTGATACCTCTTAAGTCTCACCTCCTCCTCACCCCTACTCAGGTTTACCCTGAAGTGGCTTAGTTACAATTACCACTCATCTACTAATACTTAAATAATCTCTCATGAACTCAGAAAAACTTAATATCAATGACAGCTTCAACGCTAATACCATCAAATCTCCCACTCTCCCCATTGATCACCTTGATCTTAAGGGAAAATATCACTTCCAGTGCTTTGATTGTCATGGAAATCTCAAATGGGAGGACACTATTGATAACCTCGTTGTCAATGTTGGAAAGAATCTCACCCTTGATACAATCATGGCAGGTGCAGCATACACTGTAACAGGCCCTTTCATGGGTTTGGTCTCCTCAGTTGGCTATTCTGCTATAGTTGCAGGTGATACAATGGCTTCACATGCTGGTTGGACTGAAGCTGGACTGGCTAATGCCCCAACTTACACAGCCCCACGCAAAACTGTAGTCTTTAATGCAGCCTCAGCAGGCTCAAAAACCACAACTGCAGCCCTGTCTTTTGCCATTACTGGTGCCGGCACTGTAAAAGGAGCTTTTATTGTCCTTGGAACAGGTGCAGTCTCTACCATTGACAACACTGCTGGAGTTCTCTTCAGTTCTGGTCTCTTTACTGGTGGTGACAGGCCAGTGGTGAACACAGATACTCTTAATGTAGCCTATACAGTTTCAGCTTAAACCCCCCTCCTCCTGCCATGCCCAGAAGATTAGAGATGGTTATATCACAGAATGGAGCAGCTACCGGAAGAAATCAGGGAGCATGCACTTATTATCTTATCCAGACTCCTACTGGTGTACTGTACTATGTCTACATTGATGCTGCTGCGGATATAAGCTTTAAAAAGTCACTGGATGGAGGATTTACATGGTCAGTGGGTACAGTTGTTTATACAGGTACAGCTTTTAACCTGTCTGTCTGGTATGATAAGTGGTCAGGACTGTCCTCTGGTCTTATTCATTGTTCTTTCGTGGAAACAGTAGGGCATGATTGTCTTTATCGCACTATAGACACTGACTCTTCAGATACTCTCTCAACTACTTCTACTGTTATCTTTGCAGGAGCTTCAGCAGTACTGGCAGGAAGCTTCATGAGCATTACCCGTAGCAGGGGAGGAAATGTATATTGCAGGACTCAAATAGATAATGGCACTGAAGGAGGTTTCTTCAGGCTTACTAATGCCAATGTCCCAAATGGTGTATGGGATACCAGAACAATCAATGAAGCTGCTGCAACCACAGATATGATGATTCTTATGCCGGGTTTTGCCACTGATAACAATGACATTATCGGCATATTCTGGGATATCTCGACTAATGAAGTTAGCAGACAGCTTTATGATGACTCAGCTAACACTTGGGCTGAAACTTTAATTTCTGCTTCAATGGCTGATAGTCCTGCATCCATAGCCTTCTCTAACTTTTCAGCAGTACCAGACCTTACCAATTCCCGTATTATTCTAACAGCATGGAATGGGGTTGATACTCTCAATGCTGACTTACAGGCATGGATAATTACTGAAACAGCTATCACTGCCCTCACTAATGTTGTCAACAACTCAGTGGATGATCAGGGATTATGTGCTATCACCCTTGACCTTGTCACTAACTACTGGTATGTCTTCTATGCTGGTAAATCTGATGGCTCTGAGACATGGCCTACATCAATGAATATGTATTATAAGATTTCAACAGATGCAGGAACAACCTGGGGAGCTGAGACTCTTATGACAAACCAGCAATATAACCTTACAGGGATATATACTGTTCCAAGATTGTACATTAAGCCTAATCCCATCATACTTTCAATAGATGCAAATGCTGATGAATACAGGATATCAGTGGACATAACTAAACCAAGAGCAAGATTGCAATTAGGAATTTAATTAAACCCCCCTCCACTTACTATGGCGGCCCCTTATAATCCACCAAAAAAGAATGAAGATTTCCTGATCAGGATTTCGCTGGAAGACTATGCTAGTGCAGGAGACTTTAAATCCAGTCCTACTATTGCTGCTGGTGATTTCAAGGTCTCTATAGATGGTGGTGCTCTTACTGATCTTGCTACCCTGCCTACAGTATCACCTGCAGCTTCCATATTAGTCCTGCTCACCTTATCTGCCTCTGAAATGAATGGTGATGTAATTACAGTGGTAGCTATAGACCAGACCTCTCCCAAAGAATGGGCTGATTTTGTTCTTAGCATTCCTACTACAACATAATCATAAATGCCAGCAACCTTCAAGATATTCTTCGGTAATATTCCTCCTGTTGCTGGTGGCACTACTTATAATGAAGCCATTACTGAAGCTCTTGCCCTCAGTGATTCTCCTTCCACTACTATTATCATTGCTACTCTCACTATCACTGAAGCATTAGCTCTTACTGATATCTCTTCAGTCACCATCACTATCATTACCAATGTCATTACAGAAACCATTGCGCTTACTGATGCTCCTGCTGCCCCTGTTGGTGGCAGTACATATAATGTATCTGTGTCTGAAGTTCTGTCTCTTGCTGATTCTCCTTCTGCCACTATCATTTTTGTCACTGTATCTGTTAGTGAAGCTATGGCTCTTAGTGATACTCCTTCTGTTACCATCACTATTGCCACTGTTTCAATTACTGAAGCTCTCTCCCTGACTGATGCTATTACTCCTACACAGGTAATGTCTTCATCTGTTCTTGAGGCTATGGCCCTCATTGATGAAATAGTTGGACTCACTGGAAGTGTACCTGCCATAATAGATGAGACCATGACTCTGGCTGATCTTCTCAGCTCATCTCTTATCACTTCAGCCTCAATTACAGAAGCACTTGCTCTGGCAGATGCTCCCTTCAGTTCTCTCATTAGTAACAGAGCTATCAATGAAGCTCTCTCCCTATCAGATGCTCCATCAGCTTCAGGAGCATTCTCAGCCATTATATCAGAGCTGATGGGTCTCACTGATACTATCATTTCCACTAATGTTTACTTAGTCAATATCACTGAACCTCTGACTCTCAATGATAGCTATCTCTCTTCTTCTGCTTACCTGATGGTGATAGCTGAGACTATGACCCTTGCTACTCAGCAAACCAGCAGGATGACTTACTTAGCTCCTCTTGCAGAAGCTCTTACTCTTAGTGATAGTCCTTCTTCTTCTATGTCATTTCTCAGTACTATCATTGAAGCTCTTACACTCTCAGATCTGATATCCTCCCAGTCTGCTATCATTGCTTCCATTAATGAAGCCCTCGCCTTAACCACTACCCAATCAGGTACAGGTTCATACACTATTGTTTTGCTTGAAGCCATGAATCTTCAGGATTACTCCAGTCCACCAGCTAAGATGAAATTCTGGAATGGAGTAGCGTGGCAGGATATTGATGTTTTGGTTGTAAAGACCTAATGAGCTATCTTTAATATGCACTTGGGTAGTGTGTACCCCAGGTTGTAGAAACTTTTGCATATTTTTTTTGTTTTTTGTATTACGGCTTTGTCTTTGATTGAAATGAAAACCCTGTTATTCCTAATAGGGTTTTTTTATGGTACATAAATTGATTTCTTCACAGTACCATCCTTTTCACTTAAGAAACGTCATCAAATGAAACCAACATGAGTATAATCCTATTGTTTCTGATTGTGGTATTATTCGCTGTTTTGTTCTGGGCCAATAATACTTATGTAACCCCCGGAATCCCAAGAATAGCAATCAATATCCTGTTGATCATTATAGGGATATTATACCTGCTTCATATCATGGGAGTGAATACAGGGGTGAACTTCAAGACTTAGGCATAGTAACTTTTTCTTTTGTACCCATCTCCTAATAATCCCTGATAAAGAGTCATTATCAGGGATTCCTATTATAAATCTGACAATACATAAATTTATTTGGAAATTACATTTTAGTATGTAATTTTGCATCAGACTTAAGTAAGATTTTTACATACTAAAATTAAAACTATGAGTATGTTTAAGTTGGATGAGGTGAGTTTCAGCACTTAGCAATGAGACTAAGCAAAGAAGTTACAAGTGCTTAAGTGCTGATATTCCCCCAAACTCTTCCCCTCTCGACATTAAAGTAACACACATTATGCCTATTGAGACAGAACTTACAGGGGAGCAAGCAGTAGAAATAACCAATAGGATTGGAATTAGCAGGATGGTCTTCGATAACCAGTCCTGCTTTTGTTTTCTAAAGGATGGATCAGCTATTGAATTCACCATTGACCTTGACCTGTCCTTATCCAAACATGAATTCAGATTTTTTCATAAGGTCTTCTTACCACTAGACAATAAGCCAGTAATGCCATGATGCCAAAAGGATTGAATATTCCCATCTTCCATGATAATGAGATTACTATGTCCATGACTGCCAACCATGAGGGATACTCTTTACAGATGTGTGATGTCAGGGAGCTGATGTTCTACCAGATAGATGCAGTGGGAATATTCGTTGACATCAATGATGGGAACAGGGACTATGGGGAGATATACAGCAGTGGTAAGAAGTTCATCAGTATTATGCCACAGCACCAGCTAATCAACAGGATAGAGAAACATCTCAAGGCACTCATTCCCCTCACCTTATCCTAGACCAATCATATACTACCAATGGATCAATACATTAGAAAAACATTAAGACTCTCTACTGACAAATACTATGAGATTCATCTCAATCTTATTAATTGTATTCTCCCCATTAAGATGACCCCAAGGGAGATAGAGGTCATTGCTGCTTTCATGGCTCTGGAAGGAGACATAGCCACTTACAGGTTTGGGCCTTCAGCCAGGAAAATTGTAATGGCTAAACTTCATCTTTCTCCGGCAGGATTATCTAACTTTATGAAGTTCTTATTTGACAAAGGAGTGTTGGAAAGGCAAGGGGATATGATAAAAATATACCCCTTGCTTATTCCTAATGTAGATGAACAGAAATATCTGTTTAAATTAGTGAATCTCAGTACTATCACTGTCTCACAAAACAATAATAACCATGAGTAAGACACAGTTAAATGACACACAGCATAATCCCGTAGACATCACTCATCCAAGACCCATGAAGCCTCATGAATATTATAACCTGCATGTAAGACAGGAAGGACAACCAGTTATTACTGAAGCTGAGTTTAATGCCGGCCTCCATAAAGAGGCTGCTTTTGTTGAGGGATTGGATAAGATAGAAGCTGATTTCAATAAGGCTATGGAAATCCTCACCAAAAAATACAGGTAATATGCCCATCTTAACACAGGATCAGGCTATTGAACAGTACTATGAATCAGTAAAAGATCAGTACCCTGACATGGACTTTCTCACCTTCTCTGACATTTGCAGAACTCCTTCAGAGTTTATTAAACACTGCATAAGACAGGATAATATTCCTATCATTCATGTCAAGTACCTTGGTAAGATAAGGACTTACAGGACAAGGCTTAAAAGGATCATATACATATATACAAAAAGGGTAGCACTCAATAAGGATACTCCGGAAATAAGACAGGCTTACATAGATACTATTGATTATTTACGCAGGTACATGAAACACCTTGATGAGTATGACAAAAAAGAGATTAACGAAGAGCAGGAATCTGGTTGACATCTGGCATTACTTCCTTGGTTACTATAGATACTGGATATTCTATAATAATAAACTCAGGTGGATGATGAGAAATCACATACATGAGCAGATACAGTACAGGATAAGATGGATGGATGTTGATTGCTATTCTGAAGGTTCCTGTAAGTTATGTGGCTGTGCTACCACAGCTTTACAGATGGCAAACAAATCCTGTGATAAACCCTGTTATCCTCCTATGATGAATGCTGACCAGTGGAGAAGATTCAGTGTCAATCAGTCAGTGGTGTGCATCAATGAACAGTGTTGGGAGCAGGAATATCAGCAGTTTGGAAAACCTAAATTATTAAACGATAAATCTAAGGTGCATGTTACTGAGAAATTCTATTGATCTTGGCCATGTAAGAGCAGGGCAGACTATCCATGTGAAATTTCCCTATGACTACATGGGTGAAATCCTTGATGTAAAGAGCACCTGTGATTGTGCCACTGTTTACAATGATACAGCCAGTCATGAAATTGTTATCACTTACAAGCCCAACTCTGTACCCAAGCAGTTAATGGTTCAGGGCTGGTACAAGGCTAATAAGACTGTCACTATCCAGTACACTTCTCAGGATGGAACAACAGTGACAGAGGAACTGAAGTTCACAGCAAGGGTAGGAAGATAAACATATACACATGAAAATACTCAGGATCATTAAGTCTTTGTTCAGGGCAGCAGCTCCCATTAACACCCTCACTACCACTACCAAGGAACCTGAGCTGGAAACTCTGCAGGCCAAAGTGATGGAGACTAACTTCTTTATCAGGAAGAACAACTTAGTTGAGGAGTTTGCTTACATTCCTACTCCTGTCTACTCTGCTAACTTTGAGAACCCACAGATCATAGGATGGTTACAGGCTGATGGAAGCATTATTAATAACCAGCCCTTACTTGGTTCACTTATAAAAGAGGAGTACAAGGGATATATGCTTATGGCTGATACAATCAGTGAGATGAAAATGCAGAAGCTCTATGTTGATTATGGTGATACAGATGGTCTTCTCACTATTGAAAAGTATCATGAAGAACAGAAGTTCAAGGAAGCCACTCATGAAGAGTTATTGGCAGATGATGTGGATTTGCTTGAGAATAAGATGCTGCCACCAGCCCAACCTAACACTACTGTACCTTATACAGATGGATTAGATAACACAATTAAACAGACTACAGGATGCTTTGGGAAATAGTTAATGGAGTGCTCATAGTCAGTGAACATGCTCTGATGATAGAACCCTTCTCTTCCATTTGGGAAGCTGATAAGAGTGAAGGTCATTCAAGGGCAAGGCAGTTATTCAAATATGTGGAACTGGTATGCTCACCTAAGAAATCCAATCCTTACTTTGGATATAGTGAAGAGGACAGGCCAGCTAAAGTAAAGAAGGAGGTTTATAAAGACGAACACTATCCTGATACTGACTTCATGATCCAGTGCATTGATAAGTACAAGGAGTTGCTGGATGACTACTCTCCTTCCTATGGCTTACTTACCTCTGGTCTTGTAGCCTCTGAGAAACTGAAGAACTATTTCAATACCTTTAACTTCAGTGAGAGAACAAGGACAGGAATGATGATCATCAAGCCTAAAGAAGTGGCAGCAGCTCTGAAAGAACTGCCTGATGTGGCTAAAGGAGTGGAAATAGCAAGAAGTAAGGTCAACTTTGAACTGGTGGAAGAGTCAAGGACTCGTAACTCAAGGAAGATAGGTCAGTATGAGAGATAATCACCTAACATGTCCAGTTGGCTGAGGGGCTAAAGCACAGGTCTGCAAAACCTGGGACACTGGTTCAAATCCAGTACTGGACTCCAACCTAAAAACATATACTATGTCACACACAGAAGAACTAACAGATGAAGGCAGGCAAATGTGGGAGAACATTGCCAATTATGAAAAGTTGATAAGCAGTAAGTATGTCACTCCTTCTGAGAAGAAGGTAAGGACTAAATTAAACATCTTTGAGATACAGCTTCTCTTCATGAGAGATGAGATCAGGAGGATGATCATTAACTCAACAAGAGTGGTAAGGGACTGTGATGATATCATCAGCACCTACACCTCAAAGGAAGAGTACATAAGCAGTGATGCTAAAGTAGCAAAACAGATCCACCTCAATCTCATAGTAAGGCTTAACAGGCTGCTTGAGTATGAGAGTGTCTTTGATGAACATATTGAATTGACACCAGACAGAGAAATTAATACTTTATTTTATGACAGCTTTAAAAACAGGTAGCCAGTGAGCACAAGGTTTATAACCAATCAGGTCAGGAATGAACAGGGAGTATGGTTAAACACACAGGTATTCAGGGAGGAGGCCATTGGCTTCAGGAAGAATGGATACTATTGTACTGACCCTGAAGGCTCACACCAGTACACAGAGTACTGGGATACTATGCTGGACAGGTGCATCAATGGATACAGTAGTGGTGGGGTGAAGATAACACAACACCACTATTTTTATTTGAACTTCACACAGATCAAGATAGCAGAGGAGAAGGGAGGTAAGATAGCAATCAAGGAGGTGAAAGCTCCTGATTTCTGGGATGGGGACTTTGCATTTTTCTGGGCCATTGAGATAGCAAAAAATGGCCTGTTCACTGATGAGGCTTTAGCTCCTTCCACTAAGGAACAGAGAGCTGAGTACTGGAGACTTGAAGCTGAGAGGGTGAGAATTAGTAATGCTCTTGAAATAAATGATACAACCAATTTCCAGTATGTTGACCCTGATGGTGTACTTAAAAAGAACTCTGATCTCAGAACTATCCTTGAGGAGAAAGTTCTTAAAAGTCTTGCTCTTCCTTTTACCATTGAAGTTGATTGGAGGGATGGAGGACATCACATTATCATTGGTAAATCCCGTAGAAAAGGTTACTCATATAAAAACGGAGCTATCTGTGCCAATGTCTACAACACTATTCGCAAGTCTCAGACTATCATTGGGGCTTTTGACAAGAAATATCTCTACCCTGCTGGTACAATGGGTATGGCTTCTGAATATCTATCCTTCCTCAATGACAAAACAGCTTGGGGAAAGGCAAGGGAATATGTTGATAAGGCAGAACATAAGAGGGCCTCCTTCAGGGAAATGAATGCACAGGGTATGCCAGTGGAAGCAGGCTATATGTCAGAGATAATGGCAATAACATTTGCAGATAATCCTGAAGCAGCCAGAGGTAAAGACCCCAAGGTAGTTCTGTTTGAAGAGTCAGGAGCTTTCCCTAATCTTAAGGAGAGCTTCAGGAAAACCTCACCAAGCCTGTCAGCAGGTAAATATATTACAGGACAGATCATCATCTTTGGTACAGGTGGTGATATGGAATCTGGCACTGCTGACTATGCAGATATGTTCTATCATCCCAAGGAAGATAACCTCATGCCATTTGTCAATGTATGGGATGAGGATGCAGAGAATTCCTGTTGTGGCTTCTTCCATCCTGTTACATGGAACATGGAAGGCTACTATGATGAACAGGGAAACAGTGATATCATAGGAGCAACCAAGGAAGAGAAAACAGTAAGAGCAAAGATCATTGCCAATGCATCTGACTCTGGCTCTATCCAGCAAAGAGTACAGGAGCATCCTTTCAATCCAATGGAGGCATTCTTAATGGTCTCCATGAATGACTTCCCTGTAATTGAACTGCGTAATCAATACAACAGGGTGATGAGAGAGAACCTGCATCTCAAATATGGGCAGGCATGCTTTCTTGAAAGAAGGGAAGTCAATCAACCAGATACCTATACAGATGATGGACATAAAATCCCCGGTAAGAAATACATCATCAAGGCAACACCTGATCTGGATGGATACCTGCAGCCACTCTGGGATTACAAACCAAAGACCAAAGACCTTAAAGGCTCTGTTGTCATCTATGAATACCCAATTCCCAATGCCCCTCGTGGTCTCTACAAGATGGGCTTTGACCCTTACAGACAGGATCAGTCAACCTCTGTCCTCCCTTCTTTAGGCAGCATCTATGTTTACAAAGCAAATCATAAGTTCAGTTATAGCTCCAACAGGATAGTAGCACAGTACATAGGCAGACCTTATGATCCTGATGATGTGAACAGGATATGTGAAATGTTAGCAGAGCTTTATGGAGCAGAGATCATGCATGAGAATGAGGTCACTCATGTTAAAAAATACTTTGAACGTAGAAAAAAGTTACATTTGCTTGCTGCTCAGCCTGATGGTGTTATCTCTAAAGCTATCAACAATTCCAAGGTAGCAAGAGTCTATGGTGTTCACATGGCAGAGAAACTTAAAGATGCAGGAGAGAAATACATTAAGCAGTGGTTATTAGATATACGTGATTATGACGAAAATGGATATGCAGTTCTTAACCTTGAAACTATTTATGATCCTGCATTGCTTGAAGAGTTGATCTTCTACAACAGACAAGGTAACTTTGATAGGGTGATGTCCTTCATGATGGTCATGTTCCAGATAGCAGAAGAAGAAGAGAACAAGGTACATGGTGAGAATAATGGCTCATCCAATGCCAGTGACTTACTTGAAATGATGAAGAAACAATTTAAACATTCAGCCTGATGAACACCAAGTATCTTAACAATAAACAGAGGATAAGTCAGAGAAAGAAAGATGCAAATGATAAACAGTGGTATAAGGATCAGGCAAACCTGTTAGATACTAAATCCTTTAATGGTACAAATTTCATGGCCTTTAGTGGCCTCTCAGAATATAAGCGCAAGAAAGTCAACTATGACTTATTCAATAACATCATAGACATACAGGATTTCACTTATGTATGTCAGCCCTTTGGTTCAGAGGTAGGAGACCTCCCCGCAAATTTCACCAACAGGGATATAGTTTCAGGAAAGATAAAAGTTCTCATGGGCATGGAGATGAAGATGCCTTTCTCATGGAAGGTAGTAGCTGTCAATGAAGATGCTACTACCAGAAGGGAGCAGAAGGAGACTGAACTGCTGAAAGAGTTTGTGACATCACAGGTGATGAGACCCATAAGAGAGCAGATTGAAGCACAGGTCATGGCTCAGACCAAGGGAAGGAAGCTCACCCCTGAAGAAGAACAACAACTTAAACAGCAGATAGAAGAAGAGACCAAAGCACAAACTCCTGAAGAAGTAAGAAAGTACATGGTAAGGGATCATCAAGACCCTGCTGAAGCCATGACTCATCAAATTCTGGAGTACCTCATCCTCAAGGAGAAAGTGGCAGAAAAGTTTAATAAGGGCTGTAAACACTCCCTGATAGCCGGAGAAGAAATATATTGGGTAGGTATTCTCAATGGTGAACCCTGTCTTAAAGTCATTAATCCCTTATTCTTTGACTATGATAAATCTCCTGACCTTGATTATATTGAAGATGGAGAGTGGGCAGTATATGAATACAGGCTCTCTCCTTCAGAAGTAGTAGCCAGCTTTGGTTCTGAACTTTCTGAAGATGATATTGATAAAATCTACACCTATCATCATAATCCCGGAGCTGCTCTCAGGGATGCTGAATTCACTTTCAATGAAGATTACAATGATCCTTATACTATAAGGGTAGTCCATGCTACATGGAAGTCTCTGCGCAAAACTGGATTCCTGACCTATCTTGATAAGAACAACAGGGAGCAAATGAAGCTGGTGGATGAGAATTACAAGTTCAATGAAATGGCAGGGGATATCACCCTTGAATGGGAATGGCTACCTGAAGCTCATGAGTGCTATAAGATTATGAGTGACATCTTTGTTTATGCAAGAGCCATCCCAGGTCAGCATAAGGACTTGGACAATCTCTATGTCTGCAAACTTCCCTACTGTGGTGCAACCACTGATAACCTCAATTCTCCTGTCACCTCTGCAATGGACAGGATGAAGGGATATCAGTACTTCTATGATGTTATTCTCTATAGGGTTGAATTGATGATGGCTTCAGACAAAGGAAAGAAGCTGGCCATGAACCTAAACTCTATTCCCAAATCTGCTGGTATTGATATCAATAAGTGGACTTACTTCTTTGAGGCAAACTCTATTGCATGGCTTAATCCCAATGAGGAAGGCAACAGGGGAGGAGGAGATGTTACCAACATGGTGAAAGAAATTGACATGTCCCTTGCCTCATCCATTGACCAGTATATCAAATTTGCAGAATATATTGAACATAAATGTGGAACAAGCATTGGGGTCACTCCACAGATGGAGGCACAGATTGGCCCTAATGAAGCAGTGTCAAATACAAGGCAGAACTTGGTTCAGTCCTCTCATATCATTCAGCCTTACTTTGAGCTGCACAACTCTGTCAAAGGCAATGTCCTTGAGAGATTAGTAGAGACAGCCAAAGTAGCTTATGCTGGTTCCAAGCCACGCAAGCTGGTCTATATCCTTGATGATATGACCTATAAGATGATCACTATTGATCCTGAACTACTGGATTCCTCCACTTATGGTCTGTTCATATCCAATTCTTCCAAGGCTGCTGATGCCAAAAGAGCAGTGGAAGGCTTAGCCCAAGCTGCTATGCAGAATCAGCAGGCTGACCTTGCTGATATCATCAAGGTTATCAGGTCTGAATCTGTTACTGAGGCTGAAGACTTACTGGAAGTTGCACAAATTCGTAAATCTGAAGAAGCCCAAGCTTCTGAACAAAGAAGGATTGAAGCTGAACAACAGGCAAGGCAGGCTATCTCAGCAGAGAAACAAATAGACAGGGAACATGAGATCAATGTCATCATTACCAAGGAGAAAGAAAGAAGAAAGACTGTCATTCAACAGCAGGCTATTCTTTCAATGGGCTTCAATGAAGATAAAGATATGGATCAGGATACTGTACCTGATGTACTGGAAGTTGCTAAATATGGGGTTGATGCTGAGATCAGGCAAAGAGAGCAGAGTCTTAAGGAAGAACAATTCAGGCATCAGAAGAATGTGGATAAAGAGAAACTTAAGATTGAAGATAAAAAGGCTTCTAAACAGTTAGCACCAGCCAAATAAAAAAGCTATTAAGCAACTTTCTTAAAAGTTCAGTTTTAAACTGTAATAAATTCAACTTTCAAACTTTAAATTTACACAGGATTATGGCAAAGACAAACACAGCATCAAATCCTTTGGCAGGTTTTGGATTTGATGGAGATTCTGAAGACTTCTTCGGAATTACCTCAGAAAAACTTGAATCTCAGACAAGTAAGACAATCAAAGAAGTAAAGAAATCTCCCGCAGAATTAGAAGATGATCCTGATGATGACCTTGGAGATTCTACAAACTTCGATGATGCAAAGCCCAAAAAGAAATCAAAGGGGTCAGATGAGGAAGAGGATGATTTAGACCCTGAGAACATGGAGTTTTTCACTGACAAGCCTGCACCTCCTAAGAAGAAATCAGTAAAAGCTCAGGATGATGAAGAAGAGGAAGAAGAGGTCACTCCAAAGAAAACTCCTAAGAAGGGAGGTAAAAAAAAGGATGAGGAAGAAGAGGAGGAACCTGATCCAGATGATGATGATGAGGATGCTCCAGTAGTGAAGAAGAAGAAACCAGCTAAAACTGATGAGCAGGAAGAGGAGGAAGATGAAGAGCAGATTGAGAAGGATAAGGAGTTCTACACTACATTGGCACTGGAGCTGAAAGAAAAAGGAATACTTGAACACATTGAGATAAAGAAGGGTACAAAGCTCACTGAAGACCAGTTCTTTGAATTACAAGCAATGGAAGTTGATGAAAGATTTCAGGAAGCTCTTGAAGGCTATGCCAAAGACCTTGACCAAGATGGTAAGGATTTCCTGAAATTTAAAAAGGATGGTGGCAGAACCTCAGATTTTGTTGCTGTCTATGTCACTGGTACTCTTGGCCTTGATAAATTTGATAGTAGCAAGCCTGAACAGGTTGATGCTGTTATCAATCACTATCTTACCAAGTATGAAAAAGTAACTGGTGAAGACTTGGAAGACAGGAAGGAATTCATCAAGGACAAAGGACAGGAGAAGATCAAAGCTGAAGCATGGTATGATAAGATCAAGACTGCTGAAGATAAGAACAAAGATGCCCTGATGAAGGCACAGGAGAAAGCCAGTAAGCAGAGAGAGATTGATGCAAGGGATTTTGAAGATGACTTCTCTAAGGTGCTGGATAAAACTGAGGCAGTAGGTATGTTTCCCATTGGTAAAGCTGAAAGAAAAGAGCTTAACAGTTACATCAACAGGGCAACAGTGAAGGTAGGGCCTAACAGGTATGTTCCTCCTGTAAATGCAGAACTTTCAAGGATACTAAGAGCAGAAACAGAAAAGGATAAGCAGGATTTAATCATCCTTGCAAAGCTCCTCAAAAATAACTTTAAGATAGACGATGAACTGATAACTGAGATTGAAACCAAAGTTGTCAAGAGAACAAAGTCTAAATTACAGGAAGCTAAAAAAGGAGTGAAGCCATCCTCTTCAGGATCATATACTAAGAGATCAATGGCAGACTACTTTGAAGAAGGTTAAGTAATTTAAAATAAAACAAAAACTTGTTACAATGGCAAGACTATTAAACAGATTAATCACTAAGCAAATGCCTTGGCATGCTAATATGACGGAGCTGAACCACCTTGGTGCAGCTTTACTCATTAAGCCAACAGTGTTTGAACCCAAGATGACACAGTTGTTCACATCTGAGAGATACTCAGATAACCCCCTGACAACTATGCTGGCTGGCAAACAACAAAAGACAATCAATACTACTGTCTGGGAGTGGACAATGAAGGGTGCAAACACCAGACCATTGATAGTGATTGAGAATGTTGAACCATCTGCCAATTTAACTCCCGGAAGATTTAAACAGACCTTCAAGCTGAAGCTTGATGAAGACTGGTATGTTCCCGGTGATATTCTCCATCCTGGGTCAAGTAATAAAAAGTGGCAGGTACGTGTAACAACACAATCCTTCAAACATGGTAAGGGCTTCATTTATGAAGTAAGAGGTATGTGGGATGATCCTACAGTTTCCTTACCAATCAAGTACCTGTCTCCCAATCAGCAATGGGCCAAGCTTTACTCTCAATATGAGGAAGCTGCTGAACAATCTGGTTCTACTCAGTACAGCCTGCCTATTGCTTTGCAAAACAGGATGTCTCGTTTCAGGAAGAAATACAGGGTAACTGGTGATGCTGCCAATGAAGTGCTGGCTATCAAGATACAGGATAGCAAAGGCAGGTGGCATGATTCATGGGTAAAATATGCTGAAGTTGAATACTGGGAACAGTGGTACAGGGAGATTGAAAGAGGCTACTGGTATTCCCGCAGCACTGACACTGTGCTTGGTGCCAATGGCAGACCAATCTATTCTGGCCCCGGTGTTCAGGAACAACTGGAAGACTCCCACCAACACTTTTATTCTCACCTGTCTGCCCCCTTAATAGAAGAATACCTGATGGATATCTTCTACAGCAGGGTAAAACCCGGAGCTACAAGAAAAATTAAAGGCTTCAGTGGTGAGTATGGAATGATCCAATTCCACAGGGCTATACAATCATGGTCTGAAAAGAGAAGGGGCTTTATACAAGTGGTTGATAAAGTTCTCATTGACAAGACAACATCAGCCTACCATGAGAATGCCCTTGTTGCCGGCTTCCAATTTGTAAGATATCGCATGGCTAATGGTGCTGAACTGGAACTGGTTCACAACCCTCTTTATGATGACAGGGAAATCAATTTTGAGATTGATCCTGTAACAGGTTATCCTGTTGAATCTCAAAGAATCACCTTCCTTGATTTCAATGGCAAGGGTGAAATGGGCACCAATGTCCAGCTTGTTGACAGGGCAAATAGCTTCAAGCTTGGCTATGTACATGGTTTGCATACTCCTTATGGGCCTGTGAACAAAGGTTCTATGGCACATAGCGGTGACTATTATGAAATGCATGTGCAAAAACAGTGTGGTGTCCACATTGAAGATGTGACAAGATGTGGTGAACTCATCCTGTCCCGTAACTAAAGTTTATGTTTTCATTGCTTTGATATATCCTCCGAGGGGTGGAGGAGACTAGCCTCCACCTTCTTTTTAAGACTAAGATCAACACATTTATTAACGACAAAAACTGAATTATTATGGCACTAGCAGATGAGATCACAGATTTTGATCAGGTAGCTGAAGCGAGACCAAGACAATCACAGATTATTTCAACAACAATGCCTGCACAGATACCTGATCCCGCAGCAATAAAAGTTGAAGTAAGACCACTGGACAGGAAATCATGGCATGGCAAGAAAGGGAAAGAGTCCTTTGCACAGCCAAAAGCAGTTGAAGCTCTTTATGAACATACAACTGGTAAATATGCCA